ATGTCAATTGAAGATTTCTTTATAAAAGATTCTCCCTCTAAGAGATATCTTTTAATGAGCTTAGCCCTATTCATGTCAATAATGGCTTTAATTGCTTACTTTAAGGGAAAGTTGGGATTTGAATATATATTTTCCCTTACTGTAGGGTACGCCTTAATATTTTTTATTTTAAAAAATGCAGCATTACCACTTTTTCCCCCACTTACGGAAAAAAGTAGTGATGCAAATGCTATGGCTAGAACAACCATAGCAATTGTTTATATCCTTGCTTTGATAGCTCTAACTATTTCTTATTCTTTATAATTAATTACTCTTCAATTTTCTTGCTTCGCTCTACAGTAATATATTCATTTGGAATTACTAACTGCTTTTCAATATCTTTCAGCTTATAAGAAACTAAAGTGCTTTTACCAATGCCTTGAAATAACACTTTAACATCTTTAAAAATAAAGGTTTTATACTGACTCAGTTCCTTAGTTGTTGTTCTTGGCAATTCAATTAAATTTGCATACGGTTCTTTAATATATAAGGTTGCCTTTTCTATTCGTACCCCAGTATTTTGCATAGTGTAATTTAGGAATGCTTTACCAACATCACCAATAAGGATAAGGGGCACAAGTGGAGTCAAGCTAATAAAAAAAGCTATTTCTAAGCTATCTCTAATATGCGTTTCTAATCTCTTTAATTTTTTTCTTGCGAATGCTTTAAGATTTTCACTAGCATCAGGATCATCAACAATATCTGCTAGATTTTCAAATTTTATATTAAATTCTTTAATCTTCTGCCGATTCATGTAAAAAGGATAATACGCAAAGGCGATAAAAAATACGGTAATTCCTATGTATAAATTGACTTTCCAATGCAATAAAAATATGCCGTGAATAACGTATAAAAGATAAAGAGAGCCAATTAACGTAATAATATTAATTTTTGGAAAAGGAAGTTTTTTCCCAATTCTAATATGAGGTGGTAAATACTTATCAACCCAGCTTAAGACAAGATAGGTCACTGGAGCTAAGGATGTGCCAAAGAAAAATAGCATAAACCCTAATACAGCGTAAGCAATAGAGAACGCAGCAAAAATCAGTAGAAAAATAAGTGTATCACCAAAGCTAATTTCCGACGGGATATAGCCAATTGTTAAAAGATAAGCAACTAAGCACAACACCCCTATTGCAACTATCGCTTTAGTCATTGTCAGTGCAACTTCATGCCACTGCCCCAGATTATTTACACATCTCGTTATCAAGTCGTTCATTTGATCTAACCAAATTTTATAAATTATTTAGAAAGAGATAATTACCTTTTTCATAAACCGCTCCCCAGCGGAGTAATCGTCTTTTGAAATTTCCCCAAATTTCAGAGTATGTCCCCACATACTATTCAGTAATGTCACAAAAAACTTATACGTTTTCAGGCCATGTATTTTAGCTTGTATTGCACTAGTTTCTACTTTAAACCCATACAAAATTAAAGTTCTATTGTGATATAACTGCTTGAAAAGAATAAATGGAACAAATACTTAAAGTATATTATGGAAATTTATTTCTCAAATTTACAGATATTAAGCATTTCAAAAGTAATTAATAATTCTACAAACTTTCATAATTACAAATAGATAAAAATAAAAAAATCATACCAAGCTGGTCTAAATAGCAGAAAAAAGGTCATATTCTTGAGGATTTTTTAGTCCATCACAAAAAAACATTACTTCTTTAGCTTTAATTCTATGATAAGCGCTATAATTTAAATCATAATCAGTCATTTGATAATTTTTATAAATCTCTTTTATCTCATCACAATTATCATAAGAAACGATCCATTTAGATTTAATTTTATCTAAAGCTTCTCTTATTTTGACATGATCCTCATGAACATAGAAATTTCGATAAAGGCCTTGCCCTTTTACATAATAAGGAGGATCTAAGTAAACTAATGAATTATCAGGTAAAAATTCATCAACTTTCTGGATCAGCATCAAAGCATCTTCATTATAAACGTGAATTCGGGAGGCATTTGCTCCAACTTTTTCAATACGTTTACTTAGATTTGCTTTATTAAATCTAGCATCAAGGGTGTAATTACCATCTTGCTTCTTCCCTCCAATTACACCACCTTTAAGGATACCTGACCTATTTGTCCTATTCAGAAAAAATGCTGCAAAACCTTTAAGTAAATGATCGGTACAAGACCAATCATTTAAGATATATTTCTGTTTATGCCATTCATCAATAGTTATTGGTGAATCATGAAGTAATTTCAAAAAATCATCAGTATGTTCAGTTATAGATTTCCAGAAACTATATACAGCTATATCAATATCATTGATATGTATATCTGAAACGAATCCACTATAAAGTAAATCAAGTGCAACACCCGCCCCACCTGCATAAGGCTCAAGATAATGACCACCTTTTAATCCATTAAAGTTAAAAATAGATTTCACAACAGGAGCAAATTTTCCCTTTCCTCCTGGGTATCTTAAAGGCGTAAAAAAGGTATCAACACTCATTACTTAACAACTAGATCTTTTATGCAATTCTATCATCTATACACGCCTTTAAACACTTAGATATTTACTTAATTTTTAAGAAGTCTTTTATACTATCTTTCATAGTAGGATGATTGGTACTTATCACGTATAAAAGAGTTTTCTTAAAATCTTCCTGAAAAGTATTATATTTCTCAGGATTATAATCAATCATGACTCTGAAAGGATTATCACTAATCTTTCCTTTGATTAGAGATTGAATAATTTCATTTTTATAGAAATTTTTAAATTTTTCTCTCGCTTTCCCTCCTGACTCACTACTCGAAGCTCTTTTCTCTAAAATGATAGTTTCTAAGTCATAATTTTCCGTAGGAGTTTGGTCAAGATTAAAAAATTCCAATATTGGAGAGGCTATTCTTAAAAATACTGGTTTAGAAAAGCTAATTTTATTATTTTTCCAATACATATCATCGGCAGGTAATCTATAAAGAAAATCAAATAAGAGTTGATCTGGAGGTAGGGTTCCTGGAAGACAAAGAGTGTTTTTGAATTTATTTCCTTCTTTCTCGTCCCCATCAAAAATAATAATGCTATTTCTTGAAAATTCAGCAACATTTCTTTTTATCAAATCCATATAACTTTTACATCCAAGAGTAATTTCTTTCATTGGATCGATAATTTTATTAATATTTCTTTCTCTAATAAGAGCTTTAAAGAATTCATAAGCCTCATCATCTTCATAATAAATGTTTGTTTTAGGTATTTTTTTTCTACATCAAATTGAATTGTATCAATAAACAAATCTGCATAAATTTTATCCCAAGAATAATTTTCAGCTACTTCAACACCTCCATAAGTATCAGTTAAGTAAATAGTTTTATTATTAGATTTATCATATTTAGATTTTTCAAAAATATTTTGAATTACTATCGGAGAATGAGTTGTAAAAATTATCTGTAAATTCAATCTCTTAGCAAAACTTTCTAGAATTTTTATTAATTCTACTTGTGCAGCTGGAAATAAGCCTGCATCAATTTCATCAATCAGGAGAATTCCACCATGATAATCAACATATTCTTCTTTTAATTTTTGAAATGAAAAAAGAGCCATTAAGATTTGACCAGTATTATCCTCTCCAACCGAAACAGACTCATGATCATAATTATTTCCATGAACTACAGCAGATTCGATTGTACCAGTCGTTTTTGATACAGTAGTTCCACTAATTTTCCCTAACAAGCGATTATTAGTGATAGTGAACTCTCTAGAAATTCTTGTAAAATATTCTACCTCTTCTGAATTAAGACTATATTTACTTCTCTCCGCAATTGGCATTAATCTTTTTAAACTTAGATAAATAAGAGGATGAGTAACGTTTCTGCTCGAGTTGTCCTCAGCATCAACTTTTAAATTATCTCTTACAACTGGTCTTGATTGAGGCCTATCTTCAGAACCATAAAGACGTAATTTTAAATCTGGAATTATTTTTTTAAAATATGCATCAAAGATTTCAAACTCTACATCCATAGTACCAGGTAAGTCATAAGTTTTTGAAAATCTAAAATGTTCTCTAAAACTCGATTTAAAATTCTTACCAGCCAATGTCTTAAAATTAATATCACTACCATCAAAATGATTTTTATCAAAATTAAAAATTTGCGCAATCATTCCTAAAATTGTTGATTTTGAAGTACCATTTTTTCCACAAATAACTGTTAATCTATCGCCAAGATTTATCTCAATATTCTTTAATCCACGAAAATGATTAACTTTTATTTTTTTCAATTGAGTTATATTTGAAGTCATAGTGCAATATTAGAGTTACAAACCTAACACAATGTAACAAACAGTAATTAAAAATGGAATACTAAACACCTTAGTCAATATATAACTATTCGTCTTAGTCACCAATTATTTAATAAGTATTTCTAATTATTATAGCTAATAGCTAATTTTTTTTAATTAATTCTTTGATTTAAATTATTTAGATTGGGTCTTTAAAATGCTTACAACTATACCCTGTAAAAGCTTGAAGTAATAAATTTTAATTATCAATAATTAAGCTGAATCAAGAATGGTTAAATTTAAGGAATTAAAAAAGGCTTAAACCTCTTAGATTTAAGCCTTTCCGCTTTATACGACATGATATTCACTTATATAAAGCTTATGTATTTGGTGGGATGGCGGGAGTTGAACAAAAATCCTAAATAATTGATTTTATAATTGCTTTTTCGGCATATAACATGCTGGTATAACTCATGTATAACATTTAATTTTGATTAAGTATGATTAACAACAGTTTCTTTTTTGTTCAAGTCCGACTATAGGAGTTGAACTCATTTTGAAAAATTCTAGGCTCTTCCCACTTTTATTTTAGCTTACTATAAAGGTCAATATAAAAATTATGATAGAAACGCGTTCTCTTTCTCTTAATTTTAGGGCTTACAACTGAGCTGTATGTAACCGAAGTTTCCTCTATTTCTTCCTCAATTAATCCTACAACTTCTAAATCTTTGAAGTCACTAACTAAAAGATTTTCAAATTCCCAATATTTGTTGTAATCAGTGGCATCTTTTGGCAATCCTTCACAAGGTATGGATTGTCCGCGGAGCCTTTCAGGATACTGCAAGTCATTATTAATTACTTCAAAAATATGTGCATCAATTTTTTTTATTAAATTTATATACTTATTAAATTGGCTTTTATCATACTTACCCTGTAAATAGTTTTGAAAGTTAATGGCTAACAAATTTGCTTGCTTTTCTATGTATGTACTTTCTAAAATTTTAAATAATTCAATTCCTAGTCGATTGTTATCTGGATTTTTGCTAAAAAAATCTTTCACTTCCCCTTCATCTAAATCGATTGTCTCAATAAATGTTTTAATTTGCATTAGATACAGTGCATCATTACATTGACTTACATGATCTTTAATTTCATAAAAGGAATTCTTTACAGCTGAACCTAGCCCTAAAGTTACGGAGTCCACCACTGCCAATCCACAATTTTTAGCTATAACTTCCAATAAATTCATTTTAACATTTCTTCCCAAAAGGCAAATTATATTAATATCTTATTCAAAAAATATTCAGTGTAATTTTCTATTGAAAACTCGATACATAATTATATAAAACCTTTTCTCTAAAATTGTCATTCTAAAACTAAATAATAAGGAAATAATCATGTGCGCTAATTATGAGCCAATTTCAAAAGACCGGGTACATCTATTGGATCTCTTAGAACCTACCTTCGACTATAAGAATGATGTTTATCCGGGTTACGACTGCCCTCTTATATTTTCGAATGATGGCCACATTGAATGGCGGCAAGTAAAGTTCGGCATGATCCCACCTTGGAACCATGATTTAAAATTTTCAAAGTACACATACAATGCCCGCACTGAGACGGTAGATAAAAAGCCTAGCTTTCGACATGCGTGGGCTAAAAGTAAGTTTGCACTAATTCCAGTCGAAAAGATCTATGAACCGAGATATGTGAATGGTAAAGCGGAAAGATGGGGAATTTATCGAGAGGATGGCTTACCTTTTACAGTAGCTGCTATTTATGATTCGACTGTGATTGATGGGCAGCAAGTAAGATCAATGTCAATGCTAACTATTAATGCAGATAATCACCCTTTTATGTCACAGTTTCATAAGCCAGAAGATGAAAAGCGGTCTATTATCGTTATTCCTGACGAGTATCGAGAAGATTGGCTGAATTGCAAAAAAGAAGATGCAGATCAATTTTTCTTTGAAATGCCCTTAGGTGAATTTACTGCAGACTACTTCCCAAAACCAAAAAAAAGTGCAAATTAGCACCGTTGAATTTCCGACCAAATGCACTAACTAACGCGACAAGTAATGACTAGTCATTATTTATGCACAATTTTTTTAATTTGAATTTAAACCAAGCTCTAGCATATCATCTTGATTATGTAACGAAATCAAGGAGTAACTATGAGCATTATCCCCAATTCCATTATCGAAATTAAACCACATCTCAATGCTGGCAAGGTATTGAGTGAGGTTGAATCCATAAAATTAGTTTCACCTACTACTTTTTTTTCAATACCTTTAGCTATAGAAAAAGTTTCAGCTGGTTTTCCCTCTCCTGCTCAAGATTATGTTGATCGAACTCTCGACATGAATGAGCACCTAATTAAAAATGAAGAAGCAACATTTATTGTTAGAGTGGCATCACTTTCGATGCTTAACGCTGGCATTGATATTGATGATGAGTTGATTGTTGATCGTAGTCTTGATGCTAAACACAACGATATTGTTGTTGCACTTATAGATAATGATTTTACTGTTAAACGCTTAATGATTGATGAAAATGAGCGTTGGTTAAAAGCTGAAAACCCAGATTATGATGATATTCATCTTCATGACGGGCAAGAACTAATAATTTGGGGTGTAGTTACTTATATTCTAAAAAATACAAGAAAAAAATCATGAGACATGAAGATAAAGTCTTTTTTCTCATAGATGTAAATAACATGTACGTCTCATGTGAACGAGTCTTTAATCCAAGTTTAAACAATAAACCAGTCATCGTTTTGTCAAATAACGATGGATGTGCCGTTGCGCGCAGCAATGAAGCAAAAAATTTAAATATAAAAATGGGGGTGCCATTATTCCAGATCAGAGACATAGTAAAAAAACACAATGTTATTGTTCTCTCTAGCAATTATGAACTTTACGCTGAAATGTCGCGCAGATTTCATAAGATTCTTGCATCGTATGTAACTGATGAAGAAGTTGAGAAATATTCAATAGATGAGTGTTTTGTTGATTTTTCAGCTTATGAAAAAAATTTTGACCTAGAAAAGGTCGCTCAGGATATGCGCCTAAAAATATGGAAATGGATTGGTTTGCCCGTGTGCGTAGGTATTGGTCGCAGCAAGACGGAGGCAAAGATATCCAATCATATAGCTAAGAAAAATCAAGGCTTTAACGGCGTTTGCGATCTCGTAAACATGGATCCGTGCAATAAAGAATATTACTTTGCTCAAATAGATGTGAGTGAAGTCTGGGGGGTCGGCCGTAAACATGCAAAAAAGTTGCAAAGCATGGGAATTAATACAGTGCTTGATCTAGCTTGTGCTGAACCACGTGAAATGCAAAAACGCTTTTCTATTGTTATGGCTCGTACTATTAACGAGCTACAAGGCATCTCTTGCCTAGAAATTGAAGACACTCCGCCATCTAAAAAGCAAATTATTAAGTCATGTTCTTTTGGTGCGAAAGTTACCGAACTTATTGACCTACAAGAAGCAATAGCCATGCATGCACAAGAAGCATGTAAGAGATTGAGAGATGATGAATCATTATGCGGCTGTCTTATTGTTTTTGTTCAATCAAGTCCTTTTGATGAAAATGTACCGTTTTATAACAAGTCAATAACCGGCTCATTTTCACAACCAACAGATTGTGCGTTAGATTTCGTAAAAGCTGCAACAAAAATGCTATCTCACATTTTTAAAGAAGGTATTAAGTATAAGAAGTGCGGTGTGATACTAACTGGGCTAGAACCCAAAACAGGTCACACTTATGACCTGCTCACAGATTTCGAAGCTATAGAAAAGAAAGAACAATTGATGAAAACACTAGAGAACGTACACACAAAATTCGGAAAGAAAAAACTCGGTATAAGTTCGTGTTATGTACCAGGTCGCAACTGGTCAATGTCACGAGACAAATTAACTAAGAATCCATTTAAATGGGATGAACTACCTTTAATAACTAAATGAGCAATTTTTTGCTCACTTTCGAAGGATTTTATCAATTTTGAGCAATTTTTTGCTCATTTTTCTATCAAAAACTTAAATGAAATTTCCATTTATTCGACTAGATTAATATTTATGATTATCTAAAATAAGCTAACCTCAGAAATACTCAAAGTTATGAATCAAAAAATTAAAGTTTTATTAATAGATACTATTGGTTGGATTACTTCCATTTGTATCATATTTTTCTTTTTCACTCTTTGGTTATATTCCTACAATCAAATTGATAACCCATTAAAAGAAGCTTGGTCCCTAATGGTAAGCATACTTTCAGCTTTAGCTACTATTGGGGCAGCAATAATTGCAGCTAGTTTATTTAATGATTGGAGAGATTCTCAAACAGGCTTAAATAGATCTGAACTTGCTAGAAATACACAAACATCTTTATATAAACTTGTAAGTTATCTTGATTATTATCATAAGTATGTAATGACACAAAAACATTTATGGAACTCAAAAAACTTCCCAGAGATTAGTAAAAATTTAATCGATCAGGCAGAAAAAATACCTAACGAATGTGAAGAAAGAAGAAGTATATTTCGCAATGAATGCGAAGAGCTCTATAAACAATTTCTGATCGATTTAAAGATTTATGAAAAGACCTTCGACTCCGATCTTAATCTAGATTTAGATCGAATCCGACATTACAGAGGATGTATTGGAGGAATGCTAAGAGACCTATCACAATCAAAATCAGCTTTTGAATTAAATGCAATGACAAATCATCTAAAGAATTCCGAAAAACTATTTAATAAAGAAATACTTGATATAGTAACTTCTGAAATGTCTCAATATATTAATTTAAAAGTAAAATAGTATTTTTATAAATACTAAGCTTTAAAAATCCTCAATTGAGGATTTTTTTTATTACTTTTACCCAAATATAGGCTTTGTTGCATAAAGCCTTTGAAGGTAAAGTTTTCCTAAGTTGCTAAAATTTAGGTTACAACTTGGGTATGAGGTCTGCCTAATTCTGTAAATTTATTTAATACGGCTACACGTGCATGGATCTCATTCACTTGGCTGTCAAAATTCCTTGAGTAGAGTTTATCGCCTAATAATTTGATGCAATGCATCTTGGTTTCGACCAAACTTCGCCGATGATAACCAGACCACTTTTTCCAAAGGGCTCTTCCTAGACGGAGGTCGATAAAATCACGGATAAGCGAAAACGTGAGCTTCTTCAAATGAATATATATATGATTTTGAATGACTATGATAAAGCGCATGCTTTAAATGATAAGCAGCTTGCACAGAAACCAAATGACACAGCACGACTTACATTTAGATGTCAGTTACTTTCACTACAAGGGAAAGAAGCCACTTCGATTAATAGGTGCTATGACTATGTGGCAGAGGTTCTAAAAGTAGAGCTGAACAAACCAGAAAATAAGAAGGACCCAAATTATAAGCAAGCTGAATTTTCATACTTACTTGTAAAGTATAAAGCTGGGCACCTTGAATACAAAGAGAAAATGAGGAAATTCATTGATAGTACAAATGATGAAGCTCTAAAAGCCTCTTTACAAACTGTCTACGATGCAGAAATAAATAATTAATTAAAAAGCCCTGAATATTCAGGGCTTTTTTTAAAGTGCTTTAACGCAAATAGATACGTTTACATTGCTATTGATTGTATGTGCCGTACAGCCACATAAAAGAAAGCTTAGTAATAGTAACTTCATTATGCTTCAGTAACTCTAATTGCTGTCACGCCACTTAATTGCGGTAAGTTGTAACGTTTGCTAGCTGGTTGAGTTGTACGACCATACCATCTGAATTCTTGAAAGTCAGAGTCATTATAAAGTGCATAACAAACTTTATTAGACTGATTGCCTCCAAGGCATACTAACTTTCCAGACTTTTTGTCACGGCCAACTACAAAACAAACATGCCCACCACCCTTTCGAGTTTTAATAGCTACACAACCGTAAGCGGGTTTAGCTAATTTTGTACCATAATTCACATAATCCAATGCACGGTACCAATGCTTAGGATAAGCAATTCCAGCTGATTTCAAGCAATGTGCAACGAAGGTCCCACACCAAGCCGTTTCATCGTCAGCCCACCAAGCCTTTAGCTCCGAGAGCCATTTTAAAATAGTTGGGTTATGCTGTTTACCAGGTATTTCTTGAAGGCCAAGATGCTTTTTTGCTTCTGCAATCCAAGCTAATTCATCAGGCTTTGTTGGTGTTGGGATATTCAATAAAGAATTGATCCCTACTAACTGGCCTGTTAATTGCGGGCCATTAAGTCGTGGTTGAGAAATTTTCTTTCCAATCCATGACAGAACAAGCATCAAAGTACCAGTAACAAATGCATGATATTTTTCAGGAATAACTTCATAATCAACACCCCATTGTAGTGCTGGCAATAAAATTAGCATGATGAATGCACCTACGGCGGGTAACTTAACAGATAGATACTGCCAAGCATTGTTTTCAATTAACTTCATTCATCTTTCCTCTTTCGTAAATTATCTTGCTCTAGAGCTTCTAAAGCTTTGATTCGTAATTCGCTTTCTTTTTCACGTAATTCACTTTCTTTACGTTCTCTGCGGTCACGTCTCCACTGAAAAATGAAACTTATGAATAGGCCAACAACAGCCACTATTGCACCTGTATAGCTCAACCAATTAATTGAAGTTAAAGAACCAAATGCGCTTGCTAAACCACTCCAGAAGGTAGTTTTATTAGCAAAAGTTGTGACTGTGACTTCAATTGCCTGATGATCAGACATGACCTATTCCCCACGTTTCATTTGGAGCTATTTTTGCAAGTGTTATTGTTCTAAATAGAGTATGGTTCCAAATACAAAGCACGAAAAAAGTCTAAATTAATCAGACTTTTCTACATGAAAACTATCGGCCTCTACTTGCTAGGGCATTTAATCCCTTAATGACTTCTTGACCTAATTTTAAGAATACGTTATGACGTTCAATTTCATTTTCTAAATACTTCTTGCGGTTTTCCCATGCTGATGAATTGAAGTAAGTACTTTCAAAACTCAAAGGCATTTTTAATGCATCCGATAAAGGCATTGGGCAGTTTTCAGAAATACTACTTGCTGTCTCAAGCAAAAGATCGGTCCAACTCTTTGATGATTCCTGTAAAGATGGAAGCGGTGCGAAATCGTGCAGGCGCGTCATCTGCACCTCTTTCCACTAAAATACCGTGGTTATCAACGCTTAACCGTAAATGAGTAAATAACTCATTGTTTAAATTATTAAAGTCTTGATAGCACAAATCAAAATCACTAGCTGGCATTTTCTTAATGAAATCTAGCCGCTGCTTAAATTGTTCTTCAAATAATTGAGGATTTGTTCTATCCGGCAATAAAGCTAAGTGCTCATGATTAGAATAACTCAACTGAAAAGCCATCATGCAGGCAATCCATTCAGCGACATTCTTACAATTTGCCTCTAAGAACTCCACTTCCATTCCAATAAGCTGTCTAACTGTAATTCCATTTTGAGTAGTTTCAGTTTTCCAATTATTTTCTGATTGAAGGAAAACTTTAGACCAGTCTGTGTTCACCTCCAACATAGTATTACTTTGTTTTTCAAGATACTTCAGCAGCAGTAAATATCGTTCTTGAATAGTTAAAACCAAAGGATCAAACACACTATCTAAAGCTGATTTAAGAAAAGCTGTAAGTCTTTTTTCATTTAAATTCGGCGCAATGATTGAAATTTTAAGACACTGCTCAAAACTCAATTCTTGCATTTGAAAAGTATTATCGCCTACATACACTGGATCAAAAGTAATCATTAGTTGCCTCCATACAATGAATAAATGTCTTTTGAATCCCATGCAGTTCGACTCATCAAACTTATATTCACGGCCAAACTTAACCGGTTACCTTTCTCATCAATTGGCGCAACAATTGGTGCAGAAACACTTTCAATAATGAAAGGTTTATAAGTTTTGCCGTGAGTTGTCAGAGACACAAAGGGTGGGATTACACCTGAAAACAACCCTTCTAAAGTTGAGTTTGAGTCATTAACCACATTCTGAAGTGTAGAATCAGAAGATAAAGAAACTGGAAGACTCCAAGCCTCTAATTGCATGATCCTGTCTTCAACTTCTGTTTTCGCATCACTAAAGGCAACGAAGAAAATAGAAAGGTTGAGCCGTACTGAAGAAGTAGATAGGAATACTTGAGTTGTATTCACTTTAGTTAGATTGGTACGCCCTTCAACGCTCTGCATAGCATCTTGAACCCCAAGTTTTGATAAAACTTGAGCTATAGGATTACTTTGCATCTGTTCAGCGACTTGTGATAGCTGACCTGATTGTAAGCCTGCCATGAGCATAGGCATTTTTAGCTCAGGATTACTATTCTCAAATGGAGTTTGCCATTGGCTCTCAATGCTTTTATCACCGTCCGTTAATAAGGCTCTAATCACTGGCGAGCCAGCAATAGGATTCCCCTCTTTGTCACATAGAGAAAACTCTGCGTATTTGTGCTTTGAAATAGAACCATAGAATGGATCTGATTCATTACTTGGTAAATTAGTTTTTGCTGTATTTACAGCTGGTGCATAAGCTAAAGCTTTGGACATAAAAAAGCCCTACTCATTGAATAGGACCATTATTTACAAATATGAAAGTTTAAAAATTAGTTAGTTCCAACTCTACAAAAAATATTTTTAGTTTTCGATATCTTTATCATCACATTCAAGCCAAAAGACATCTTCAAACTTCTCGCATACACCAGCTTTTTTGAGTTCAGTGTAGATTAAAAAAGCCGTTTCAATTGTGATATTTTTTCCTTTTTCTGCGTCACTTATCTTCTTTCCCAGTACATGGTTATTTGAAATAAATCCGCATTGTTTCGCTAACTGATACGCCGTCATGCCGGCCTTATCTCGTAAGGCAATAATATTATTCTTAATCATCTCAATTCTCTAAAAAAGATAATTAATCATAACACAATAAGATTGCATTCTTTTTATATTTTAATTTATTTTAATATTGCATTATTTAAATACACTATATATAGTTATTCACAACAGGCTCTAAACCTGAAACAACAAAGCCCTTGCAGGCTACCAACCAAATGCAAGGGCTTCTATCAACAACCACGAAAGGATATTGATATGTCTAATTTATCATACATACCACAAGTTGTACCATTTCATGATGCAGAACTTATGATTATTGAACATCATGGGCAGCCTTATACACCAATGAAACCTATCGTTGAAGCTATGGGGCTAGATTGGAAAAGCCAGTTTGTTAAATTAAAAGATCGTTTCAGTGCAACTATGGTGGAAATCACCACAGTTGCCAATGATGGGAAAAGTCGCTTAATGACTTGCTTACCTGTCCGAAAATTAGCTGCATGGCTTTACTCAATCCACGCCAACAAAGTCCGGCCTGAACTTCGCGAAACAGTCATCATGTATCAACAAGAATGTGATGATGTGCTTTGGGATTACTGGACAAAAGGACAGGCAATAAACAAACGTCTTACGATTACCCCTGAGCAGCAGCATGCACTACATGAGATAGTTGACCGCCGTGCTGGTAAAAACCGCAGCCAACGGGCATCTATGTGGGTACGACATAACAGACATTTTGGCATAGCTAAGTACAGCCAACTTTTATCAATACATTTTGAAGAAGCTAAACAATACTTAGAATCAATCAATGTTGTTGAAAAAGTGGAATCAGATCCTTTACAACGGCTTGAAAATCTTTTAGATCGAGTTTCATCACGTTATCCAGCATTAGAAAACCCTCTGGCTTATGAAATTGCTCAACAAGTAGGTGAAAAGTTAAAGTATCAATCTCCAAATGGCCCTAAAAACTTCTGGATTTCAATTCAGGAAAGTGGTGCTGTTGCAGTACATCAATACACTTCACATCATACACCTGTAAATGTCGTACAACTTCGGGAGAAATTCAATCAACTATGGGATTTTTTACATAAAGATGAGGTACTTGAATTAGGTAAAGTTTTAAAGAGGTTTCCCTATGAACCTATCAGAGGATAAGGGCATATAATTATTTTAAGATGTTCCACCAGAACTCCCCAAATTAAGAAAACCAGCTAGATAGCTGGTTTTCATTTGTTAAGCACCTTACGAACAGTTAAACGATTTCCCTTGATTTATCGATTACTTTTTTAATTCATGTCTTTTTAACTAAAGCTTTAGCTATTAGATCTATATTTTTGGTCCAATATCTTAAACTTTAGATACTGACTTGGCCTGTAGCCATATTTCCACATTTTATACCATTGGTAAAATTCACTTTTTTTACTAATATTAAAACTACAGTTAATATGATATTCACTATATTGCTCAAAATTGAAATTATTTAAAATAGCACCTATGATTAATGCACCATTAGATATATAAGTATGCTGACCACATATTTCTCCATAGTAATCCTCACACATATGTTTTAACCCATAAGAACCTAACATATTATTATTTATATTCTTATTTTTTCCAAAATATGACATAAACTGCTGAGCATATTCTATTTGTTTTAACCAGTCTGTACTTAAAATTCGGCCTTCAATAAAATGCTGTTCATACTCTATTTTAGACATTCTATATTGACGTTGATAATAACGATCTGAAAATATTAATGGAGAATAGAATCCACCATAACCCAATAATGGGTTTTTTTTCAAAATATCTTCTACTTTCAAATGTAGAATTGAGATATCTTCATTAGTAAACTTAGCAACTGCTTTATGCCATGGGAGTTGACATTCTTTTTTAGATATTAAATCCAGCTCACATGAAAGTTGCGTACCATTTAGTTTTTTTGCTTCTTTAGCTAAAGCTCTAGCACGTTGACTGGTCAATCCTGAAGGAAATACGAAGTTCTTATCAGACATGATTATACGATCCATCTGTGTAGATAAAAATTAGACCACTCCAAAAATCTAGATCTACACTAATGTTGTAAATCATATATACGTACACATCATTACTTAAGGAATGTTCGCTCCGTAATACGGTTGGAGTGACAAGCTTAGTGTGGAAGCATAGATTTATTATGACTATTTTTTTTAAAAAGAAAAGTTTTTTTATTAAAAAAGGAAACCCTCCTAATGGAGGGCCTATCTTATTCTAAAATTCGTATATTTGGTTTTTTCTTAACTATATTTAATGAGTAGAGTGAATCAATGTCTTCTTTTGGTGTTTGCAATAAATTAGATAACTCATCAATTGAGTAACCTAAGTCTTCTCTATAGTATTCAAAAATTTGATCTATAGTTACAGCCTTTTCTTTAGGAAAATCCAACTCTACAGGTTCCTTAGTCCTATAACCATTCTTAGTCATTTGTATCCATAGATACTTTTTCTGGGATGGTGTTAATAAGCCTTCTCGTTCTGCTGTTTTAAGAAGAGCATTCATAGAAACTTTCCAAACCAACTTTAAGGTAGCGAGCTTTTCTAAAGTAATTTTCCCAGTAAGATATGGTCTAATATCTTTTGAAGGCATCAAAAGAGCACTTGCAAAACGGTTAGCCTCATCCTCCATATTTTCTGAAGGGAGTTTATGCATAATTGCATGACCTAACTCATGCGCCAGTGTGAAACGTTGTCTATCTGAGGGCATATTTTTATCAATAAAAATACAAGGGTTTAAACCAGGTACTTTTATTGTTACACCAGACACACCTTCTTGAGAGAAATCGCAATGAAATACGAGACACCCTGCCCTCTCAACATAATCGGTTAAATTCTTTAATGGGCCATTAGGAATTAACCAAGTTCTTCTGAGCAATTCAGCAACTTTTTCAGGAGTTTCATATATATCTAAACTTAAAAAAGGAAGTGGTAAATCCTCCTCAAACTCAATAGCTTTAACTAACTTCATAGAGTTAAATAATCGAATATTAAGTTCAGCTTCAAGTTGTTCAATAGCCCTTTTACCGATTGAAGAGTTCTTCCTGTACATGGGATGAACACTTAACGGTAAACCAAATGGCTTATAGGTCTCATAAAATATTGAAACGGGAAAGTTTAAAACTTTGGCAAGATTTGAAACCATTTCCTCATTAGGCTCTAACAATCCTGCTTCAATTTTTGACAGAGTTCCCTGAGACAAAGAAGCCATTTTAGCAAGAGCTGTTTGTCCAAACCCTCTAAACTGCCTTACTATCCTTAATAACTCAGGATTAAAGGTCAAATTACTCACGATTCACCTTCTGCTTTTTTAAATCCACCGCCAGTGGATTTCCCTTTGAAACGACGTTTTGTTTGATTATCCTTAACAGTATCAAAGTCACTTGTATCTTTGCTTTCGTCAAATTCAACGAATGATGTTTGGCTATCAATTAAACTTACATTCCAAGCAACGGAATTTTTATCTCTAGCAATCATTTTGATATTATCGATTTGAGTAGCAGACTTATTTAAAGTATAGATAACTTCAATACGTGGAATATTACTAGCTATATCAGCTTCAGCTAATAAATTATAATTGAGTTCAGGATCATGAAAGCTTTTAGCCGAATCTGTTTGAACGTTTTTACTTCTTCCAGTCCTATCTGCCAATTTAAAACGAAAAACAACTTGCTGTTGAATTACAAAAAGTACCGTAACACCTTTATCTATAATAAAAACGTCACTACGTCCCATAAATTTTTCTTTGAGTAAATTAATTACAGTTTCCCAAACGAATGTGGCACGTCCGCGTGAACTCCATTTTCCAAAAAAAGGACTTTGCAGCCACAATGACCACGCCTCCTTAATAGCCTGAATAATAGAATTAGAATATGGTTGGATTAAACTTTTAACATGTAATTCTTCAGCTATAGCCATAAAGTGGCTCCAAAATATTTTACTTAACTTTATACACTATTTTTTTACTTTTCTATAGTTTTTTATTTCTAAATTATTCCCAAAAAACATATTAGAACATTTATTAGTCAACAATAGATTAATTAAATGTTCTAATACCAATGTTAAAAATTAAAACTTATATTTTTTAATGTTTATAATCAATGATTTAATAACAAAAAGAGGATCCTTAGATACATAATCTATTAATTTTAAATAATTACATGCATTAGAGAATAATGAATCGTACATTTGCACACTGATGAAATCATCACCAAGCACTTGATGTGCATATTGGATAGCATCTTTTACACTTACTGGTTCAGGTTCACCAAACAAGCCTACATTACTACTATCTAAAGCCTGTTTCTCTGCAAATTCAGCTAATGCTTTAAATAACATACTCATTTTTTTTGAACTGCGGCTATTCTTGGCGAGAAATACGGCGAGCTCAGCAACACCTTCTCCTAGATCCTCAAAAAGCCCTTGCTGCTTTACAAACTCAACAATATCTTGATCATTTTGCTTTGCAGATAAAATTGTATTTGCTGCATCAATAATTGCATTAGCAACACGTTGATCAATGGCTTGCTCCATTCCATCAACGATTTGATCTGATATATCTTGAACATTTCCACGACTTATGGCTTGCGCTTCAATAAATTTAGGGGCAGCAACACCAAGCGCATTAAGCATATTTTGAAGATCTGGTTTTGTATGATCAGCCATCATTTCTAGCAAACGATCATCATTGTACGCTTTACTAAAAATTGCGGCCTTGATTCTGTTTATCAGTGCTTGTGTTGGTTTTTTATCTTTCGTTGTGTACTGGGCAGCTTCTGTATCACCTAATTTACTTAAAAAACCTTGAATAAACTTTTGATTACTTACTGCTAATAAATCGCCATCTTCACTCGGATTAAAAAGTGCCAGTAAATTCTCATCTAAACGTTTAGCATCAGCTTTAGCACGTTCAGTTGCTGTAAAAGACAACTTATCATCTTGGTTAGCATCTATTGCAAATTGAGCTCTATCAATCTCGGTTGTACGAATACGTATCAAAATCGGTTGAGCTATTGCTTGGACCTGCTCACTACTAAAGCCAAAGTAATCAGCTTCATCAATCAACCATTGTTTATACTCATCTGCGGAACCGCGATCATAGGCAAGCTTGATTGCCATTGTTCGGCCATTTCCTGATTCAACCACTAAATCATCACCAGTAATCGGTGCTCCCGTATCTGCACGACCTGAGCGGCCTAGGCTTTCGGGATCTAAATCATTAGCAGTTTTCTGTACCCATGCTTGTGAGGATTCACGACTACGATCTCGTGGCTGCAATTCTTGCGGATAATTAGGGTTTTCCGCACCAGTTGCTGTATGAGATGCAATGACTTGATCAATATCAACTAAAGCGAATACAGTAGAAATCTTTTGTCCTTTGGCTGTTTTCACATTATTAGTTCTACCCTTCAAAAGCCCAGTGAAGGGCTGTTTAGGTTTAAAGAAGCTGATCATTTGATCAATTACAACTAATGGATTTTTAGCAATATCTTGAGTAGAAATTAGATTTAATGTTGTCATTAGATATTCTCCGCTTCCATTTTTTGTACTTGATTCAAGAGCTCTGTCACCGCTGGAATAAGAAGTGGATCATTTAAGTCTTTTTCTGCTTCATCTCGAATTTGCTCTAATAACTCAAGATTAACTTTAACCTGCCCTTCAATTACTGAACGGTAAAGTTGATTACCTTCATCATTTGTCGTACTAGGCTGAAGACCTTCAACTTCTGTCGGAGCATTGAGTTCTTTAGATTCATCATTATCTGAATTTTGGGCTGGCTCTTTATTACTGAGGCGATCCGCTAAATGTTCATCTGCCCATGCTCTTGAATATTCATAAAATGCTGTTAAATATTCTGGTGAACCTTCGGCCCCATTCCAGTTTTTTAAGAATTCACCACGGCGATCTGAAACCCAAGCCATAAAGTCTATGTTGTTAGAATCTTCAGGATTTTCCAAAGTGTCTAACCATGCTTGCATCATTTTGTTTTCAGCTATACCAGCTGCACGTGCTGCTAAAACTTCTTCATCTCTTTTTTGTTTAGCTTCATTTTCGGCATCAATAAGTTTTTTTGCTTCTAATTCTGCTTGCTGTTGAGCCAAAGCCTGGTCATCTAGTTCAGAAATCCATTCACGTGCCCAAACTACCGCATCAGAGTCCCCCTCTAGAGCCTTATTGATACGTTCAAAGAATGCTTGGTAACGTAAACCATCTTCACCTGCCCATTCAGGATCAGCATTTAAACGCTTTAAATCGGCTTTTAAACGTGCGGCTTCTTCATCAGAAATACTATCTGGTAACTCATTATCGAGACTATTCTCTTTAATGATTCCTTCATTTTCCTCAGATTGCTTGGTTAACAATGTATTTTGCAACTGATCCAATTCGTTTAATAAATTGGAAATTTCTACACTTAAAGAATTTAATTGACTTTGTTTTTGCTCGAGGCGTAGTTCTGCATCTGCTAAAGCCTTGGCCTTTTCTGCTTTTTTAGATTGTAACCGCTTAAAACGATTACTATTTTGGTTAATCAACTTCATAATTCGACCAGCGAGAACTGGAATTGAAATTCCTTCTCCCTGATTAGGCTGGATTGCAGCAGTTATATCCCGATTGTTCATTAAAATCTTCCATGAAATTAATGAATCTGCTGGACTAATTTTTTTTGATAATCGATCTGGCTTATGAAAAAGGATTGTGAAGTTTTGGCCGTCATCAAAATCATAAGTAAGGGCAATTTGAAGGACTTTTTTATGCTTAAAGGGCTTACTTTCCGTAACGTTAACGATTTTGACGCCAGTTTTTGAAAACTGATCCATAGAGTGATGCAAAATTGCAGACAGCTGCTCTAAATGCTGGTAATCAACGATAATAGAGTCATAATGCGCTTCTTCTACGCCTAGACTAGATAAAAGCGTAGGTAACCCATCAAATTTACTTAATAATTGGCTGTGATCATCATTTCGTTGCATATCTAATAACAACTTAGAAGTATCACCCTCATGAGAAATTAAATTGATTCCATCCCATTCAGGTTTTTCAGCTGCGACAACATTTTGTAATTGTTCTAGTTGCCATCTTTGAATCGGTTTTGAACCCGTCAAATTAAATTGTTGTGAAGATAAATGGCGCTTAAGTCCAAATTGATTTGTTTCAATAACATCTGTAACACAAGCATCAAACATTCGGCCAAATTGCAGTATCGCTAAATCAGCTGCATGCTGGTCATCGATAGCGCCTAATACCGCAACAGAATCAAACGCATCTATCCCACCCTTTTTACCTTTTAAATTTACAACACGCCAGAAATCATTTTCCGTGTAATCTTCAGTGACTAAAGCATTAATTTGACGGTAATCACCCTTAATAAACCCAATTGAACAAGCACCACTATTCACCATGGAGTCAAAACCATGTACTAATCGGCTTTGATGTGGTGCGTGTGTTTGAATGAAAATTGATTTAACACTCACGGAGTTATCCTCATTTTAATTTGAGGATATTTTCTCAAGTAGGTGAATCTATAAAGGCAATGAGTTCCATAGCTTATTTTAAGTTGGGAAACATTTTGATGAAATTTAAAGTAACAATGGCATGTGCTTTATTAGAGGCATCAAGGGGCAAATTGCCTGCTTGAAGTGAAACTAGATGCTCAATTTCAAATTGGTTTTGATTTCTTGCAGCTTTATCAAAAGCATATATTTTTAATCTCATTAAGTATTCAATTGGTGGCGGCTGAGTACCATCCTTATTAAACATTATTTCTTTTATAGCTTTAGCACTATTCGCAATAGCTGCTTCTTTAGTCTCAATAAATGAAATGCTCAACTCATTTGAAGCATTACCAGTTACATGGTTGAGTTGAAAATGCCCCACATGCACTGCATCGGTTTGGGCATCTAGTAGTGATACATCTACATTATTGGCTAACCAAGCAACTTTGTTTGAAGGATCAAAAATTGGAATATTTGCTTGAGCAATTTTACTGTTTGCACGGTACGGGCGAATTTCAATTCCAAAATGTGCAGCTGAAAGTGTACCTAATGCGTAAAGTTCCTGATAATGGGAAACAGCTCGATCCACTGTTAGACCAGACCATAAGACAGGATTTTTAGCAAAACGATCTTTAAACGGATTTAAAACGTTTCCAAAACTGTTATTTATAGTTTTATTCTGTGTTTCGTATTCAAAAAAAGCCATTATTCTTCATCCTCTGGAAATTTACGGCTCTTAGCAATACTTTCAGCTAATGTTAATGCTTCCTCATATTTCATACCTGTATCGCGCTCAAGAATGTACGCCATAATATCTACATCTAAATTTGATTCTTTCAATGATGCGATTACTTGTGTTTTAAGTAATGTTGTATTCATTCTTGATTGAGCATTGTTGATTTCTTCCGTAGCTGCTGCAGTTTGGTTTGAATAATATTCAACTTGCCAAGGGTAATCTTCAGGCTCAAATTGTTCGTTATAAGCAAAACCCCAATCCAAGTGAAGAATTTGATTAATCCCTTCGGAAGCTGCTGTTCGAATGTCTTGTGACCTACGCATGATTTGTGCAGAAGTATGGAATGCTCCACCTTCTCCAATACCACCAGTTAACATGTCAGCCCACCCTACCATACTTGGGTCTAGACCTATACCGCCCATTAACAAACGGACAATAATCATGAACTGTTCAATATTAATAGGTGAGCTTCGTTGATTCTTGATATCACCCACTGGATTTAGAACTTGTTTTTCATCAAATACTGGAAGCATGTGAAAAGCAGTATTCCAGACTGCTTCACCACCTGATAAAGCATCACGGACATAAGCCTCATGATTTTTGAGTAAACCTTCTAAACCACGGATATAGGCTTGACGTTGTGCTGGCGGCATTCCTGACATATTTACTGTCAAGAACATCTGATTTACGGTATCTGCAATTTGCTGGCTATTCATTGATGCCAAAGCGAGGATTACATCATCATAAATATCTTCAATCTCATAAAGAAATGAGCCGCCTAAATGCGCTGGTAAGATTGGTAGCTCATCTGGATCATCACCCTCCAACATTTTCGTGACAAGACCAGTTTCAACAAGCTCATATTGAGCAATATTGCTCATACGGGGCATTTTGAAACGTACCATTTGAATAGTATTCAGTTTGGTAATAGTTTTTTGCCAATTACGAGGATCTAAACAAAAAAAGGCGACAGTCTTACTGCCTTGTTCGAACGGTTGTATTAATGGCGGATATGTATACTCATTGCATACGAGGTCAATTACACCTATATCTTTTTTCCCATAAATACGTGCATAGGAATCACCGAAAGAAATAGCATCTCGGGCAAGTTTGCTTAAATACTTATTGATAAGCTTTTCCATCTTTACACGGCGCTCATCTAGTTGTTTTTTTAGTTTTTCAGCTGCTGGTCCATTCGCCTTTTTTAACCGTTCTGCGGGCGTAATAAAGACTTGTTGGCCGCTATAAGAATCTCCGCCTAAGGCTGCAGAAACATGAATCCCCATACCCTCTGCGATAGGTGCAAAGCGTAACATTCTCTCCCATTTAGTAAGAATTTCTTTTCGAGTACGCTTCTTATTGGCTTTGGTTTGGTTAGTCCCAAGTGAAAACGGAGCCATAGTTTCATATAGCTGCGCTGTTGCATCCTGATTAGACGTATCGAATTGCTGATCATATGAATTAACATTTTCACCGAGTAACAACGATAAGAACCGAGAAGACATAACTAAGCCAAAATACCTAAATAATTAAGTATTTTGATGACTAATAATTTTTAACTTTTAGATGGGTTCCAAAGTTAATTGGAACCGTACAGATTCCATTAATTAACTGCATGCAATTCTATCTGAACAAATTTCTTATCTAATTAGAGGAAAAGCTCATGGCCGAAGTTAAAGTATTTAATGCTTTGGATATTGAATTAGCTCAAAAAACCCAAGACATCGTCAATGCGCAACGTTTTAACAACCGTCCTGCTTTCAAAACATTAAATCTAGGCTGGGATTTAGAGACTGGGTCGGTAGCAGTAAATTACACATTTGTAGAAGAACCACCAGTTAATGATCAGCCTGCTTAAACATGAAAGCCCCTAATAAGGGGCTTTTTAATAGCCAGTAATATCAACTATTAAATGACTATGAAATGGAGAATAGAGACTAGCTGAAGTATTCATACCATTAGCTAGTATCGTATATCCCCGAAGGATCTTACCTGAGAAAGTTGGATCACTATATGAGTTAGTCTTTATAGTACAGTATGAATGCATATAAGAACTCAAACCACCAGCTCCCCAATAATATTCATAATGAGCTGGACAAGCTAAAGCCAAGCCATAAGTCTTATTAGCATTATAATCAGGTATATCTGATAACCATGAGCTAAAATAATTTGCACTGCCTTTTAAATAAAAAGTTTCTGCTTTAACTACTTTTAAAGGATTGTGGGAGTTAGAAAATACAATCTCACCTTTACCATTCTTAATTAGTAATTTTGGCGAATGACCACTTTCTAATAAAGTAATTAATCCAAATACATAATAAGTTGCTTTTGTAAAAGGAAAAGTATTCTTATATTTAAATCCTCCTTGGTCGTCTAAGGTGTCAAAAATTACAGTTATTTTCCAATTATTTGTGGAAATTTCTTCATATCTGACCTGCATCACAGAAACGCCTGTAAATACCACAATTGGTCTTTGTAAAGATGTAACATTCAAAACATGACACTTAACGTAACCAGATACAGATAGCACTGCAGGAGGTAATGGGTCTGAAGAAGCGACTTCCCTAACAAACTTATTTATAAGGTGAAAGTTTCTATAGCTGTCGTCAATTATTGTCACTTTATTATCATTGAGAATTTTGATGTATTCAGCCATTAGCATTTACCTATATGAATACTAACCGTTTGCTGAAAAGCTGTATTGTAATAAGCTCTACAATCATAAATTAATAAATAAGATGAAGTATCATCCATTTGATTAAGTATCTTATCGCCCAGCTTAGCCTCAATAGCCATAGCTTTAGTCAAAATGGCACATCCCATACCATTTGAATAAGACTCAACTACAGCACTATTGGCAGATAACACTTCACCAGAAGCTACATAAGCCCACCATCTTGGATGATTTTCAGCAGTATCTAGTTTTCGTACAATTGTGTCCATAGATGAACCTTTCGGGAGGACAACACTTAACGTTTCTGTATACATACTAAGATTAGATGTTAGATCAAGGACTACGTTGCCACCGAGGTCCCTTAATAAGAATGTAGCCATTTATAAACCAATATAAATTCTCTCAATATTGTTATCGTCATATAACTTTAAAGCGGTCCCTGAAATGACCATTCTTGCTTTTTGAGGCTGACTAGGATCTTTATAAGTAATTAAAGTCCCAAGTTCACCAGTTATGGCACTTAACTTGTCAACATTGAATAATTCAGCTGTAAGAGACTTGGCCTTAAAGTTTGCGGCTGTCAAATTCTTAATAAATACATCACTGTTCATCACAACTTGATTGTCTTGGATTATGAACGGCATATATTTAGTAGAAGAAGAACCAGTTGTGAAGAAAATTCTATCCGCTTGAAAACCTATAGAACTGAGCACAGTTCCATTCGTTTGCTCGCTGACCATAGACATTCCAGAGAACACACCATTATTATCCATTCCCATTACGTACTTACCTTTCACACCATCGATCAAATCAGCTTGTGATTTAAGCTTGATAGCATTTTGGCCGTAAACAGAAACCAAAGTTTGTAATGCACCAGCATATGCTCCCACATCAGTTGTATATGTGGTTTTGAAATTTTCAAAATCAGCAATGTTGTCAGCATCTTCAATATCGATAAAGTCTAGATCCACTTCACCAGCTTTACCGGAATAGTTACCAATGAATACTGGTGTAAAGAAAGCAGCTTTATTAGCAAATGTTTTAGGGCTTAGTAGAGTGCCAGCACCTGCACTTGCACCAGCAGATCGCCCCTTAAAATAAGCAGTACCGGTTATCCAAGTTCCCAACGCTGGTGCGGTACCTGCGACTAAATAGTGACTTGAACCGATATCATTGATTTCAGAGTTATCTTGAGCAATATATTTTGTTTTATTGGCGTTTTGACAGGTCGCACCAACATAAACAACTCCGGTACCACTTACACGGCGGAATCTATACTTAACTCGGTAATATTTATTGTCATCGATAGGCAAAGATGTGAACCAATTTAACCAGGCTTCATCATTACCTACGTTATTACCAATTCTTAGTGCATATCCCCCACGACAAGTTGCATCTGCAACTAAACTAAGTTCAGGCCTATTCCCACTTGGAGTTTTTACTAACCAATCTTTTTGCCATGTTTCGAGTACTGAAGCCATGATCTTTTGACCATTTGCAGAATACAGTGCAGACATTCTTTCTGTTGAAGATGCGATTGCTTCATTCGTCTTGGTAGACGTCATGTAATCACGCTCTAATGTTGCTTTTGTAGTAGAAGCTATGTCCTTGGCAGTATCAGCTATTTCTTTAGCCTTCTCCGAGATTGCACGTACTAATGCTTGTCGTGCGTTGTGCACGTTCGCAAAGTTAGTAATGAACTGGTTTCGGTCAATCGTACTAGTTACATTCATATTTGCGAATAAAGCTGCTAAATATGTATTTAAAGTACTGAATGCCGTTGCATAGGCAGTAGAAGATATACCATAAGTGACTGCCTCAGCTCGCAAGCTTGCATCAGTTTGATAAAGTGTATCCCAAACCAACTTCGCCTGTTTTTTCTCAACTGGTGTGAGTTTATTATCAGCTGCAATATCACTTAATTGAGACATTGGAACATCTACTTTGGCTTGTGAACCTGCAGTGGTTTCCATCATTGAAGTCACTGTAAACGGCGTAACTGACTTATAAACTGATAAATCCGTTTCAATGGCCGCCGTCCAGCCATCTTTAAAGTAATCTGGCGGATTTGTATGAGTAATAGTGGCCGACTCAACTGTAATTGCTGGGTAAGACCAAGCATCTTTTTTGGTAATTAAGATACACACCTTATTATTGCTATCTAAAGCTAGAGCCAGGCCTTTAGTCGTAGCATTATTTTCATCTAAGGTAATACCAAAAGAACGTGACGTCATATTTGGATAAAATGGCACTGTTGACGTATAAGCATAAAATGCCAAATCCAGATCGAAAATATTATCTTCTTTGTTATTGTAGTTATAACCAGAAATTTTAACCTTGGTCATGTACGCACCAACTGTAATTGGTGTCTTAATAACCAATGTACCCGAAGTAGTGATTGCTTGACGCCAAGTTAAAGGCTTAACGAAAATTTTCCCTGCACCTGAACTCAATGGCTGCACACTCATAGCATTGGTATATTCAGAAGTAATTTTCTGTGAAGATGCTGCAATTGCACGCTCAACATTAGTATTTGTTATATCCGCATTCAAAATATAAGCGCCGTTTTTACTGTCTAATTTTGAAGACATTTCAGTAAGTTTGGCAGCCCAAGTTTCTTTGAAGTTCGTTAATGTTGATATAGAGTCTGTGGCTGAAGAAACAAAGTCCTGTAAAGTCGGGTCAGCTGAAGCGTAATCAGTAACGTCATATTGCTCGATTTGGGCTAAGGTCCAAACTAAAGGCGCAGTAGCTGTTGGTGTAGATCCTCCCGCCACATAAACATGTCCTGAGTTAGAGAAAGAACCTACAGCACCACATTTAATCATTCGAATATATGTTTCGAATTTGCCTGTACCCTCAGTATTGCCAATGAATCGATCAATTGCCCCTGTCCCCATTGCGTTACCAGCATTCACCAATTTATATCCAACTGGTAGCTTAATTAAATACTTGATGACAAAAACAGCATTTGCACGGCCATAAACGAGTTGAACAAATCCACCCCATGTTGGGCTGGCAGCACCAATGGTTTTAATTTCAATTTCATAGGTTGATGTAGTTGGGTTATCAGCACTTTTCGCGACACGAGTAACTGTCACGTTCCCATTGCCGGCATTGTTATAGACAGATACACCATTGTTACCTTTTTTGAAATTTACGTCTCCCTGCAACAATTTTCCATTAGTAATCATCATCGCCAGCATTGTTGTGTTTTCTAATGCGGAACCAAGATTATTTGTACTTGTTTGAAGCTGAGAAATTTCAGTATTTCTAAGTGTAGCTAGATCCTTTGATGTTTGGTCAGCTGTAGCTTTTGTTGTTTTTACTACAGAAGATAAACCACCAGGTACAGTTGCATCATATTGTTGGATTTGCTGAGCTATAACTCCCTTATTAACATCAGCCTTGATAAAAGTATCTTCAACAAATTGAGCATTTTGTTTTAGAGATGATCTAAATCCGCCTTTAAAATTTGGCGCTGAATTACCTCGGCTGATAAACATATTAGTTACAGTAAATGTTCCACCAGATGGAGCATTATCAAACCGTAAACCTAGTGGAATAGCTTCATAAGCAGAGGCTTTTAAATCATTTGGGAAAATACCAGTAAGTTCTATTTCACCACTTGCAGCTACAACAAACGAAGGTAACCCAACACTATAAGTTGCACCATGAAATTGAATACTACATGTAGCGCCAACTAATCCTGCAGTTGCTGTGTATTTGATTCTCGCAACTATTGGATCACCTTTATCAATTGGAATTTCCTTGTGTTTATATTGCAGTTCCCAAACAGCTACAGTTCGGTTTGTACCAGTAGAAATACTTAAATTTTTAGTATCATCACCAAGTAAAATCCAGTTCTCTTCTGAGTAACGTAAAGTATCAAGTTGTGCTTTAAAAACTTTGATTTCCTCAGCAAATACTTCTTTCGCATCAGATCTTGTAATTTTTTCTTGAAGAATTTGTGCGTGGTTTTCTAAAACCTTTTGTAAGTTTCCACTATTGTTTGCCAGACCAATCGGGATACCACTAACTACTTGGATTGCAAGCATGATTTGCTTAGCCCCATTTGGTCCAGTATCTGGTGTTGCATGCAATTCTATACCACGACCTGAACCAATCCCCTTCTGACCAACTAAAATGTATGCATCCCGACCCGTTATTTGATCAAGTGTGAATGGATTGGCACCTAATGAAATTAATGCATTCTTAACTGGTGCTAGGTTTACACCAATACTGTCGTAGTTTGTAACGATAACAAAGGTGTCATTTGGAATCGCAGAAATAGCGTTACTCATTGCCGTAGCATTTGCTACAGCTGCATAAGTATCATATCTAGTTGAAGAAGCTATAGAACCATCAGCTGCTAAAACATGGACTGAAAAACCACGTGCTGAAGCTACTGATTTGATTTCACCTTTTAAGTTTTTAATCCCTGTGAAAAAGCCATTCCAGCCACATGAATAAACACGGTAATTGAAAACTTGACCAAGGTCCTGATTTAATTGTTTATAACTTGATTCCAAGTTATTAATAGACTGTGTAGTGTTCTGTTGATTATCACTAATAGTTGAATTAATTTCCTGAAACTTACCATCTACAGCAGTTTTATTATTGTCTACAGTAGATTTTAAAGTCGCATAATTCTCTGCAAGTGAAGTAATCTTTTCACCGTTTTTTTGAACATCAGCTTTAGTACCTTCAATTGCAGAAGCATTAGCTTCAAGATCCTTAATTAGTTCACGAGGATTTTTTCTAAAACCAGTGGCTAACTCACCTTTTTCAAGTTGCACTTCTCTAATTAAAAAGTCAGGAGCAAAACCTACTTGCGAATATAAAATTAAGTTAATATGCTGTAAATTAATAATATTTGTATCAAAGGTATAAGTACATAATGTTTCTTTATCAGTCGAAATGTTATTCCATGTAGTACCAATTTGATTATTACGACCTGATGAATCTCGACGGTGTATAATTAATAAAATTTGAGTCTGTGCAGCTGTCAACGACATTGCTTTAAATGACAATGTGTACTTCTGATTCATCTCTAAACCATCTGCCAATGTCAGAGTTTCAATAAACCCTTTAAAGTATGTAGTTGTATCAGTAGATTTAAAGTGCCCCCAAGTAGCACCTTTTGAATCTTTATAAACTTCAAGTAGATTACCTGCCACAGCAGAATTTTGACGCCAATTTAAGGTGCCTAAAGGGCTTGAGAAATCACCATTTTTAATTATGTTGTCACCACCACTTGAAGAAATAGCAGCTTTGATAATTTTGCTCTCTTCAGCAATAGCTTGGTTAGTTTCTGTTTTGGTGTAGCGAGTACTATCTAGTGTTGCTGAACTATTAGTCCACAAATCGCCAAATTTTTGACGAAATTTAGCTTCAAGGGTTTCAGTTGCAGAAGTTATTGCTTGAGCAGTATCTGCTTTAGAAGAGTAATCCTTAATTAGAGTTGAAGTACTTACCTTATCATTTAACGCTTTATTATTACCTTCATAAACTTCTACCCAATGCACTGTAGTAGTGGCATTAGCATTTGCTGAAGAATTTGGAAAACAATAAAAATTAACAACAGTTGCGTCTGTTCTAGAAATTGTAGTTAAGGTAAATTCGTAGATATCTTTACTAGCTGAAAAAATAGGTGCATCTGCATTAAATACATTACCTCCGCCAATATATACACGCAAATTGGCTGCATTGTTCCCTCCATTATCAAAGGTAACTTTTGCTCTGACGGTAACAGTAATACCAGGTGCATTTAAACTTTTTGCTAAGGGATATGATACTTGTAAATAACCACCCGTTTTACTTTTTTCGACATTACCCCCGATAACAATGTTGTCAAAAGACTTACCACCGATACTTGTTTTCAATGCTTCGGTCGCAGTTGATATTGCGCTATCAACATCAGATTTAGTCATCCGGTCGGAAATTTGTTTAGCCTGTGCAGCCAAACCATTTACAGGATCATTAATTGTTGATTCTAAGTTTTGAGTTTTTTTAGCTAAAGCAGTACTTTCAGTAACATACGTTTGTTTAAATTCATTTAAATTTGCTGATACTTGATCGAATGCTGCATTGAAGTCGTAAGGACTTGCAATCCAATTATCTGTAGTTATGAAATCCCCTTTAACTAACACAGCCCAATACACAGTACCAACACTTTGCTTGTCTGCAGTTGGTCTGCTAAGCATATAAAAGTTAACTTCTTTGGCGGTACCAGCTGAAGTCTTCGTAAAAGTAATTTTGCTTATTACCTTACCTGAAGTGTTAATAACCTGCTGTAAAAACTGACTTCCTCCACCAGCATATACAGCTAAATTTGAGTTTGTGTCACCAGCACCACGTGTATGCTCTGCACACCAAAGAAGAGTGTACTTTGCTCCTACTTCCCAGTCTTCACCAAGCTTATAGCGTAAATGAGGATATGAAACGCCATCGTAGTTTCCTACCACATTAGAGTTAATCAACAAGTTCGTACCTGCTGGGGCCGACTTGTTAAGATTTGCAGATAAAGTATTCGCCTGTTCTGTAACAGCTTTAATCAGTCCAGCTTGTTCAGATACTTGAGAATTTGTGGTTTGTAATGCTTCAGTTGAGGCTTTTTTACTTACTTCGGTATTGGTTATTGTTAGATCATTTCTAAGTTTTGAAATATCTAAACTTTGAGACGATAAAGTATCGCCATGCTTCTTCACTTCAGCTTGAGTAACTTTAATCGCTTCCGCATTAGCATTTAATGAACTTTGAGTATCCCGTGGGCTTGGGCTCCACGCTGTAGCTTTGTTACCAGCTTCGATCTGTAATTTTTGAATTGTAGGAATTCGACCTGTGCCATATGTACCATAAAACTCAATAGTCGATTCAGTTGTGCTACCAGTGTGTAATTTAGGAAACACAGTAACTTCAAATTTTTGAAATTCACTTGCTTTGGTGACTGTTACGGATGTTGTGAAGAAATGAGCGGATCCATTAGATGAATATACTTGTACAGTTCCAGCAACCGGTACACTCACTTCAAAAGAAATCGTAACCGGCTTATCTAAATTTTCGTCATAAAAAGCTTTCAACTCTTTGCTACGTTCATACATTAAGTATTCACGGCTTGTTGCTGCTGTGGATGTTCGAGGCGCTTCTGAATTAGCTACGGCGTTTACACCACCAATCTTAATGTTATTCACTGCAGCTGTAATATCAGTCGCCACACGCCCCATGGCGCTATCAAGATCACTCTTTGTAGCTGTTTTCAATAATGCTTGAGCGTTGCTCTGAATCCCTGTTTCAGCATTCTGCATTCTTGATTCAAGCTTACTGGTTCTTTCAGCTTCAGCTTCTGTTCTGTTAGTTGCTGTTTTGAATAAATCATTTGCAGTTGCTGTTGCATCATTTGCAGAAGCCAAAGAGTTGTTATCTTCAACAATAATGTAATTAAGCTGACAAATTCCTGTCTGGAAATTGTAGTTTGCAATAAACATTGGGGCATAATATTCAGCTTGTGCTGGGAAAGTACGTGGATTATCAATTGTCCCTAAACCAGTTGCCGCCCCAGTAGACTTACCTTTCATGTATAGAACTACTTCTTGCCACTCACCTAAATTAGGCTTAACGGCCGACAATAAGTAGTTAGAAGATCCCATATCACCTGCAAGGGAGTTTGTAGTCGTTACGTATTTACTTTGGTCTGCATTTTTACATGCAACCCCAAGGTAAATAGTTCCAGATTCCCCAGCTACACGGCGGAAGCGAGCACGTACCCGATAAAGCGTATCTGGATTAATCTTTACAAACTCATTCCAGTGAACCCATGCCTCATCATTACCGGCATTATTCCCAAGCTCAAGAATATAGCCACCAAATGCATCAGCATCTTGAATTACTTTCGCTTCACCAGTGGTTCGCCAACGTGTCCAGTCGTCAATACCTTTTGACGTTACGACTGCACGAACCCCTGACGTTACTTGAGTTTGAGACTTTAGGCTTAATAAATTTTGAGAAAGTGCTTCTGTAGCTTTTACCGCCGTTGTACCTGTTTGCTGCGCCTCTGCTGCATTATCGAAAGCTAGTTTAGCAATGTCATCAGTAGTTTTAAGTGATGATGAAAGGCCATTTATTCTTGTATTTGTATTACTTTCTAGGGTTGAAACACTTTTTTGAACATCAGTAATTTGCCCTTGTACCTTTAAGTTTTCTTTAGAGATACTTGTATCAAGTTCACTAAATTTTGAAGTAGTAGACTGCTCAAATTCGGCAAGTGACTCAGTAACTTCTAGAATATTTGCATTAGATTTCCGATCAGCCTCTTCTAGAGCTGCTTTCGTTTGGTCGATGCGTAAAGATAAGGCTTTATCACCATCAGAAACTGATTGAGCAATTGTTGCTAAATCTGACGTTGTTTTAGTTTTATTCGAATTATAGTCGGTTTTTAGTTCTTCAAGTTTTTTTGCTTCTGAAACAAGCTTTTCATCAACAAGTTTTACAGATGATTCAACCTTTTCGATATATGAAGCATTTCCAGTAATTTGATCACGCCATGCTTTTGGAATGGTGTCATTAAGTGCAGTAATGTCCCAGACTTCATAATCGGCAAGGATTACATCCACTGGGTTTGCTGTGCTTGGTAAAGGTGGATTAGTGCCAGCAATAACACGGAAATGCCCATGGATAGCTGCAGGCGCATCATAGCCACACTGAACAACAGAGTAATAAACCTCAAACTTACCTGTTCCTTCCTTATTCCCAAGTACACGTAAATAACCACCTGTACCTGTAGCATTGCCAACTGGTAATAAATAAGTGCCCATAGGCATTTTAATAATTTGTTTTATTAAAAACGTTTTATTAGGAGCAGCAACAAGAGTTGGAACAGTCGGATACCAGCCACCACCTAGAGAAACAGTGGATCTTAATAGCATCTCATGGGTACTATTTACTGGGTTATCAGTAGATTTAGCTTGTCTAGTAAACGTTGAACCTGAAGGTACAACATATGCGCTTAACCCCCCATTCCCAGATAGAAATGTAGGATCGTCACGTAAAGGCTTACCAAGTGATTGCATTCGCGCTAACTCAGTAGCATTTAACAAGCTTGCATTAGTGGTATCTAAACTTGCTTGAATTTGATCAGTCTTTTCAGCAACAGATTTACCAAGATCAACTACTGTACGTTCAACATTATTAATTGCCGCTTTGTTATCACCAATTTGAGACTGGGCAGTACTAATTTGTTCAGTAAAAGCTCTATCTTGAGCAGCAAGGGTTTTTATTTCTTCTGAAATTAGGGCATTTGATTTACCCAATTCAGTTTGCATTTCAGCAAACTTAAGCTCAAAACTTTTTGTTAATGCCTCTTTATCATTTGCACGTGCTTCAGCTTCAGCTAGAAAACCCGAATCGACTTTCTTATCAAGGTCAACATACTGGGCTGCAACTTGATCAACTTTTTTAACTGCAGCTTCAGTTTGGGTTACAACCGGTTCAATTTTTTGATTAATGAGTGTATTAGTTTCTTCACCTAATGCTAATTTAGCGTCATCAATCATTTGACCAGCTTTAACTAAGTTTTGATCAATGTCTTGTTTTAAGGCGGCCTTAGTTTGATCAATAACATTTAGTGTGTCAGCTGCTTGTTTTTTACGGTCCAGAACTTCTTGATCCGCAATTTTTTTTGCGTTTTCTGCGACTAACCGAATTTCATTTGAATCACTTCTTACATCAGCAATGATTGAATCTGTTTCACTTTTAATAAAACCGATTTTATCATCGAGTTCTTTCTCAGCACGAATTGCACGTTGTTGAGCATCAGCAACCAATGCTTCATTAGCTTGAATAGACTGATCGATACGTTGATTGGCTTCATCCAATCGTAGATTAGCCTCATTATTATGTTGATCTACAATTAATTTAGTATTATTTATTTCTTGATCTATATAAGCACGAACTTCATCGACTTTATTTTGAGCGATCTGATTAACTTCTTTAACTTGTTCATGAATCTTTTGAACTTCCTCATCAAAATGTTTCATTCCTTCTTCAAGCAATTTAAAAGCATCAGAATCTTTAATATTTTCTATTAATTCTTCTACTTCCTTTATTTTTTCATCAATCTCTTGGCTTACTTGATCTTTAGTTTCATCAATTTTTTCGCCTTGTTCTTTTAACTCTTCCTTTAAACTTTCTAATTTATTAAGAGCATCTTTAAATGCACCCTCAATAGCTTTAGGGTCAATAGGCACACCTGCAACCGTAAGCGTTGTGCCAACTGCCATACTACCCGCTACAGCACTATTGCCCGCAACTGAAGTATTACCCACTACAGTGCTATTTCCCGTTAATGTGCTATTACCAGTTTGTTGAGTATTAGCTTGTACATTCATTAACGGCGTTTTGATCGAAACGGTTGTGCCAGAATCTACTTTTAAATTTTCTTTAGAGATAAATTCAATATTGTCTTGTCGAATACGGCGCACACCTACAATCGCGCCGTCTCCGTGACTGACATAACTATGGATTACTGGACGTTCTTCATTACCATTTTCAAAGAAGACATAGACGTCTTCCCCATCCACAATTTGAATTTCTGTATCTAAATCACTATCGCCGACTGGATAAGCAAAAGTTGCTGTAATTCCTTCACTCGCGCCATCAGTTAAACCATGAATGTGTACTTGTGCAGTACGACCTTTTGCGTTGTAACTTAAAATCTTTGCACGTTTTAAACCATTCATATATTTGACCTACAAATTAGCAATCCAGAACTTTGATGAAGTCCCCATTGATCCCCCGATTGCGCCTGTATCTATATGATGTGCAGCAGTTAAAACGACATACTTCTTACTATCTATTTCAAATATATCGCCTGCATTCCAGTTCAAATTTAGTGGTCTAATAATGGTCCCACGCATAATCAAAACTTTTTCCAAGTTTTTGACTTGTCGGGCATCTAAACCAGCTCTTTGCGTCACAGTGTGGCCTGGGGTTATTGAGTCATCACCAACAACCGTTGAACCGTTATTCTCAACTGTGACAAAAGATGATTTTTGCATCAGTTCCAAAGGTTTACTTGATATCCAAACGACACTGCTAGGATCTAGTTTTGTGATAGGTTCCTTTTTGAAGAAAGAATCAATTTTTTGAGCAGACACTTTATTATTTTGAAAGCAAATTACAGCTGCTTCTTGTTGCAGATAATGAGCCAAGCGCTGTGTAGGCATACTACCCTTTAAACAAACAAATTTAGGCAAAGGTAAATCACTGCCCAGACTGATCGTTGCACCACAAGCTCGAATTACTGAATTAAAAGAAGTTTCATTACTAATAATTGCTTGCTTTGAATATTCGATAAGTCTTTTACAACCAGCCAAAATACCAATACATGAGATGCCACCTACTCGCCGATCTTGTTTAATAGTCTGAGTTTTTAGAGGGGTAACTTTGATAAGTTCGAAAGGATGAGATATGTCATTTACAGTAAGTAGCTCCCCTTCTTTTAAAAGGGAGTCTAATTCAGTAGTAGATTGAACTGTGAACTCAATAGATGCGGGAATAGGTACGAGATCAGTTCTTAAAGTTGCACTAATCAGCTCAGACGCTGGAATAATTTTACCCGCAGATACAATGGTGATTTGCATTAACGGTTCCCCAAGTTAAAATTAAAACTCATTGGGGCCATACAAAACGCAAGTTTAGGCAAAGCGTCTTTCTTTTCATTATAGTTCTGTTGAGCTTCTGATACAGATAGCCCATAACTTTCGACTCCGAGCCCACGAGTAGCTTCAACCAATCTAGCTTGCAAAAGATCACAGTGAGCTTTTACTAAAGGTTGGATGATTACGTACTCATCACCGCTAAGTTCGATAGTTTCATTCAGTTCAATACTCGTGGTAGCTTTAGTTTGACAATCTAAAACAGCCCATCCGGCATAATATTTTGCCTCATCTAAAAATGCTTTCACGATATCATCAAGCAAAATTGAATAGCCCGATAATTGATATTCTTTATAGAGTTCTTCTGAAAGTTGCTGGATAGAACCAGCAACTACAGCATACCCTTCAGATTCAGGTAATAACTTCATAGCCATTACCCGAAAAGATTGCCTAATGTACGTGATGTCGCATTAATCGTTGAGTTGCGTACAGCTTGTTGAGCAGTATTGATTACCTGCTGAACGCGATTCACAAGTTCAGCTGTACCATCAATTTCTTTTTTACCCGGCTGAATACTGCCGTTGGTACCAATGTTTGCGAAGCTACCAAAGTAGTTATAGTCGATTGGGCAAGAAACTGTCATAACTTGAGATCGGCTATCTGAATCATACTCAGCTGACTCAAAGCGTATAGCACAGTTTTCAAGTGCATAAGAACGGGTAAAACTACCTAAACGGCCATCGTAATAATCACCATGGATGATTCCACCACTAGCTACGACATATTCAGCTAATAGTTGATCATGCCCTGCTTCAGTTACTAGGATTTGAAGGTTGCCTGTGTAATGGGTTTTCGGGGGACCAGCAACAATTCCAGTAAATCCACCCGCATATTGAACTTCTGCTGGATCTTCATTACTCACAATTGGCCGTGGGCAACTTTTAAATAAGAAGCGAAGGTCTTCCATGCCACGAGGAACAAACATCCCCTGACACGCTAATAATGGTGAACCAAGTTGCTGTAGAGCAATGTAATCTTGTTTAAGCTGATTTAGTAAAATCGGATTAGATTGTTGCATAATTTTGATGCTCAAAATGCAGATTTATGCAACAAGATTAAGGATGTTTTTGCTATTGGTTTTTAATCAGTTCCATTTTAGAAAACTGACTTTATATTAATAAAAAACCCGCAAAAGCGGGCTATATCACATCTGTTTATAGATAACATCTCGCCTATCTACATCAAGAACAAGAACTACGACTACATCATCCTTGACTTGATATAAAAGGCGGTATCCTGCTGATTTCAGTTTAATCTTATATAGATCAACTGATCCTCTCAGCTTATTCTTCGGTATCTTAGGGTTATCTAGGATTGCTTCCAGCTTACGAATAAACTGCTCAGCGATTTGTGGGTTAAGTTTGTCAAACTTTTTAAGAGCTGTTTTTGAGAACTCTAGCTCGTAACTCATTAATAGATACCTTCACAGTTTCGTCAGTATCAACTTGCTCGGCTAGTTTAATTAGTTCCTGATCTTCAATTAGATCCATCATGCGTTCATACATTGCTGCCGGAACACAGTAGAATTCTGGATTATTTCTATTCAGAATAGCTACTGCTTCGCCAAAAGCATTTTGTACAACTGCTGTAGGATTCTTTTTTAATTCAGAAACACTAGCCACAAATCGACTATGGATTATGTGGTTCATGACGTTTCTCATTTGATGTGTCCTACATCAATTTGTAGCCAATTGATTAGAACCGTCCTCAGAAAGTTAAGTTTGCTACAGGGTTAACTCAATATAAACAATTTGAAGATCTGTTTCAAGACCTGTTTAACAACCACTTAATAGGTCTTAATAAAAAAGCCACCCTAAAAGGTAGCTTTTTAAATCAGCTTTTTATCCAATATTTGGTGGTACTCGCAGAACCTGTACTGAAGGTACACCCCGATACACACCCATGAAGCATATCGTTGATGGCATTGGCTTAGATTGGGCTTCTCAGTTTGTTAAGTTAAAACAAATAGTTAATCAAGTTGTTATGATTTTCATAATAACTGATTTTCTTGTAATGTGCCTAAAATAGAAAGGATCTGATTCAGTACTGGGCAACTTTGTTCTAGCTGTATTTACTGCCGGTGCATAAGCTAAAGCTTTGGACATAATAATGACCCTATTCATTGAATAAAGCCATTATTTACAATGAGGAAAGCTTAGAAGTTAGTTAGTTCCAACTCCACAAGAAAAATATTTTAGTTTTCGATATCTTTATCATCACATTCAAGCCAAAAGACATCTTCAAACTTCTCGCATACACCAGCTTTTTTTAGTTCGGTGTAAATGAGTAAGGCACGATAAACACTGATGTGTTTTCCTGCTTCTGCATCTTTTATATACCTATTAAGCACATGATTATTTGATATAAATCCGCATTGTTTAGCTAATTGATAAACTGTCATACCAGCTTGCTCTCGCAAAGTTGCGACATTGTTTTTTTCAACCATCACGATATACCAAAAAATATTTAGTTCAGTGTATCACAAGAACAATTGCTATTAAATATAATTTTATTAATACTCGTAATTGCTATTATATTTAATAGTTGTTATATTTAACTCATCAGGACAGGATATGGTCTTGATAAAAAGAACCCCTTGTACCGATCAAAGTAAACAAGGGGTTATATCCAATCTCTAAGAGGAAATTAGACATGACTACTTTAACTCAAATCACCGTACCTTTCCACAATGCTGAGTTGTACTTGGTGGAACATGATGGTCAGCCATATACACCCATGAAGCCTATTGTTGAGGGTATGGGGTTAGCTTGGCAGTCTCAATTAGCAAAACTGAATGCCAATCCTCAACGATGGGGTATAACGAAAATCGTTATACCTACTCTTGGCGACTTACAGGAAATGGTTTGTCTACCACTAAGAAAACTTCTTGCTTGGCTCACCACCATCAGTCCTAACAAAGTAAAACCTGAACTTCGTGACACTGTCATCATGTACCAAAACGAATGTGATGATGTCTTATGGAATTACTGGACAAAAGGCCAAGTAATCAATCATAGAAAAGCTATCTCACCTGAACAACAGCATGCTTTACATGCAATCGTCGATCGTCGTGCAGGAAAAGATCGAAGTTTAAGAGCCTCTATGTGGATACGTCATAATCGCCACTTTGGAATTGCTAAATATAGCCAATTGCTTTCAATCCATTTTGATGATGCGAAGCAGTATCTTGAGACAATACCACTTCATGAGCTAGGCCCAACCGAAACAGATACACTTAAACGTTTAGAAAAATTTGTAGATAATCTCGCTGCACGGTATCCAGCATTAGAAAATCCGCTAGCTTATGAAATAGCACAGCATGTAGGTGAGAAGCTAAAGTATCAATCTCCCAAAGGTCCGAAAAACTTCTGGATTTCGATTCAGGAAAACGGCGCTCTTTCAGTACAGCAATATTCTCTACACCACACGCCCATTAATGTCGTGCAACTACGCGAAAAGTTTAATGGGCTATGGGAGTTTCTTCATAAGGATGAAGTACTTGAGCTTGGCAAAGTATTAAAACGCTTTCCTTTTGAACCTGTGAACTGAAAGGGCATATCATTAAATTAAGACGTTCCTACTGGAACTCCCCTTATATTAAAGCCAGCTATACAGCTGGCTTTCTTTTTAGAACTTATCCAATATTTGGTGGTACTCGCAGAACCTGTAATGAAGGTACACCCCGATCTAGCGCATCTTGGACACAACGATAATCAGGATTATTTGGTTCATAACCAAGTTCACCACGGATATTACCCTTATGTATTGTCATCGGTGCATCAAAACGCCCACGCATAAAACGACCAATAATAATTGTGTCAGTTAATGATTGATTGGTCTTTGTTTCTGTTTTATCAGTTTTTTTCTGATATTGAATACCAGGCGCTTCACCTATGATTTGAGTTGTATTCATGAGTATTTCCTTAATTAAATGGATTATAGGTAAAGCCAAAAAATGACCTTACCTATGAGTAATTAGTAAATACCTAAGCGTTTACCTTTTTTGAATGAACGTAAACGCTTTTTGATTGCATTCGCAGTAAAAGCATGAAGTCTAGCTTTTTTCATTCCAGCTTTTTGTGCTGAAGTTAAACGGACCTTTTGACCAGGTAATCGTTTATTCACAACGGTTTTGACACCTTGACGAATAGCCAGCACACCACGGTAGTGAATTTTTCGCCCATTTACTTTCCGTTGGCTAAATGCTCCATTTCGAGCTTTAATTTTTTTAGCCATTGAATCGAAACCTTCTTCAGTTTCATCCGCTTCACCGAAAATAAACTCTCGAACCAGTTCTTCAAGTTCTGGGCCATCGTCTGGCATATTAGCAAGAACTGTATTGGCTGCTGCTTCTAACGCCGCATCAGCAACTTCTGTATCATCACTAAAGATCTCTTCAATATCAGAAGCGTCAACGCCAAATGTTAAGAAAGCATCGGAAAGAGAAGCCATTAAAGCGTTTTCATAGATTCCTTCTTCATCATCTGCACCATCTAATGCATCGACAATTAATGCGTCTAAATGATCAACGCCCAGTTCACCTTCTTCAAGCTTACCTTCACTGATTGTATCTACCGTATCGGATAGAATGTTCAGAGCAATTTGTCGTACTTGTTCAATCACAGATTGCTGTTCTCGATCAGTACTTGAAACCTTACTTACAACGGTAGAAATATTCTCCGCTGCTGAATCAAAAGCACGTAAAGTTAATGGTTTTTCAGTAGTGGGGCCAAATGGATTCATCTTGATAGATCCTTAATAAAATTATTTAACTAAAACGTCGTCATCAAAAATTGCGGCACGAGTTGTACCAACAACTCCATGGGCTAAATAGAGTCGTACACGCTCATATGGATAGTCTTTGTCAGGTATTAAACTGAACTCAAAAGGTTTACCCCCTAGATCTTCAGCCGGTTGCAACCAACCGGTTGTTTCACTAGAAGCACCTTCTAAAAACTCTTGGATGTCATCACCAGCTTTTTTGATATAGTCCGGTGTAGCTTGGAACATATAAGTCCGTAGGATCTCGATACATTTATTCGTAACTCGAGCCGAAATCTCCGCGGCCGGAACTAAACGCAAAGCACTATTTTTGCTTTGGTATTGGGTAAGCACATCACTTAATACAAATAATGTAGTTTCAAACTTAACTGGGCGAACTACATTTACTTTAGCCTTAGCCAACATTTCTTGAGTCTGTTCATCTTCAAGATCAATATTCGGCATCTGGCTTAAGTTTTTTGCTGTAAAGGGATAATCTTTCCAAGCTACTGCATTTTTTAACGGCGCAAAGCCTTGTTTATTTAACTTTGCATTACGTAATAATTTATCGCCGATGTAATGGCCCAAATAATAAGCTGGTACCTTTCGACCTCTTAGCGTGACAGCATCAGATGAGCGGCAAAGGTTCGGGCTCCAAATGAATTGAACAAACTGAGATTGAGCATCTACGCTTGTCGCAAATTGAGCTGCTTGCTCAGCTGTAAAAGTTGGGTTGATTTCAGCATCCAAAGGAATACGTAATTTTGTAGCTGCACGTTGAGCCGCAACATAAATTGGTAAATCATGAGGATTTGGTAAAGTCAGATATGCTGGTGTGCTTAATTGGCTTGTCAGAATTTTATATAGTTCATCTGGATTAAATGACGGTAACGATTCGTCTTCCAATGCCAACGTTTTTGATGCACGACCTAAGCTATTTGATTCGTTATAAGCATTAGATTTGAGAATTGCTTGTAACGCATCAATACCTAACGATAAATCAAATCGCTCGAAATATTCTTTCGCATCAGCTACAGCGACAATAGAAGCGGAATTTTCAATGTCTCCATCTACTAATCCCTGAACAGTAACAATTTGGTCACCAGTTACCGCATCACGTATTTCTAAACGCATAGAAATATCTGCAGGTCCACGTGGGCTTGAAACTTTCGCAAAAAAGGCCACATTGATTTCTGCACTTGCAAGATAACTGTATGTATCAAATTCTAATTTGAGTGATGGACTGTCCCCTGCTACAAGGGATAGCTCACCTGTACTTGATAGAGCAAGTATATTCATTACATTACACGCCCAAGGCTATTTGTTTTAAGTATTTTGAGCCGTGGGAGTTTTTGATTTTCTGGCTAGTTCCAATGAAAAAAAACCACTCGAAAGTGGTTTTTCATTTCCTAAATTTTATAATCCGCTAGCAGGTTCTGTTGGCTCTTCTGCCTCAGTAGGTACAATTTGAAGTACATTACCTTTCAAGCCATTAATTTGATCTAGATTATCTAGCAATTGTTTATGAGCTTCGTCACCGATCAATGTGAATGTAACCTTTTGACCTGCTTGTACCAAAACCTGTGTAAATGGTTCAGTAATGTCACTTAAACCGTTATTTTGAAGTGTAATACTTCGTTCAGTTGGTTGATCACCTACAGCATCCATAATTGGGTTCGTGCCATCAATAATGAAAATAGTCATCTTGTTACTCAACAGTTAGATTCTTACCAAGCCCCTTCAACTGACGTAAGTTTTCCAGTACTTGATGTTTAAATGTTTGGTTATGACACGTAATACTTGCTATTTTACCTGCCTCAATAGCAACACGTGATAACGGTTCTAAAACAGTTGAAAATCCGTTATTAGTCACATTAATAACTAGAGGATCAACATTACTAATGGTAGAACCAGAAAGATTTTCCACAATTTGATGTTCGGCCATGGGAATATCAGTTTGTTGTGTCTTATTTGATGATTCAGTTGAATTTCCATTATCTTTAGTACTGGAATCTTCATTATCTGAATCGCCATTTTTCAAATCAGTAGGTTTCTTACCTTCATCTTGGGAAGCGCCGTCTTCAGGACCTTGGCTATTTAACAAATCACCTTGGTCTGAAGCTTTTTCATCACCAGCTTGGGTATTCTGTGTTTCTGTAGTTTTATTGGTTTTATTACGTGTGTTTTTTGGTTTAATAGTCGCTTGTTCGTCAGTTGAAGCTAAAGTTTCGTCAGTGTTTTGTGTTGCTGCAGCCATGAGATTTTCCTTTCAATAAATAAGGGAAAAGGCGCATCGAAATGCGCCTTAATTTGTATTACTTACGATTTTTTAAGAGATGGCATATTGATGCAGTGAATGACATAGCTTTGGTCAGCGTATCGATCCAATGGGTTCATTTCTGCAGCTTGAGAGCCAATTAAAGTAAGTACTGATTCACGTGCATCTGGACGTGTTTCAATAACTGAGAGTGGGGTTTGAATAAACCCAACAAACGGCGCTCGAATTGGCTCATTCCCACGACCAACTAAAAGCATATCAAATGCTGTATCTGCTTCAGCTACAAGCTCTTGTGCTGACGGTGCGTGGTAAACGTTTGTACCATCTGCAAGTTTACCAATACGAACAATTTGCCCATATCCAGCAGAGTACCCAGTTTTTGTCGGCATCTTATCGCTAGATAGTTGGTTAAAGAATACTGCACCACTATCCCCCACATACAAATCGTAAGCAACAGTAGAGCCACCAGTACGCTGATTAATATCCATTTTTGCAGCAGAAATAAACTTCATTACTTCGCCAAACAGATCGCCAGTGGTATTAAACGCTGCTGCTAATTTACCAGTCACACCACGAGAAGCATCAAAAGTAATTTCATGGCCTGAGTATTCAGCCAAATCTTTTGCTTCACCTAAAAGACGGACCGTTTGTTCCAAGAAAACTTTACCCTGAATAATTGCCAAAGCTTGACCTAAGAAGCCGAGTTTGAGTTCATTATTCAACTGAGTCTGCAATAAAGTTGCTGCGGTAACCTGTGCCATAATTGGTGAAGCCACCAAATTTTCATATTCAGGTTCAAAATCAACACCTACAGGCGTCATTAAGAAGTTACCGTTACCATCACGCGCATCAAAATCAGCTACGAGATGAACTTCAACTTTAGCACCAGCTGGTAAAGCTTCATTTAAGGTCACGCTAATTTTGCTAGCAGAAAGGTCAATTTCACTACCAACAACACGATACTCTACGCCGTTTACAATTACGCTTTTTTCAGCAATAGCAGAAATCTTGCCTGAAAATTTTGATTTACTGCGGTTTCGAGTATGCGCAACTTCTTTACCGTTGATTTTGATTGAAACATTACCAGCAATAAACGGCAGTAACTTCGCATTTACATCTGGCGTTTTTGCCTTGAAATCTTCATAGCCAGTTCGTGCTACCACTGAGTAGGTTGTACCCGCACCACCATTTGACAATGCAAAACGTAAACGGCCCTCTACATAAGGCTTTGAGGCATTTGCACCGTCTAAGTATTCTGATTTCTTCATTGCACCAAAATCACGATTGGTGACAAAACGAATAGATACTAACGGTACTTCATTTGAACCATTAGAGTTTGGAATCATTGCAACAATTGGCGTTGCATAAGCGATAACGTTTGCAATAGTTGCTACAGTAATCGCTGGGACGATACTTACAGATTCATGATGCTGGTGATTTACATCATCAAATCCAGATTCATTAATACTGTCATAATAGCTAATGGTATCAGTAGGCAAAGAACCAGCTTGTTTAGCACCACTTAAACCAGCAGTTAACGCAGCTGCAATGATTGAAGGATGGGGTAAATCACCGCCATGGCGTGCTTGATATTGTGATACCCCAAACATCACAGCTTTATCAACTTCTGGCGCATATTCGATGCCAATTGAATCAAAAATTGCTTTTAATACTTCTGGGTACTCTTCTGCCGCTGTTTGTGCACTATCAAACCCATTTTCAAGCTCATCAGGACTTTTGAAATAGTAATTTCGGCACTGAGCTGTAGCAATTTGTTGAGCCTCATACTTTTTACGAATTTCGTCTGATAACACAGTCATTTTAAACCAGCCTTTGGCTTTCTATCTAAGATAAGGAAAGGATGGCATGCGGTTTTTAATCTTATTTATGCTAGTTCCAAAACTTTTCTTGATACTTTTATAAGTTGGCCCCATATAAATAGATCAAAATTATTATTCAGTTAAGTAATCAATTTATTTATAACTGTAATTAACTTTTTTATTCCATTAATCATTATAGGAAATCATATGTTAGTAGATATCTATCAATCAGCTTCACACTCTTCAAAATATTTAACAGTTCCAAACGGTTTTGATGTTAATAAGTTAAATATAGAAGAGATAGATAAAGATTATAAAGTAGTGAAAACTTTTAAAACAAACATTGATCTTGTAACTAATTCAAAATTAATCGCTGCTACTGATGAAATACTTAATCAAATAAATAAGAATGGCTATGCAATACATGGAGCAACCGTTCTTGCATCAGAATAATAAGTTTAAAAAAATGCCCTAAAATCTAGATTTTAGGGCATTTAATTATCCACTTACACCACTTGAAACATAAATCTCCACATTATCACCTGCTTTCACTTTATAACGGAGCTTATCCCAGCAATGTTGTCTAAATGGTTCGGTATCTGGTGCAGCAGCTGTTAAAGAAAGAATAGGCACCCAGTGTGAATCATTTTGCGGATCAGCAGAAGGAACATTACTTCCGAAAAATTCTACTTCTGCCCCGTTCCCGATCACCTGGTAATTGAAAATTGCAGAAGTACATTGCTCAGCTATATCAATATCCCCTGTCTTTTTCCCTTTTACATTAAAAACTAAATAACTCATTAACTCTCTCCATCACCATTAGGTGAAATAAACAAATCATCTCTACGGTTTAAAACATACTTACTGCCAAAATCTGCCATGAGGCTAAAACCAGTTATATTCACAATCTCAAACCACAACATTAAATTTTCATAAATCATTAACCCTAAAAGATCCCCTTCTTTAAGAATCAAATCTGGGATGTTGATTATCCTGTCCAATACATCTTCTAATTCATCATTAAATGGCTCTACTTGAGCAGTTAATACCAAATCTGAGGGGTTATTCATTGAGAAGTTCTTTTGAATATAACCACCATTAAATTTATCGAAATGAACATAAGCAGCGCCCTTATATTCATACTTGTAGTTGGGTTCATCTTGAATCGATAAAGTGTTCGCTTCAAAAGAAAGAGGATCTAAAGGTTTTGAATCTTCAGCTGGATTATTGAAAATTACTTCTTTTCGCCAAATTTGCGCTGGAATACTTGCTAGAGCATTCATAACAACGCGTCTAGCTGCTAAACGGCGTCCATTTGCAACTTGATTTACTGATCTATTTAGCATTTCGACTTAAACCTTTCATAAAGACATTTAACATGTCATTGTCGATTGCGCCTGATTTATGTAAGGCTTGAATTCTTTCAATTTGACTCGCTCTAACAGTTTCCACTTCAAAACGTTTGAGGGTTTTTAATTCGCGTTCTAAGAGCTTTTTGGCAACTTTATCAGCTCTACGCATCATTTCTTTTTCTGCTTTTTGGATATTGGCTTTGATTGGCTTAACAGAACCATTCATCAAATCCTTTACTTGCTCGTTAATTGAATTCTGTATTTGCTTATCTGTTTGCTTATACCGTGCACCTACTTGTTTTTTACGGTCTTTCTCTACTTCCTTTTTAAGGTAGGCAATCCCAGATGGTGAACTAATCCACTTAACAACGCGCAATACATGCTTACATGCCACACCGGATAAATGCGGGTTACGTATCTTTGGAAAGCCGCCCTCATCACGTCCTAAATTGTAACCGCCAATAGTTGCCATATAGCGGTACCAGAACGTATGACGTTCGCAATCACACTGAAATTTGATTTTGCCTTTAGCCAAGCGGTTTTTGACGGTGTTTAATGCCTGTTTATCGATATCAAAAACAACAGATTTAAAGTTAGAAAACTCAATCTCAACGTGATGATTTAAAACTTTACTATTTGGTCCGGCATTAGTAAGCAAGTGAACTAAACCAGCTTTTCTGCTTACTGGAACCGCCAAATAGATTTGCTCATTTGCCCGGTCAATATCGTCTTGTCGGCTTAAATTAATGATGTTTTGAGGGGTAATACCCTTACTATACTGATCTTTTAATAGTTGAATGTTTTCCTGAAATGCCAAGATATCATCACGGGTAATACGCCGTGGTACTTCTCCATTTCGCTGACCTAATGTTGTAAAAAGTACCCTTTCGACATCATATTTTTCCCCTTGGGCAATATCTTGTGGTCGCAAGAACATAGGTTTAGGGATCTTTCGTCCCCAATCATCATATTCAATTTCTTTTTCTGCAAATGCCCGCTGTTCTCTATCTGCACGCTGGCGGCTCTGTTGATCTCTACGAACTCCACCATTTTGCAAAGACTGGTTTAATTGCAGCTGGGCACGGCGTAAATCATCTGGCTTGAATGCTGACATTTTAATTATCCTGCAAGTATTCTTTTTGAAGTCTTAAAAGATCAACAAGCCTTGGAAAAGCCACCTTATTAAGAGGTAACTTTTCCCAAACGCCGTTCACACCACACGCCACAAGTACTGCATCAATATGGTTTCTTGAACCATATAATTTCAAACTCAACAGTGATGGATCTTGAGATTCATCGTCTTTGATTTCCCAAACAATCAGATTCTGAATATTATTTTGTTGAAGATTCCGGTGAATTAAGTCTCTAATAGCATTTCGATAATCATTTCTCATACTGTTTTACCTATTTAAGCTTTAACAGTACTTACACGAGCAAAGCCACCAGTACCTGCTTTACCAGTGTTACCATTACTTTCGGTTGCAACACCAGGTTCACCAACAACTAAAGTCATATACTGAGTTTTTTCGGTTGAATTCACATATCGGCAAATGAGTAAACCACCACTTGCACCACCACCACCAAGTGCCCAGCCATCATCACCTACACCATTAGCACCATCACCACCAGCACCCCAGTTTGATACTGGACTTACTGATGCGCCGCCTTTGTGGTTTGTTTGGTTTGCAGCTGTACCAGCGTTACCAAGCTTGCGTGAAATTTCGGTTATGTTTGATGTCACAGTGATTACACCTGCTAAACCACCAGCACCATTTGAGAAAGCACTACCATTCGACCACTGACCACTGGTACCGCCTTTACCGCCGCCAACAACCGCCAAATCAAGTTCATTTAAACGTAAGCGTGTATCTGTTCCACTGGTCCCATGTGCCAATGCTCCTAACTCCCAGACACTGCCACCACCAGCACCACCAGCACCAACCAAAATGAATTCTTTTTGTTCTTTCGGTTGAATTGGAATGATATAAACACCTGGGACTGTGTAATCGCCGTTTCCATCGTTTAGTGTTTCTGCAGCTACCTGAACAACGGACCAATTCACAGTACCTGAATACCCTATCCGGTTTTGACCTGAGCGGTCCCAAACTTCATATGAAAAACCCTTTTCAGCACGGGTAAGCTTCCATGCTTCATGTGGGCTTTCTGGTGTTAAATAGATTGCATACTTTGAATCACGTAAATCAGTAACTTTGCCACCTAGTTCAACTGTGGCTGAGCTACCAATATTTACACCTGCTCCAATTAATTTTGGATATTGAGCATCTAAGTTTTTCTTGAAATCGATTAACTGCTGTAACAAATTTTTGGAACTAAGATCTAGATCATCAATCTGTTGTTGTAAATCATCGTCTTTGGCTTTTACATCTTTTTCAAATGCATATTGGGGGTGCGGATCCTCATGCTGATTATGTTCAGTCATGAGCTTACGAATTAACGCGCCGTATTGTGGGTGTGGGTCTTCATCTGCACTATGCTGGTTCATCAACATCACTGCAATTGGAGTATTTGGATCAATTTTTATAGTTACATTTTTTAAATTAACGTCAGTTAAAACAAATCCAAAAGTAACGATAGCAACCACGTTTGCATGCAGTGACATGATTGATTGAACTTCTGTAGTTGACGCCACTGCAAGTAAAGTGCCATCTGATAGATATATACCTAACTCAAACACTTCCATTGTTAAAGTTGGCTCAATACTCATCACAAAACGCAAAGTTCCAGTTTCTGTGTCTACACCACCACCATTAAGCGAAAATCTGGCTAATTCATTTTTAAGAGAAGTTAGGTTTTTCGCTTCAACTGATGCATCAAATTTGCCGGTACCAACAGCAAGATGAGTAAGCTCCCCACCAAAGCTAGCAACATCGCCTGCTTTATTTAATGCATTCCGACCTGCGTCAGTTAAAAAGAAATTAATAGCCATAACCCACCCATATGATTTATTGATCTATGGTAGTTACGGCAAAAAGGTTCGGTGGGGGGCAGTTCCACAAAACTAATCATTTTCTTTTTCGGCAGCTTCTCTTAAAGCACTGAATCTTGACTTACGTTCAGCTTGTTCACGGCCTTCTGGTGTATCGTCAGTGACATTTACAGTTTCGTAAGCTTCAGTGTAATGAACGTTTTCTAAGAATAAGAAGGCAAAAGCATCACCAATATCCGGTGATTTAATTCCCATCCGTTTCATTTCGTCTTTGCTTAAGATTTTATAACGAGCAAAGTCATCAAAACGGTATGGAACGTGGATTAACTGATCTTTAATTTTCACATTGTGTTTCTTCGTTTTTATTTTAAAACGGCCACTTGCGATTGCTCGAGCTAAGCCAACATAAGCTAATGACCTTTTATTTGTAAACTCTTTTCTATTGTCATTACTAAAACATTGTGAGCCCCAATAAACAGGAACGTAGAAAATACCTTGCTTTTTAAGGTATTGGCCTAAACCTTTACCCGCCCCGTTATCATCTACAACTAAGTTAGCATTTGGGTACTGTAAAAGTAGCTCATTAATCTTTGCAAATAGTTCTAAGATATCATCTCTGTTTTTGCATAATGGAATATCTACAACTTCTACACGGCGTGCGCGCTCTCCCCATTGCGATTCACCCCAAACTTTAGAAACAACAATTACTGAATCGTCACGGCCGACACCACCACCAACGTCAACCGTAATGACATAGCCGAATTGATGGTCATCAAAAATACTGGCGCCAACATACATTTCTTCAGTTTGACGCTTGGTAATTAAGAACTCGTCTGATAAGTCTGGGAATTCACCTAGAACACGAATCTTATACTGGGCATCTTCTCTGCTTCCGTATTTTTGCCGTTGTTCTTCTAAGGACTGCTTACTAACTAGTGGTGACTCTTCACCATTAAATGTGAGAGCAATCCATACCCCACCTGCTCGATGACTTAACTTATGATGAGTTTCATAGAACATCCCCGCGTTACGGGTAGGCTGAGAGGTCATTACTGCACGGTTGTCTTCGTGCGTTAAGGCACCAAATGCTACATCAAGTACGGCATCATCTACACCACTGGCCTCATCGACCCAGACCATGTAGTTATCGCCGTGGTTACCTGCTAAGTTTGTAGGTTGATGTTTTGGTGCTGTCTTCGCAAAGACATACCATTTTTCTTTGTAGCCTTTGATGTATACAAGTTCAGATTGGTACCCAACATAATCAGCAAGCCAAGCCAAAGGCCCTTGCTTCAATCGTGCTAGATTGATACTGATTTCTTTCCACACTTGTTTCTTTAACTGCCCAATCTGCGGAGCAGTAAACATCATGATGGATTCATCAAAAAACAAGAGATGCCATAAGGCAACAATACCGGCACTGGCCGTTTTACCAGTGTTATGAAGTACTAAGTCATCTTCACCCAAGAAAAATGGATCTGGATCGAGTACAAAACCGTAATATTTACCTTCACCTAGCTCAGTAACCGATGTAATTTTTAAAGGCTTATGTTCCCCATCTATAAGCCTATAAGATGCAAACTGTTCCCTACTTTCAGGTTTAAGGTTCATATATTGAGAAACAAGCAATTCAATCTTGTCGCCCTTTGACCACCCGTTACCATCGTATAAAGAAATTAAGCAAAGAATATGTGATTTATTGAATGTATGAGCTTTACCATTCTCATATTCAAACCGGAACATTTCCTGATAACCGGTTACTGTTTTAATTACATCTAGTTCTGTCTTACCATCTGCAGCAAGAATTTTATGATTTAGATTAATACGCTCAACTGGGATAAATTCCCCATTGGCTAATTTGATTAAAGTCCCTTTACCAAAGCAACCATGCCCCGATGCTACTGAAGTACGGCTACCATCAAATGCAATAGATTCAAAAAGTAATTCTTGTTGCCATGTGGGTTCGACACCTAATGCTTCTACGGCGAAGGCATAGATGTCGTATCGATAACGCTCACAAAGTTCCCACCATTCGGGAATTTCTTTTAATGGTGCCAAAGCCATACCGTAAAAACACCATTACTTAAAAGATTGAAAAAGGAAGCATTGTTGGATCTACAGCATCTTCTTCAAACTGATTCCCTTCAGTAATTGAAAAGCCTTTGGCAATTTTCGTACTAGCCCAAACAGCTAATAGAATTGCAATGTGTCCATTGTTTAAGCTGCTGCTATCAAATTCTTGCTGAAGGCCGTTTTTATCGACCTTACGGATTTCAAGTACGTTTTTAGGGTTGTACTGGTTTAGCTTCGGCTCAATTTCAATTAACTTTGCTCTGAAACGAGCTTGGTAAATTGAAATCACTTCTTCTAAGTGCTCTTTAGCATTGAAACTTAATTGCCAATTCTGTACTTGATCCGGTGAGTCAGTTACTACAACTGTTTGATCTCTTAAATCGCTTGGTACGGGCAAATTTGAATAAACAGCTGTTTTTTGAATAACAAGCTCACCTGTATCAGCAAATGCCGCTCCAATAAGTCGAATTGGTTGATCCGAAAACCCAGCAACACGGCTGTCTATACGAATAATTCCAGACATTACATTTATCCTTAGCGCCGTTTGCGTTCTAACTTGGTTTGGCATTCAATGCAGAATTTCACGCCACCTAAAGCACGGCGGCGCTCTGGTATTTCTTCACCACATTCAACACATTCTTTTTCAGATTCGCCTTCAAAACGGCAACGGTTCGCAATTCCTTGCTGCAACAAATACTCAGCACTTTCTTGTGCCTTATCGATTAAGTCAGTCATCTATACGCTCAACTGTGATTTCGCCTGTTTCTCTATCACCCTTCACACGCTGGTGATCAAGTGATGTGTACTGATCAGCTTGCACTACAACTTTGTCGTTGATTGCGGGCTGTTCCGTTGCTGAGCCGTCAGGTTCATAGCCATTACCTGTGTTTTGGTCGAATGGACCACCGAAACCGATGACGTTAGGTGTATAACCCACGAGCTGAATATCTACAGTTGAGATAGAAAGATTGATTGCTTCGCTTGGGACTGGTGATGGAAAAAGTTCATTTTCAAAAACAGTGAATGTTGAATTTAATACATGATCATTCCATTGCTGAAATGGCACATTAAAACGACGGTTATCATTGCTAGACATGTACGCGCAAAATTGCCCAATGACTGAACGCAGATCATTGGGATTGGTGGCAAAGAAAGCGATTTGAGCACGTACAGTTGTCGGCACCAGACGAACCTTCACCCGTTTCTCATCAATGACCGTTTCAATAAAATCAGGCACTGGTAATAATTGATTTACATCAGGGGGTTGGTCAGTTAACGCTGTTGCAGTAAGCATTACAGGTAAAAGCACTTTGGATTCTTCCTCATGCTTCTGGCTTTTTCTATATTCAGAAAGCATTGCTTCTGAATCGTCCATCATCCGTGACGGACATGCTTTTATAGCGTTACCAATGGCTCTCAACTTCCAATCAGCCGTTAATTGTGTCTCAGGCATATACCAAGCACGAAAATTGACAAGCTGCTTATACCAAGCGTTTTGGATGCATTTAAGCGAATCGTTGGGGTAATTCATTATTACCCCCATACACTAAAGATACTGCCAAAAGACTTTTTCGGCTTTTTAGGTTTCTCTTTTACGTTTGGATTGTCCAAACTTTGAATGATTTGTTCAGCTTGTTGTTGTACTGAATCAAAACTCTTCACAGGATTTACCATACCCGTATAGAGTTCTTTTTTGCGTTCTTCTCTAAGTTGTTGCAGGCGTTTCTGTTTATCAAATTTTTCTGATAATTCACCCACTAATCCTTGAGCATTTCCTAACTCGGTTAATAGATGCAGCTGACTATTGATATTGTCGTATGTCTGTAAAATTTGATCTTCAAGTAATTGGGCAATAATAATTTCGGGCTGTGATAACTGTGAAATATCTGTTGCGCTATCAAAGCAAGAAACAACACCTTCTGGCTCTTCAGGAACAAATAATCCATCAAATAACTGACCATCCCCTACATTACTTGCATAATTTGGTTGTGCAACGAAATCAAAACCAAAAAAACCCGTTGGAATTAAACGGCCACCGACATTCTTGTAATTGACTGATGTGCTAAAACCACCCGCTTGGGCTTTATAATCTTGTAATGCGATCTCACCAGGCTCGTTATCATAAAACTCTTCTCGGTGTTCAACTATTCCATCCTTTGAAGCACGTAATTCAATTGTTTTAAACGCCCGTGAAAGATATACAACTTTACCTTTAATGATCACCGTTTCAGGCGGCACCATACCATAGCGCTGTCGAATTTGATGACCGTAAAAACCTTGTAATGAATTAGTAGCAACCATTTCTTGTACATGGTCACTGTTGATCAAGTTGACCATTGCATCTACATCGACATTACTTCGATCAACACCGGTAAATTTACGGCATCGGTCATGTAAGTTGTAAGATAGAACTTTTGTCTTTCTATTTTTGCTAGCCATAAAAAAGCCCCAATGCTGTGATTGAGGCTATTGTTTCAGTTGTTCTATAGTTGAAATTTAATCAGTTCCAAATCAAATCTTTTGATCAAACTCAATTAATTCCAATAGCTTGTCATGCTGTTTATCTTCAATGGTTGCATCAAAGATGTACCCACTTTTAAGAGAAATAAAAACATCATAAAAGCGCTCATGGATCATGCCTCCTCGATGTTCACTTTCGGAGACTTGCAAACAATCCATTTGAGATAAGTCAATTAATTGAGAACAAGCACGTTTTCTACAAAAGATTTTTAATCGCATACTTCACCCAATTACTTAACAAGAGTGCCTTCAACACCACGAGCACGGCGCTCAGCTGTACGTTTATTAAATTCTTCTAGCGCACTTTCCATATAACTAATGGCTTGTTTGTTGAACTCACTCGGAAATTTTTCATCCAAGGTTTTAGTACGGTGAATAAGTACTTTTAACAATGCTTCACTAGTAACCCCATTCACCCCATGTTCTGGAATTGGGCCATCCTGAAAATGAATACTGATTTCAAAATCTTTTGCATTTTGGTTTTCGGGATTTGCTGAAATCTTATAGTAATGGCCCTGAGCATATTCCGTGATGCCTTCAACCACTTCCCCTTTAATAACTTTATCAATTTCTTGTGGCTCTAATTCATGGCTTGCATATCCTAAGAAATGATCAATTAATAAGTTTTCTCCCTGACCATTGATAGGTTCTGCGATTCCTACTAAAACATTGTCTTGAGCTTGTTGCATATAAAAAAGTCCTGAACTAATGAACAGGACTATGAAATCATTTTGTATTTGAGCGCTAACTCAACAGTTCCAATTGAATTAAAGGAAGTTATAGACTGCATAAGGCTTAGCTGCTATTGCCGCTGCAAAGCTTGTGGTGCCTAAATCTCTATCAAATGCCATTGAGTGAACTTTAACGACAATATTGGCTGGTACTAAACGCCGTAATATCGGTGACAGCTCTACCACTTCATTTGCATCAACAGTTTTATCTAAAACAATTCTAATCCGACTTGTTAAGAAGTAATTTGGCTTTTCAAAATCAGACAAATAGGCTGGATATTCTTTCAGCTTTTCTAAGCTGTGCCATAGCCGGATAATCTGAAAATGATCTTTTCCCCACAACATTCGTAAAACAAACTCTAAAAACGCTAATCCTCTTTTATTACCCATACTGCTCCAATTGGCATAGATAATTCGCATTAACGTGTCAGAAGTGTTATTTCGCCGTAATACAACAAGTCCGTTTTGTTTAGAGAACCGTTCTACAACTGTTTTACTACCGATATGAGGACAACCGTAATCCAATAAATCTTGTATGGACTGTTCAAAGTTTTGTGCAAATACTTGTTTAAATGCTTTAGCAAGTGCGGTTTGCAAGCCCGTACTCACATAGTGTTCATCGATAGGCCGAGTAAAGCTTATAGGGTCCATGTAGCCCCCGAAATATCAGCGGTGCGTTCCAACTCAACAGTAATGCTGTCTTTTGTCACATACACCCACTCATTAGGCTTATTCAACTCATTTGAAAGCATAATGGTAAAGTCACTCATCCGGTCTTGGAAAGCCACAATATTGTCATTAATCAGCTTCCCCATTTCTTGCGTATTAAAGCCATTAACCAGCCAACGACTTGAGCTCAATGATTCACGCCCGTATCGTTCTACAAGTAATTCTTTGATCTGTGTCTTAACCATATCAGTGTTATGTACAGAAGCCAAAGAGCCTTTAATTTTTACTTCAATTGGCTTTTCAACTACTTCATGTACATTCACTTTACCTTCATACAAGTTATCGCAATAACCAATATACCGACAGATATCTTGTTCTAACGTTGCTTGTTCAGCTGGGTTCTTCGCAACCACCACAAGATTTAAATGATTTATGTCGCGGTATGTAATGGCAAAGTGTTGCTCTTGCAACGTTTCATTCCAGACAGAAATAAACTGTGCCCGTTTCATAAATTTTTTACGGACTGCATAGTCAAAGTTGCCGAGAAATACCGCATCTTCATCGTAAAGTGATGGATAGCTTGATAATAAACGTAATTCTGATACAGCTAACGGATCTACGCCCTCTCTAATCAGTCCACCAGCTTTAAAACGCACTGATACCCGCTGTTCATCATTAGTAAGTACATCAAGTAAGGCCGCATCTTTTAAACGATTAACATCAACTTCCCCGTATGTCTCAAGAATTCCAATTATTACCGTTTCATTGGCTTGCAGAGTACGACCAGCTCTCTCAGAATCGCCAAACTCAATAAACAATCTTCTTAGATTATCTGTAGTAACAGTTACAGCATATTCACCTGGTTCAACATTCATCCAGCGCGGCTTAATTACATAGTTATTATTGCCCTGCTTAACCGAAATATTTGCAAGTGAAAGGTCCTCTAAAAGGTCTATTCGATATTTATGGAACCCTTCAGTAACTGGTACAACATATTTAATTTCACGGTATTCACTTTGTTCTGCTATTACTTCCGCCGTCTCACCAGCTTTAACAGTAATTGATTGAAGCAACCGCCATACTCTACCGCCGCTATGGTCCTCAATCATTCGCCCTTGACTTAAGCTCACAGCATTTGTTGACCGGTTGATAATTTCTATTAAGTGCTGACACGGTGTACCTATAGGCAAAATGCCTTTATTTGTAGCATCCGCAATAATTGAGCGGTCACGTGTTTTGGTAAATGGTTCAATTGAAGCAATATCGATTTCTGGACCAAATGCAGTCAAAAAACTAGCCATAGAACGCAGCTGGTGAACGACAAGTGGATCTTGAGCTTTATAGCGTTCCTGAATCTCATAATCATCTATCGCTGCTTGGAGCTGGGCTTCAAAATCAGCTTGCGTTAATGTCATATGTCTCACCTGTTACTGATTTACCCAATCGGTCTGCTACTTGGTTAAGATCTATATTCACATTCATGATGCTTAAATGAATATGAACCGTCTCAAATCCTTCGGTTTGTGAATACAGGGCTAATTGGTCAGAGTTAAGCTCAGATAATATTGGTAGATCCTTTTTCATCTTAATAAGAAAACTATCTGCCACCCTCGAGTCTAAAGGTGCCATTAGCAAATCATAAAGAGGTGCACCAAAGTCAGAACCATACTTCCCATTAACCGGATGATTAAGCCAGTACTCAACCATGTCTAAAATTGTTTTAGATGTGATCATTAGGAAGTTGCTCTATTACTGAAAATCATCAAAAGCTTTACTAGTATTGCAGTGCCGATCTGGTAAGTTGAAAAAATGGTGAAATAGATTATGAATATCCATAATGAAACGCTTAATGCATCAAAATATGAAGCAACGTTATAGATTCGCCAATCAACAAGAATAATAGTGATCAATACACATGCCATACTTATGAAATACATATATCTGATTTCTTTAAATAAGAGGCTTATAGGCACATGACGGAATTGTTTAATATACGCAGCTTTATTCTTGCTATTCCATCCTGTAACAACGGAAAGATAAGCTAAAAATGCAAGAATTAAGACAATATCAATACCGATTTGAATTTGCATAAAAAACACCCTTAATAAGAACTGTATTAAGGGTATTGCTTTTGTATATATGTAAGCGTGAATGGTTCCATATTTGAAAATAAGAAATGCATGGATTATTATATATACAAAGCCCGCTCCACTTATGACACGAGAACGTATAGGGTCATAAGTGTAGGTTAGAAGATGTCGCAACCCATCTCTAACTACCGGGCTTTTTTTAATGCACTTCAAAAGCTGTAAGCAGCCATGCATTACTACCTTCTCGCTTAATCAATGACGCTTCATGCGAATTAAATACAATATTTATTCTTGTAGATAATCCACGTTCTGTACGCCGTTGTGTACTACCTTGAGCGATTGTTTGCACAATAGTATCCACAAGCATATGCACAACTTCATCATATGTCATGCCATCACTTTCCATACGGCGCTTGATAATATGCTTAATACCCTGTTTATCACTGCCATACTCAAAATCCACCCAGCCTAAATCATTACGATACATAGCTCTATGCACTGTGGTTTTTTCCATAATGGCTTTGTTCATTGCAGCTTTACCACGTGTGATATTTGCTGTAACTGATTTGATTGGACTCGCACTATCAAATTCAGGCTTTCCCAGTTCGGATTGACCAGCCTCCGAACTTATACCAAGTTGATGCTTTGCTTGTTCAATTTGTTCCTTAAGCTGGTCACGGTGAGCTATTTGCTTAGCTAAATCCTCATCAAGCTTTTGCTCTTGTTCTTCGACTTCTTTAATTTTCTGATCTACAGAAGTACGGCGCGGCGGCAAACTAACTTTTTCCCGTTTATTTTGTTCTTGTATCTTAGATTGTGCTTCACGGATAAGTTTAGCTACACAACTCACGGCGTTTTCAAATGTTGGTTTATAGTCATCACTAAAATCACCAGATAACACAATAACTTTGTCATTAAGCTCTGCCTTCACCACATCTGCTAAAGCACGAACATAAAGTGTGAGCGTAGCGCCACCTGAAAAGAAAAATGCAACTGGTAAAACGCTAACACCAGCAATACGCTTAATTTTGCGAAATTCTGGTGTAACAATCGTTTGACCTGTTGCTTTTTCTAAAGCCGTTTGGATCTTTTTAATATATGGAGTAGTAGCTGTTACAGCTGCAAGATTAAGACTGCCCATGAAAAATAACCTCATATTAATGAGGTTATCTTGTAATTAAATTTTTTCTAGAAATTACATAAGTTCCATTAAATTTCATTTTGTTTATAAATAAAAACCTGCATTTGCAGGCTTTTATTTGAAATTAATTAGAAGTTAATTTATTTCGGACGTTCGTTAAACTATGTTGAAACATTTGTAAACCTAATTCAGTAGAAATTTTGACAGGTTCACCATGGTGATATGTTTCAGTGTTAGCGTGATATGTGTTGCCATTTCCAACAAGATGATTTGTTTCAGCAATCTCTGTTTGCAACATTTGTATTTGATTATTAAGAGTTGTAGACATGATAGGCGCTTCCAAATTATGAACTTCTTCTCGTTTAATACTGCAATATTTTACTTCCCCTGCAGTATATTGATCGTATTTAATAGCTTCTAGGACAACAGCTATCGCATTAGGACAATCATGAATAATATGCTGAGTATGAAAACTCCCCGATCCAATTACAGTAGGAACATTAGTAATGTTTTCTATTGTAAACTCAGTGTCATTTACCATTTTAGAAACTTTAAGGCAAGAACCACTTAAATAGATTAGTGCAATAAAATCACTATTTGTTTTTTCAAGTATAGATCTCGGAAGCTCAAATTGTGTTTTATTTTGTAAGATAAAATCAATAAGGGCCTCGCTAAAATCTCTCATACAAAATAAACATCCAGCCATACCAAATACAATATCGCCCAAACGTTTCACTTTCCTAAAAGGAATATTTAGAGTAACTTCTGTACGATTTACTGTAAAGGCTATGTCGGAAGCCATGAAATGAGTATCATAAGCTGTTGTTGTCATTAACATAATCCTTAAAACGCGCGCGAATTATGCATTTATGAATAATATTTTTCAAGAACTATATGATCAATTACATTGGAAATATCAATTAAATTAAGAATTTTATATTTGTCATTAAATTTAAAAAAGCCAGCTTAATTGCTGGCTTTTAAATTAAGGGGAGTTCATTTTGTAAACTCTTAGAAGATTAATAAGCCCTATCCATTCACATGTTGATACGGAAATCGTTTTAACACTTTTCCAAGTTCAAGCACCTCATCTTTATGTAAGAAATCCCACAATTGATTAAAGCGTTCACGCAATTGCACAACATTAACGGGTGTGTGGTGTAGTGAATATTGCTGTACAGAAACTGCGCCGCTTTCTTGAATCGATATCCAAAAGTTTTTAGGCCCTTTAGGAGATTGATACTTTAGCTTCTCACCTATCAGTTGAGCAATTTCATATGCCAACGGATTCTCAAGAGCTGGATACCGAGCAGCGAGATTATCTAGGAATTTTTCTAAACGTTTAAGTGTATCTGTTTCAGTTGGGACAAGCTCATGAAGTGGTATTGTCTCAAGGTACTGCTTCGCATCATCAAAATGGATTGAAAGTAATTGGCTATATTTAGCTATGCCAAAATGTCTGTTATGACGAATCCACATTGAAGCTCTTAAGCTTCGATCCCTTCCTGCACGGCGATCAACTATTTCGTGCAGTGCATTTTGTTGTTCTGGAGAAATGGTTAAGCGTTGGTTTATTGCTTGCCCTTTAGTCCAGTATTCCCACAGCACATCGTCGCACTCTTGCTGGTACAAAATTACTGTATCACGGAGGGCTGGTTTAACCTTATTTGGACTTATAGTCATTAACCATCCAAAAAGCTTACGAACAGGTAAACAAACCATATTGTACTGTTTACCATCTTTTCCAGTTGTCACTATTTCAGTGATAACTGAACTAAATCTTTGTTTTAACTTTTCATATTGTGATTGCCATGTGAGGCCCATCCCTTCAACAATTGGGCGCATGGCCGTAAATGGCTGATTGTTGAATTCAATAATTACTAAATCAGCACTATGAAAAGGTACATTAATTTGTGTTAAAGTACGCATGTTGTTGCTCCTATGCAATGACAGGCCTCGTTTTCTTTCCACGGACTGCGAGGCTTTTTTGTGGTTAAAAATTTACATATTGTTCTTCTGTTAGATTACTTAATAAATTAAAAAAAGTAGGTCGAGTTTCCTTAGTTAATTTCTGTCTAGGAAATTCACTTAATATTTTGACTGCTTCCACAGGATCTAACTGTGAAGTAAATGGAACTGATAATTGAATAAATGATGTTTTATCTGTTTCCAAAGCTGTATCCAGCACAGCTTTTACTTCATTGTAGCGCGGCTTCCTTTGCGCGGTTAGGAAAAGTCCATCAAAAATAATATAAATCTCGTTTAATCCTGGTAATTGGACTTTCGCAATTGCTCCCATGAGGGGCAAATTAGTTTCAGGCCCGTCATCTCTACTAAACCCATCAGTAGGTGTACGATAAGTCGCAAATAAGATTACTTCTTGACAATTAGGTAGCTTCAAATAGTCGAGCAAATTAAGACAATTTCTCGTGGTATTACTTTCGTGATATCTGTGAGCAATTATTAAATCTTCATTATTGTAGAGCGAGGCAAGATAATTCGCATAGGGTAAATATCTTTGGCAAGATTTGGTTATGTAATCTGATCTAGAGGAGAAAAGATTTGAGTTATGTACTTTATCTTTTAGAAAGTCATCAATTTTTCGTGTTAAAGATATGGGAATTGTAACGTTAATCTTTTCAGTCTTTTCCGCATAGATTGATGTATCAATTGTTATGACATGAAAAAAAACATCTTTATCACGTTTTTTAAATGTTATTGAATTAATTTCAGTCGGCTCAGGAATATCAAGACCTTGGTCACTTAGAAAATCAAAATACTCAAGCGTCTTCTCATATACCTTCCTAATCACCTCGTCATAACTGGAACCAGTAGCATTAATATTCGGTTTATCAAAAAGTGCAGCCTCATAAATATCTTTTTTAAAGAAAGACTTAGATTCTGTAATCTTTACAGCAACTGTATAGTTTTTCACCAAGAACTCCTTTTGAATGATATTTCAGATTTTTAGACACCTTTTTTAATAATAGTTCTAAAAAAAATATTGTCAACAAATTTAAAATCAAATAGTTATTAATAAAAATTCAACTTATTGAAATTATTAATTTTAAACTTACAACCCCAAGATTCCAAAATTAAAGATTTATAGAGTTACAACTCTATACTGTGATTTTATTTGCTTCACTTACGTTAAGTTAAGAATAGATCAAGTTATATGAAAAAAAATGCCGTGATAACTATCACGGCGGTTTTTCTTGATCATATTGGAAAAATCACAAACCCTTACATGGATTATTTAGAGGTGTCACATTAGCAACACTACTTGCACTTCCACCCAATTGTTTATACTTGGCAAAGCTTTGATTTAGAGTTTTTTGCCCATACTCGATCCGTTGAGCAGCTGCATAACGCCTATCTAAACGAGTGACACCGCTAAAACTTTGTAACCTATCTTCTTCTTTTAAAACGTCTTGTGCAACTTTAATACTATTTCGTGCACTAACAACATTAGAGGATTCTATAAATAGCTTATAATTATTAGTACTTTTGCATAGATTAATTTTTTGTCTATTTTCCCGCTTCTTAGCATCAATTAAACGGGCTTGTTCCTCCCTCTCCGCATCGGCTCGATCTCTTGCTTGTTTTGCTAAACGGATTTCTTCTTCCCATTCCTCTTTTTCCCGTTCTTTAGCATTCTTTTTATTAATTGCTTCAATATATTCAGCCTCTCTTAACTCACTAACTTTATTTAAGTACTTGTCATAAGCCATCATAAATTTTTCACCACAACTATTGGCAATAAAACGATGGCGCATTTGAAAAGTTTTTACTAGATTGTTTTTGCTATTTTCATCTAATTCAGGATTATTGATTCTAGCAATGTCAACTAAATCATAATAAATGTCCACATTTACATCTGAAGAACTATATATTCCTTGCTTATATATCAAATTATTAAAAATTGAATCTGAATAGGCATCAGGATTTGGCGTTCCCTGTAAGGCTGCAATTTTATATTGTGTATCTAATATTACATTGCCAGTTGTCCTTTTATAGAACTTACAACTTTGCTTAGAATCTAAACCATATTTTTCTCGTAAAAGAACATAAAGTTCGTCCATGCCACCATAAGACACTTCAGGGTTTGTACTTAATAAATCACAACTAAAAATACAAAGTTCACTAATTACCTTTGTCGAATTAATATTTTCACTGTTGGTAGCAATTATTTGTTTATTCAAAATATCATTAACACTTGTAGCAGCTTGAACATAACTTGAAAAAGCTGCCGTAACTAAGAAAGATAATTTTAATAATTTTAAAGTCATATATATCCCAAAACTAAACGTCTAATTTCCCCATTCCAATGCCGCCAGTTAAAGCATGAGCAAGGAAACGATCACTAACATTCTGCCCGATGTTACCATTATTCTGATTTACAACAACAACTTCCTGTGGGTTAGGAGTATTTAAAGGTTGCTTAAACGGCGTGACATTAGTTAATAATCTATTTTGATTATTTAATGAAGGTTTTGCTTTTGTAGTAGCTTGAGGAACGATAGCTTTTTGGGTGCTTAAAACACTAGCAACTTTAGCTCTTGTATTGTCCACAATATGACTTGATTTCAAATCTGATACAGCTGGGTTATTTTCTTTAGGTAGATTTGTTTTCTGTTCCTGAACAGTTTTATCAATGTTAGCTCTGTATTTATATTCCTTTTCTAAATGCGGTCTATAATCAAATGACTTCCCATTGCGAAGCTTTGTTTGCCCATACGCCCATCTTACATATTTTGTGCCGAGAACTCGGGCAATATCTTCTTTTGATGCATTTGGGTTATTCTGCATATACGCTTTAACCGAAGCATATTCAGGATTCGTTTCGATTTCATGCTTCATAAATGCACCTTGTGCATCTAAAGCTGCTTGGCTCCGTACCATATTACCGTTTGCATCTAGTAATCCCCTTTCCTTCATATATGCCGTAAGCCTGTCTTTACGGGCTCCTTGCCAAGAGATCATACCCATATTCGTACCACCAGCTTTATCCTGGTGTTTACCAAACAGATATTTATCTTGGTAGTCATTTTCCCTACCAACAGAAGCAGTTAAACCAGCAGCCCAATTATCATTAAAACCAGCTTTCTTCATTGCATTGTAAACTGCAAGTTGCTTTTCCTTAGTTTTTTCACCAATTGGAGAAACAGTTGAACCATAAACAGGTACATTTTTATTTGCACCAAAACCCGGCTTATAAACTCCTTGCCCAATGCCCCATGTGGGAACGCCGTCATGAAATGGATTAAAGCGATTAAATTTATCCTTAATGAAATCTAAGGTATCACTAGCAGTATCTTTAACACCGTCTACAACTTTTGATGCTGTACCTTTTGTCAGTTCAAAAGCATTGGTTGCATAGTTAACAAACCCTTTCCAAGCAGTATTAATAATACCTGGTACATCTGCAGCTATTAATGAATCTGTCCACTCTTTAAAATACGGCGCAACTGCTGTACCAAGCTGGTTACCTATCCAAGATCCAGCCATACCACCAATCAAGGTACCAGCTGGACCAAATATGGATCCTACCGTACCGCCGATCACTCCACCAGCAAGACTACCAACTGTACCCCCCTTTTCTTGTGTACTTTGTTCATTCCAATCTAACAATGATGCACCAGCAGCAAGTGCACCAATTACGGGTAGACCACGGCCAAACTTGAGGACTTTTCCAAGACCCTTCCCTAATTTCCCAATACCTTTTCTACCTTTGCCCAGTACTCCACCTAACAGCCCACTGCCAGCAGATAGAGCTGTAGAAAGTAATTTCCCTAGTGAACCTAACAAACCACCCTTAGAAGCTAAATTATCGGCAATACGCTGCAATAACTTTATTTGTTTGCGGTTATGGTTCTCTTGTTCACGAGGTAATGGCTCATTTCGCTTTTTACTACGCATTAATCCAGTTAATGGCCGCAAAGCTAATCCTGCTGCACGGCGTACAGGCGAAAGTAAATGACTAACTTCATTGATTGCATCAACTGTAGGATCTACACCTTGTGTTGAGTTCGGCATTACCCCTTTAATCGCCGTAGATATCGTTTGGGCAACTTTACGAATCGATGATTGGTTTTGGGGTTCATTTGGTTTAGATACAAAACGGCCCTTTTCATCACGCTCAGGAACAGTAGGATTTACAATTTTTGATAAGTCTTCATGACTATTAATTTCTATAGCTGGCTTTCGTCCTTTAGCTTTGTTGATTTGTTTTTTATCTACTGTATTAAGGTTATTAACTGATTGGTTCAAAACATCAGCAAAGTCTTTGACCAGTTTGTCTGCTACAACAAAAGACTGTGTAACATGATTTGCTTTTCCTTTTAATAAATCTTCAAATTCTAAAGGTGGTCTATTATTGATAGCATTAAGCATCTTTTGAAATTCAGTCAGTTTTAGCTGAGGCTTAGCAAACTGTGCTTTTTGCTCTTCAAAGCTTTGAGTAAGAATTTCGATAATCTTTTCAATATTCGAATCAATCGTACTTACTTTTTTTTCAACTCGTTTCATACCAATAATGAAGCCAAGCTCATCATAAGATAAAACTGGATTATTGTGATTTGAATCTGTCATTACAAAAAATGCCCCATATTGATATAGGGCATTATGTTTAGTTTAACTTTTAAAATTATTTCTTAGTTCCAATCCTATTCATCAATAAACAATATGAAGTACATATTTTTCATTGTCTCTTGAATCTAGGCTTACTTTATAACCCAAGTTTACTAACTCACTTTCAACTTTTTGAATAGTATCTAAAGAAGTGCGAGTTTTCAGTGAAGGATAGTAAACTTCACGCTCTCCTAATTTAGCAAGGTTCTCAATATTTCGGTTAATTTCTTCAAGTAAATAACTTGAAGTAAAAGGTTGAGATGCTTCTGCAATTTTTGCAGCTTCAGCTGCTGTAATGAATGTCATTTTATGACCTCCAAAAAAGTTTAGATACTTACTAATATAGTCATAAGTTTCTTAATTCTCTGGTAATTTTAATAAAAATTCGAAATAAGTGATTATAACTTAAGCAGAACTGCACATTAAATTAAGTCTGGCATTTTTCCAGCTCAATTTTCACTTTTTTCATCTTCAGGCTCTACTTCACCGGCTTCAATTAACGCTAACTTTCGCATAAACGCCTCTTCTTTTTTCTTTTTCATATTAGCTTTTGCAATTGCCATTCTTTCTTCAGCACCTGAAATAACTGAACTACGCCGTGCTTGAACTTCCGACTGGTCTTTAAGATCATCTACATCTAAGCCCCAGAACATTGCTTCTGTCTTGGCAATGTTAGAAATGCTGATACTTTGCTTAACGTTTAAATCTACAACCTGACATATAAGTCCCATCTTGAACTTGACTAATGCTAATTGTTCCTCAGTTGGATTATTTAAATTCAGTACTTCATCTCTAATATGAATAACACTATCGATAGTGTCTGTAATTAACTCTCCAAGCTTATGAGCTCTTATACGGTTATTTTTGACAACCAAAGCTGACTTTAGATAGTTCTCGTTGACTGTAGAACGCCCGCCGTTGTTATGACCATTATTTTTAGAGTTTTGACTATTAAATTCAGCAATATTTGACGTTTTTTTGACAGAATTTTGACTATCACTTTTTTCCGATTTATCAGTAGTTTGTGTATTTTCTTGACCATTGTTTTTTTTGGTCAATTTTTTAATCTCTTTATTGAGCTCTTGGGCTGTCTTTTTGACTAAAGATTTAGCTTTCTTTTTCCATTTCTCAGCAAGTGCTTTACGGCGTACAACGGATGGCGAAGGCATCTCACAACCGAGTTCTTCGCCAACATGATCTACTAAAGCTTGCCATGTAATCTTAGGTGAAGATTCATAGACTTCTTTTAGCCGGTTCCAAATTTCTTCCGAGTATTCAATCTTGCGAGCCATTAAAGTCTATCCCTTATTCAGCAAATAGACCTATTTGTTTCACTTCATCTAAAGCTTGCTGCTGTAAAGAAGCCTTGCTAAAACGTTTTTTATTTTGGATAAGATCAATTAAAGCTTTTTGCTGTAAATCATTCTCTTCGCGCTGGAAAACATCATCAATAGCCATCTCTAAATTACGGATTTGTTTTGCACGATTCTGTTCACACTCACGAACAATACGCATAAGAGTGTGAAGTTCAGGTAAAACCTTTTCTTGAATAGACTGGTCTTGCGATAAACAAGCATGAATTAGCCCCTTTGAAGCTTCAAGCAGCTCTACAGTTAAGGCTTTCGGGAAAGATGCAATATGCTGTGCTGCAGCCATACTTAATTGAAATGCCATGGCTTGAGTGTATTCACTCATCATTTCACCTAGACTGTTAAACAGAATACCAGCTACAGAAGCTGTTTTGTCTAGTTCTGGCTCAATAGTAAAACCAAGAACCCAGTCGGCTGAAACACCGTATTTTTGACATAGCACCGAAAGTAATTCTGCATCTGGCATTAACTTACCATTTTCGATTTCACTCATTCGGTTTTTATGTGGTGTACCGAATATCTCTAATGCTACGTCTTCTTGACGTAATTGAGCCATATCACGCGCCATTGCAAGTTTTCTTCCAATAAGTACTCGACGTTGCAAATCGCTCTTTTTCGCCATTTAAATGCTTCTCCCAGCTAACCAATCAAAATCTACAGTTTTTGACAACCAATCAGTTTCTTCAGTAAAAACACAGGAAAGCCAGACACAACCCTTTTCACATGGTTCTGCCAGCTTGATTTGTTCACTTATGAAAATATTGTCGTCTTTGAATAACAAGCCATCACCTTTGACACTATCAATTAGTAGTTTTGGATAGTTATCAATATCAAATCGTGGATAAGTCTTTGCACTGTAAGACCGAGTTTTAAGTGGTGGCTGAACAATTAATCGTATTTCACAAAGTTGATCGATAGCTTTTAACTTAAGTGCCCTAAACATAGGTCCATATTGCTTTTGAACCTTGTCTTTATATTTTTTAGCACCTACTGAAAGACTGTTTCTTTGCTTTCCGTTCTGATCAATTGTAGCCCGCCATATCTCGTTAGCGCTTAATCCATAAGGCAATTTGATTGTGATGTATTGCTTACCAGAAATGATAACACCGCCTGTGCTTCCCCTATATATAGTATTTTCACCGTTTTCACCCTCATTTTCTTTTTCTACACGGCATGGGAAAAACACATGTTTACATGAGCTAGTTTTTTGCTTTTTAACTTTGTCATTATCTAATGAAACACTGAAATCCTTAAAGAGTTCCTGTCTTTTATTATTAGAGAAAAATTCACTCCACTGACGGCGGTTACTTTTTTTAATCATAACGACCTCAAATCAAGCAAGTAAGATTTACATAAACTTGAAACTCTTCTTGCATGACATAATCCTTAAAACACTTAGTTCCAGAATTATTGACCGTTGTATTTATATAAAAGGACCCTAGTTCCAATTCATTATTTTTGTTAGGAATAAAAAAAGTCCGCACCTTGGGGAAAGTACGGACTATAAAACAAATAAAGGCATTTAACGATAAACAGTTCACATAATATAAAATATATATCGAATTCCTTCAATATACATTTTAATGTTTTGTTCTCATCATTTTTTCAACAATTTGAGATGCTTCATGAAAATCCATATCAAAACAAATCCAAAACCTTAATCGCTTATCGAGCTATAGTCATTTGTGGTGTATGAGGGGAAAAGAGGGTGGCGTATCCTGTTGATTGTTTCCTCCAAGAAATAATTAACAGTAGAGCGATACGCCATGACAAATATTACCCTGAATGTTCTTTCACAACCAGATGAAACTGGCACTGATGTGCTAACTGCTTTATTGCGTAATGGTGCTCGTCAGCTCATTGCGCAAGCAGTTGAAGTAGAGCTGCAGCAACTGCTGCAAGCTCATGAAGAACTGCGTTTACCCGATGGCCGCAAAGCTGTGGTGCGTAACGGCTATTTGCCTGAGCGCAGCATCCAAACGGGCATTGGCGATGTTGATATCAAGGTGCCAAAAGTGCGTGATCGTAGCGGCTCTGGTATTCGTTTTACCAGCGCACTGCTACCGCCATACCTCAAGCGTGCCCGCAGCGTTGAAGAGTTATTACCGTGGCTGTATCTCAAAGGTATTTCCACTGGAGACTACCAAGAAGCCCTTGCAGCCTTGCTGGGTGAGAATGCCAAAGGTCTGTCAGCTAACACCATTTCCAGGCTCAAGGAACGCTGGATTGATGAGCACCGAGAGTGGCGACAGCGCGATTTGAGTGACAAGCGCTACGCGTACCTTTGGGTTGACGGTATTTACAGCAACGTCCGCCTAGATGACCGTTTGTGCTTGCTGGTGGTGATGGGCGTGACAGAGCATGGTCGCAAGGAGCTGATTGCCGTTGAGGAAGGCTATCGCGAGTCTGAAGCCAGCTGGCTTGAGCTGCTGAATGGCCTGGTTGCGCGTGGGCTTACGACCTGCCCAAAGCTGGCAATAGCTGACGGCGCCTTGGGCTTCTGGAAAGCCCTGAGTAAGGTCTATCCGCAGACCAAACAACAACGCTGTTGGGTGCATAAAACGGCCAATGTGCTCAACAAACTGCCCAAAGCAGTACAGCCCAAAGTAAAAGAAGCACTGCATGATATCTGGATGGCAGAGACGCGTGAGAAGGCTCATAAAGCCTTTGATATAGCGCTGGAAAGGTTTACTGCTAAGTACCCACGCGCAATGGAATGCTTAGCTAAAGACCGTGAGAGCATGTTGGCTTTCTACGATTTTCCAGCAGAACATTGGGTGAGTATACGCACCACCAACCCAATTGAATCTGCCTTCGCTACAGTACGTTTAAGAACCAGCAAAACCCGCAATTGCGGTTCAAGAAACACAACCCTAGCAATGGTTTATAAATTGCTGCAATCAGCGCAGAAGCGCTGGAACCGCCTGAAAGGATTTCAACTGCTAACCCTCGTGGTCAATAACGTTAAATTCCAAGACGGCGAACAAGTAATGGAGCAATCAGACAGGAAAACCGCCTGATGCTCGTACACCAGATTTGACCATAACTCTCGCTTATCTCCAAGAATATAACTCTGAATGAAATACTCTGACTTTTTTTCTGGATCGATTTCAGCAGCTTTAAATGAATAAACATCTTTCTCAACAACCTGACCGTTGAGATCACCACCTATACAAATTTTCATTAGAAATCCTATTCAAGTTACCACTCTATCCTACACCTCAATCGCTGCTTATATTTTAATTTTTTCTTCATCTGGCGTCTCTTTATGAATTTTGAAACATTGGAAAAGCACCTCTGTAATTTCTGGAACATCAAAAACATCTACATAAGGGACAAAAAAGAAATCGTTTTTACTATTTAAAAAACCTGGTTTTTGTCTCTCTCTAAAATTACTAGCATTAAAAAATAACTCAAAAAAATACCCTTCATAAACCAAACTGAATACAAAACCATCATCTTTGAGACGGTTATAAGGGCTAAAAATTTGTCTTTTTAAAAATTCTGGTGGTAAGGCATTTGTATGATCTTTCAACAATCTCACTCTAACTGAGAAGTGTTTTGAATTAAGCTTGATTTCACCATCAAAAGCATTTATCAAGTGATTGCTAACGCCATCATTTATTACAGAATTTTTATATGCTTTATGGCTTGAGTAACCAGCTCTCCAAAAAATTGAAAAAAAGTATAAAATTACTCTATATGTTTCTACATTCTTAAAAAACACCCCATGTGGACCATTAGAATATTTTACATCTCTGTATTCTTGCCGTAATACATGAATGGAGTAATCTTCAAATTTATTGTTAAGTCTAGATTCGCACCCTGAGCATAAAAGTCTACTCTCCCAAGTATCATTACTTTTTTTAATTTTCTTCTCACTTAATGATATGTTAATTGCGTAATTACCTTCTGTTTCTCTTAGTATTTTGCTAAAAACTGTTTTACCAATAACATGAGAACGTTTTAAATTTTTTTCTTCACCACAAAGCTTACAAATACCCAAAGTCATAATATTTCTCATTTATAAGAAAAGCCCATCTATTGATGAGCTTAATCTTTTATACCTTTAAAAACTATATCTTAAATACTATCGTTGGGTATGCCAGATCCTTTCACCTGTAGTTTCAGATTGACCAAAACCACATAATAAACATGCAACATCGTACCCGTGTACACATGACTTATTAATAGGTTTTACATCTGAAGATGGACAACCAAAATAACCACCTTTATCGAGTCTTCCAATTAGAAAATCATTGTCTTCATCGACCCTATCAATCTGGCCTTCACCAAAAATATGAGTTCCATCAGTTTCCATTCGATTACATGATTTGAAATCTACATAGACTCTATCACCAATTTTGTATTTCATTGGCAGAACTCCACTTTCATTCCGTCAAACTCTTGCTCAATTACAGACATTCCACGTGTAATAGCGGCTTGAGAAGGTAATTTCTTAAAGTCAATTTCATTAACCGCATGACAGCTTTTACACATAAACTTGTTTTTCTTTTCAAGCTTTGACTGAATTACCCTTACCTCAGCTAACATTCTGTTATTACGATCTGTAACTTGGTTAAGTTGTCTTAGGTATTTAGCTATCCAAAGAACAGGGTTTAATTTTGTTTTGCAATCAATGCAAAGTACTTCGCTCTCTTCTTCCGAAATTTGAATATGTTTATGATCACATTCAATTAATTCACGTTTTCGAGTGAACTTAATAACTTTCTGCTCTTCGTCAATTTGTATTAACTGCTTTTCTTGGAAACAGTTCATGCCGCAGCTCCCTTTTCATGATTTGAGCGTTTTTGATATTTACCCTTAGATAAATTCGGACGATAGGTACTGTCATAACATCCCTTACAAGCTGAATCTGGACGATGTACAACTGATCCATCTTTACGTTTTGCTTTAACCATGAACCAAAATTCAGAATCAACGGGCCAATATTCTTGACAATGTTTACAAAGCTTCTCTTTCCCCAGTTCTGTGAAGATATATCTAGGTTTTGCAGATTGCGCTTGCTGTTCTTTTGGAGTAACAGTCTCCGAACTTTTGAAAGTACTTGTCTCCCTAGAGTTGCTTTGCAACATCGCAAAAATACTTCTTTGTTGGCGCTGGCGTTGTCTTAGTCTTTTCATCATGCTGCATCCCCAAAACTAAGAGATTTACCATTTCCTATAATTTGATCAGCAATCCAAAGCTGGCGTAATTTTTCCTCAGCTACACCACTGTTTACCCATTCAGCAACACTCAAGAATTCCTTATACGCAGATACACTTTTAAATTTTGAGGAAGTACTTATTTCTACCTCTATCAAATCAATCCCAAAACCATCAGGTATATTTTTGTTTTGATCTAAGGCCATTAAGATCTCTGCATTTAATCCTTTCCAGCCTTTTCTACGTAAGCCACCACCTATATCTACATAACAGTCTGCTTTTCCTTCTGAAAACTCAAAATAATTCATTTTCGGTGCGGTGAATGGCTGATTTATTATTAGTTGCCCTTCATATTGATCGGTTCTATCGGACATTGTGATAGTGAGTTCAACATTCCATTTCTCACACTCTTCTACATGTTCAAGAACTTGAACAATTGCTAAATCTTGGTAACCGTAAGCTGCAATACTGAAGTGATATGGTATTGTTAAGCGATTAGGGAAACGCTCAAGCAATGCTGCCTCTTCAACTTTCTTTGCTTCGATATAGTCACGTACATCTTTAGAAACGAACCGCATGCTGAACTCATATTCTTGAGCAGCTTCTCTACGCAATTCTGCCTGTCTCTGATTAGCTTGAACTTGCGCTGGTGTTAACTTGTTTGGATTGTATTTTTTTGAGCGTTTTTTGCTTGTTGCTTTAGATTTCATTTGCACACTCCCCCTTTAGCTCTTAACTTTTCAGCTACTAAACGATCAGCAACACGCTTAACTCGATTCCAAACAAAGTTGTGATCAATTTCAGAACGCCCTTGATAAATACGTTCAAGTTGAAATGCCGTAACTGAATAATCCACTTCTAAGGCCAGTAAATCCCAATCTTCATTAAAAGCTGTAGCGTAGGGGGTCAATTGGCTTTTCTGTGCCAAAATACGCAATTGGCGAGCATCTGGACCACGTTTTACAACTGGTTTTGGCTTAGATTTGATTAAACCAGTGGAAAGCGCCCATTCAACACAAGTTTCGCAACGACAACATAAACGCTTATACATAGGTCCGGTGCCGTGAGGCATATTGAGATCACGCCCTATAGACTCAACGTGTCGGATTTTATTACCAGGATGTTTCAGCCACTTCTTTACTGCTTTTTCTAATGCTTTTCGCTCCTCAGATTTAGCTGCTACGTTTGAGTAAGCAACTAATGCGTATTCAGATTTTTTCATATCAACAAATGCGTTCACTGTGCTTTACCTCCACCTATACGAGCATCATCCCAATCACATTCCACAATATCTAAGCCATCATGTTGAAATCTTGACCAAAGCCGGTCCCCAAGATCTTCGCGGACCTCAGAAAGACTTAGGTTTGAAATCACAACTGTTGGCTTCAACTCGTCATAACGAGTGAGTAGAACCTTATGAACACTCTCAAGAAGCTGCGGACGTTTTTCAGCACGGTCATGTAAACCGTATTCATCAATAATTAATAAATCTTTTTTTACATAGCGTTTTAGCGCTTCATCTTCACTATCACCGCTACGGCGATAGGCACCCGCGATATCTTCAGCTAGATCTGCAGACGTAATGTATATAGCCTCCCAGTTTTTAATGATGATATTTTTCAGAATTGATGAACCTAGATGTGTTTTACCCGTACCAGTACGGCCGACAAGAAGTAAATTTCGAAAAACACCTGAATTGAAATCCATAGTAAATTTTTCACAAGTTTTACGAGCTTTGTCTTGTCCTTTGTGAGTTACTGCATAGTTGCTAAAGCCGCTATTTACATGTCTTTTAGGGATACCAGCTCGAGCCATTTTCAAATTTAAAATACGAATATTCTTATCGCTTTCATATTTTTCATTTGACTGCTTCATGATTTTTTCAACACATGACTGACAAACGATTCGACCATGTACATTGATCATGTGTTCTTTGTGGATCTTACAGATCTGGTTTGTATGGGAAATTTTATATTCCAATTTTTGAGGCACTGCGTTCATATCAACTCACCCTTCACAGCTGTGTGAGCAACTGGTTCATATTGTTTTGGCGCTCCCCATTGATCATTTACGTTGCGTGGTAACGATTGATGGTTTGACTGTTGACCAGTAGTCATTTCGGGTTTTTCGTTTAGGTACCAAGATGCTTTGAATGCACCCCAAGGATTTTGTCTTTTCAAACAATATTCGACGGCTTGCTGCAGTGTGATTCCTGCTTTTTGGGCTTCATTCAAAAGTGCTTCAAAAGCGTTTTCGGTGTTTTGAGCTTTCTTTGCTTTACGAACTTGTAAGAACTCAGCAGCGTCTTTCTCAGGTACACCATTTTTTTTCAAAGCATTCTTGAAACTAAATTTTGTTTGAGTCGATGAATCAACTTCGCCAACGGCGGAGTTGTTATTACCTTCTGGATTCTGATTAAAGGTTTCAGGATTCAGTGAATCAGGATTCAGATTAAAGGATTCAGGATTCAGGGCGTTTTGGTCTGAGATATAAACAGTTTTAGAACCGTTATCTAACTGTTCTTGTGTGTTCCCACTACTGTTTGCATGATTCGATTCGTTATCTTGATAACTGTTTTCAACAGCAGAACCAGTATTTTGTGGGGCAAACGGTCCTGTTTTATCGTAAAAATGCTTTAAATCAGCTTTATTTAACTGAATTGGTTTTCCAACAATTGTTTTGTTTTTCGGGTTACGTTCATAGACAGTGTAGATACCATTTCTGTCAGGTAGCTCACTATCTTTCTCAAGACCATGTGGGTTTTGGTGTTTAACAAAGTTAACGATATGGATTACATCAATACCATCAGCGTTATATAACTCGATAAAACCGAACTTAGAAATGTTCTCTAACTGTTCTGCAACGTTTATATCGTCTGCAGGAAATAAAGACATTTTGATTTTCTTAGGTCGATTTTCGAGTCGGCCTTCACGATCTGCTAAAGTCCAAAGACCAATAAATAGCAATCGTGCTTCATACGGTAATTCAATAATGTCTTCATTCATAAAGAATGAGGGCTTAATATTTCTAGATCTTGCCATTTCTTAAGCTGCCTCATTAATTTCAGTAAAATTACTATGGTTACAAACAGTCATTCGAAGTGTGTTTTTTGAATAGTTAGACATGGCAGCCACCTTCAAATTGAAGCTCCATATTTGTATGGATCTGTGATAGCCGCTCCTTCTGCAAGTGCTCATACTTTGGATTTAACTCACATCCGAGATATTGTCTTTTGAGCTTTTTTGCTACAGCAGCTGTAGTACCGCTACCCATAAAAGGGTCAAAGACAACGTCATTAACTCGAGATCCTGCAAGAATGCATGGCTCAATTAAATCCATTGGGAATGTAGCGAAATGTGCGCCTTTATATGGCTTAGTCGAGACTTGCCACACAGAACGCTTATTTCTTGTAAGTAGGTCATAATTACTTTCTTTGCGATCTGCTCGATGAGTACCCATACTTTGATTAGGATGAGCAACAGCTCTCTTGCTATTAGAGCGTTTAAAACTATCTCGTGAAGATCTCGAGTAAACAGCTTTCATTGGACCGTTATGCTTATTAACAACACGGTCACTTCCTTGTTGGTCATCAAGGTTTTGAGAAAGTCTTTTGATTGAGCTTTCTGCAACTGGCTCTTTGATAGCTACATGATCAAAGTAATATCTTCGAGATTTGCTGAATAAGAAAATGTACTCATGTGCTTTAGTACAACGATCTGTAATACTTTCAGGCATAGGATTTGGTTTATGCCAAATAATATCTTGGCGTAAATACCAGCCATCAGCTTGAAGTGCAAAAGCTACTTTCCATGGAATACCAATCAAATCTTTTGGTTTTAAGTTCGATTGAGCTGCATTTTGCTTTGGTAAAATTAACCCTTTCGTTTTTGGGTTCTTGCCATCATTTAGTCCTGTGCGAGTAATACCTCTGCCAGAACCTGCATAACTATCACCAAGATTCAACCAAAGGGTCCCATCTTCATGCAGAAGTTCTCGTACTAAGCGAAATACTTCGACCATGTTTTGAACGTACTCGTCAACTGTACTTTCTAAACCTAATTGGCCATCAACACCGTAATCTCTCAAACCAAAATATGGGGGTGAAGTAACACATGTTTGAGCTTTCAATCCTTCTTGAATCATTTGTGCCATCAACGTACGGCAATCACCAAATAAAATCTTATTCATGCAGCTCCTCCACTTTCGCTTGTTGTTCTTTTTGAATCTCCCAAGCCCACTTTCCAGATTTACCCTCAAACTCACTCATGGCTGGCTCCTTTTTCTGCATCACACATTTCACATTTATCTATATGCCCCCACCCATCATCTCGAATGAAGCCAAACCCCTTACAAGCCTTACATTTGACTTTCTTTTTCTCACCCACCAAGAAATATCGATCTTTCTGGTTGTAGGTAATATCAATAGAACCTGAGTAATAGCGCCTTAACGCCCCATCAATATGAAATTCGTGTGGACCTACACAAAACATCCACCCCGAATCCCCGCCGCACTTTGTAAACCTTGTGAAATATGCTTCTCTCCATTTCACATAACGGCCAGACAGATGAGGAGTCAACAATTCAATTAAACGTGCTCTAAGCATCTCCATGCTTGCTGACATATCTCCATAGTGATATTCAAGATCGTAGCTATACTCGCCTGTGTTATATCTAGTTGGCATGAGATTCACCGCCTCCGTATATTGATTCGTGGTCGCGGATAGCAGTCATCACACGCTTAATTGAAATGGAACCATCTGGAATGAAGTCGCAAAAATCATCAAGAAAGCTCAATCTCCCATTTCCCACCATGCGAACATGCGTGTAACCAACATGCTTATCTGTCGTAATGAATGCAGGCGTTAGCTTCTCAACTCCACCTAAATCGTTGATGATTTTCAAAGACTCCACCAGACGTTTAAGCTCAACCAAATCTACAAAATACTTCTCACGATCTGCTGGGCTGATTTCTACACTTTGACCACATTGGAACTCATAACCCTCGTTCCATTCAGTTGCGTTATCGGGTGCTGAATCTACGATTTCCTTCGCGTATTGCAGTCCTTTATCTCTAATCAATTTAGTTGCTTTCATGGCTGGCTCCTTTCTCATCAAGCTCTTTACGCGCCAACCACCACCAAACCACCGCACCGCTAATAGCTGCTGTAAAAAATGAAATGAGTAAACCCCACGCTAAAATCTCGAATTTATTCATACATTCGCCCCATCAATTAGCTGAAGAATATTTCTAGGGATTGGCATACCCTCCCGACGGCACATCTCTGCGTATTCGTGTGGATTATCGAAAGGATCAGGGCCCAACTCTTTTATAAGCTCAGGCTCTTTTTCTTTTGCCTCAAGTTTTTGAACTGGTGCAGGTTTACGACCATTGATTTTTAATCTTTCCATCAATGATTTGAGATGCTTTTGAGCCTCGTCATTGCTCACAGGAACGTGTTTAGGTTCTTTGTGTTCTAGTTGTAGCGGTGGAGTGTAAAACTCTTGCTGACGGCCTTTTAACTGAGCTTTAGCAACCATCACGTTGTAGGTCCCGAAGAAATTATCTTGAGCTGCTCGCATTTGGCCGGCTTCGATCAAATACATAACCTCGTCTAAGGCGTACTTAGTGATTTGGGTAATAACCACGGAACGGTCAGTTGTAAACTTACATGCGCGAGACCAAGCTTCTTCTGGAGACATCCAACTTTCACCAATACACCAGGTGCGAAACTCAGCAAATGACGGCATAAAACGTCCACCTGCTGTAAGTAATCGAGCAAGTGCGTTGTTAAATTGGTTTTGTTGAACGCCAACCAGTGTTTTAAGTGCGATCTGTTCAACTACTGACAGCGGTATTGCATTCTCTCCACTTGTTGGAAATTGTTTATTAAACTGAGCAGCGTAAACAGTGCGAAGAGAAGCGATTAATTGACGCACTTCGTTCAAGGTAATCTCATGCATGACCTACCTCCTCAATCATTGGAAACTTTTTTGCTGGGGTTACATCCACGATTTGAGATTCGCTCTGTTCTTCAAAAAGATTAGCGAAGTAACCCGACTCTTGTGGTTTTTGACCGGTTGAAGTGATTTGCTCTTGTTTCTTGCGGTTTGCAGCAACTTGTTTCTCGTTGTTTTGAACCCAAGAGAACCACTTAACCAACCAGATGCTTGGTGTATTCAACGAACTTGATTCGTTTGCAAAGTACCAGTCACCGAAATTTTGAATCATGGTTCTCAAGTCGATTTCAGGTACAGAAACAAATCTTTGTTGAGCAAGTGAGATGAAATCGTATTGAAACTCGCTGTATTCAGAAATGAATTCACGCATTGAGTAACGCTTGTGATCATCGATCTGATACTGAGCAAATTGGATTGGTGTAAATTGCGAATTTTCTTCACGCGCATTACTACTACTATCTATATATTGGTTATCGGTTAACGGTTTATGGTTAAGGTTTTTTTGGCTTTCACTTTCAGAACCCAAAATTAACCCACTGGGTTTTTGTGGGTTTTCAGAATTAACCGAGTCGCCTTCACTTTGGTTTTCTTTTGGTTTTTCCTTACGTGGACGCCCACCTTTCTTACCATTTTCACGATTTTTATCCCCTACTTTTTGATAAGCGGCGATTTCTGAATCACAACGTTTGTTGTGAAACCCGTCTTCCTCTTCCACAAAAAACTCTTGCAGCACAATTAATACTGCATCCCTTTCTTCTTGGGTATTTGCACGTAACCGACGAAAAACCGACTGGGTTTCTTTGGGTAATGGTTTTTCATTCAAATAATAAAAATCGAGAGCACGGCGATAAAAGCACTCTTCAACTGGGCTAAGGTGCGCTGTAGCAACCATAAAGTCGCTGATATGGTGGAGATATTTATACATCAGTGACTGCTCCTAATTTTACAAGACCGCGCATTTCCAACTGACGAATAATTCTTGGAGGAATAAATTCGTTGTTGATTTTGTAGCGAATACGAGACTTTTCTTTCACCTGAATTAGTTTGTGCCCATTCTCCATGAGACGGCGAACTGCTATAGCCTGCCCCCCCCATATGGGTTAATTCTTCAAGTTGATAAAATCTTTCCTGAGCCTCAATTGCGGCATTCATAACTGAAAGTGGCATAGCTGCTAATTCTTTAGCCGAATAGATCTTTACTGGTTGTTCCAGTGGAATTACCACCTCTAGCGGTGTGGTGGAAACGGAAATATCCTGTTTTCTTCTTACTGCATATCTCACTTTTCACCACCCTTTGGCTTAACATAGCCTCCAAAAGAATCAACCAAACACGCCTTGGTTAAGCTGGTTACAATCTGCTGTGCTAACCACTGCGTTATGCGAAATTGACGAGCCATAGCCTCTGAAAATTCAACTTTGGTTACCGCCGCATTATTTTCGTCATAACCCTTGTTGCGTAAATTTTGCTTTTTCACCTCAAATAGGTGCCCAAGCACTCGCAATGCAGGCTCATAAAAAGATTGGATTTCTCTTTGCTGACGAGAATCTTTGATTTGCTGTGTAAAGCTGTTCATGACACCTCCGCTAATGCTTGCTCAGCACTTGTTAGTCGGCGTTTGGCATTAAGTTCGGCGACTGTTGCGGTGCGGATTTCTTTTGAAGAAACCAGAATCAAATGATTCTCTGATTTGATAGTCCACAACCTGGTCAAAGTTTTGTTTTTAACTTCAAACAAATCATTTGATTTAAAACTACGGCACTCTTCAGTAAGTACCACTACATCACCCACTAAAAACTCTTGTAAGTTGTGTTTGGACGTTTGATTTGATAAATTAGTTTGCATATTCATGGGTTCCTAAATTTGTGAATTAAGAAGCCTGATCTTGACCATCAGGCTTTTTTATTGCGTTCTCTCCGAACGGATTGTTTTCTTTGTTCATATAAATCAAAACGTTCTCTGGGTATTCCAGATACCTGTGACATAAGATTCTTGTCATCTTCACAACGCTTCATATCCAGAATGGCTAACCATCTTAAATACTGGCTGTTAGACCAGCCTCGTTCATATGCTTCCCTTGCCACATGCTCAGCTACAGGCTCAGATAAATGTGTCGGCATGCACACCGTCTTTTTTGCACTTGGCTTTTGTTTGGTCATGGTTGTTCCTAAACTGATATTTGTTCATGAGGTCAGTTATGCTATAGACGACTCTGGCTTAGCATTCTCAAGTAGCCATTCAGCCGTAAACTTTCCACCGCTATTAATTGCAAGTATCTGGGCATATTTGGTTTCGCCCGTATATTCAGTTCTTGGTAATACCCCTCGTTTTTCCATCTTGCTCATGGCCATGTATGTACGGTTTAGTAACGCTGCTGCTTTAGATCGACCACCAACAGCATCAAAAGCATATTTAATGGGATTCAAAGTTAAATCTCCCTTTTAATTGATTTCACCAAAATTAAATCATAGGTTTAATTTTAATACAATCCATGATTGCTTCTATTTTTTTAAATTTCCAATAGAATTTTAAACCAAAGGTTTATTTTATTAATGATTATGGAATCTATAGCTGAACGCATCCAAGCAGCACTTGATTATGCAAATCTAAAATGGTCAGCAGCATCTCTCAAATTGGGACTATCAGCTCAAGCTGCATCTAACTGGAAAAAGGGGAAAATTGGTAAGGAAACCCTGAAAGAGCTAGCGGCTTTAACTGGAGTAAGTGCCGGATGGTTGCTAGATGGTTCTGGATCAATGATCGAGTTGGCTGACAATCCTGAGAATGCTGATGCATATAGGCCAGTTATGGCATGGGAAGCACCGGATGACCTCGATCCTAATTCTTTTATGATTATTCCGCATGTAGACGTCAAGTTTTCCGCAGGTAATGGCCGACTGGTTGAATTTGAGCCAACAACCAGGATGACGGGATGCGCACAACGCATGGAGTGGTTTCATAAGAAAAAAGTTTCACCTAAAAATCTTGTAGAAGTGGATGTTGATGGTGACAGTATGGAACCAAGGATACCAAGCGGCAGCGTTGTAATTATCGACAAGTCTGTTAATAGACTAGAGCAAGTTCAGAACAGAAAGGTGTATGCAATCAGGTATGGTGATGAACTAAAAATCAAAAGATTATCTCGTAGATATGACGGAGCCTTGATTATTGATAGTGATAATCCTAGCTATGAAAGAGAGATCGTTGAGCCGCAAGACTTGGAGCATATTGGCATCATTGGTAAATATGTTTCTCATTCTTATGATGGTGAAATTTAGGCGAGCTAAGTAATTAATTTTTAAAGAAAATAGGGTATTATGATCGCAACACTTAATAAATCCAAAACTGCGCTAACGATTAATCGCCAAGAGTTCAAATTAGCATTAGGTAAAATTGGCGAAGGTATTGAAAAACAAATAGCCTCACTTAAAAAAGCCAAGCAAAGTTATGACGCTACTGAAATGGCATGTGAGGTCATTAATGAAGCAAATATCTTTGAGGCTATAATCGAAGGATTTAATGAAGCTGAAGGTACTAATTTAAAACTATCAGATATAAGTAATTTGGAGCAAGCGCAAGGCTGGGTTGATGATTTTCTAGAAAAGTACAGCACTTGAAAAGGTAAATAAGAAGAAGTTAATCAGGTGAGACTGGTAATGAATAAAAAATATATACCACCAGAACTTTACGAATACAGGCGTCTAACAAGCGCTGAGCAAATGGCAATACACCAAATGCTCATCTCGTATGTTCGTGAGGAAAATTGTCGCTTTAACATAATCATGTCTGGCAAAGCAGAACCCTATAATCTGGTAAAACTAACTAGTATTAATTTTGAGAATGAAGCATCAGCAATTTGGGTTAATTTTGAAACCATCACAGGAGAGCAAATAGCTTTACCCATTGGCTTTCTTTCAAGAATTGAGTTTTCAGGGCAGCAAGAAATTTAAACTGTGAACCCGACACAGTCTTTTAAATGTGGGGTATATCACTTATTAGATAGTAATATTTATTGATGTTTTAGTGTGTAATGTGTAGATTGCCAATAGTTTTTATAGTAGATATTGGGATTATGCAATATGTCTAATATTGAGCAAGATACACGTTTTATTGTTAACAATAATTTGATTAACAAGGGCTGGATCTTGGACATTCAAGATCCAAACAAAAATGTCTTTTTTGAATCAGATATCTTAAGAATTGTTAATAATGAGTTTCTCAAGAAAAGTAAAAAAAGACCCGATTATGTTCTTTTCGATTCACAAAATAAGCGGCCAATCGGTGTAATTGAAACGAAATCAGGTGGAAAAAGCTTAACAAAAGCACTGGATCAGGCAACCGAATATGCTGAAATGCTTGATGCACCTTTGATATTTGCAATGAATAATGGTTTCTGCGAAACACGGCATTTGTATACCCAAAAACCATTATTTATTGATGAAAATGAGGTTAATGAATTAATAAGAGTAAATGAAGCTAAAGAGTTCATATTGCAGGAAACAAATGGTATTTATATTACACCTAAAGAAATTTTAGTCTCTCGCAAAGAGTTAATTAATGTTTTCAAGAAGTTAAATAACTCACTAAGAGGTGAAGGTTTAAGAGCTGGTATAGAAAGGCTTTCAGAATTTGCAAACATTCTTTTTTTAAAATTGTATACAGAGAATGCTAATACAGGTATTTGGAATTCTCTCAAAAGTCTCGATAATGATTTGCTAATTAATACAACTAATAACATACTACAAGATATTGATAGACAATATGGTGCTTCTGTTTTTACAAATTTACAGCTAACCAACCCTGTTGCTGTTAAAGAGATGATCAAAGAGTTGGATAAGTTAAAACTCTCATCAATAGATACCGATATTAAAGGAGATGCTTTTGAGTATTTCTTACAGCAAGCTACAGCAACTAATAATGACTTAGGAGAATATTTTACTCCACGTCACATAACTAAAACCATTGTTAACTTAGTCAACCCTAAATATGGTGAAAAGATCTATGACCCTTTTTGTGGGACAGGTGGTTTTTTAACAGAGGCATTTGATCATATAAAAGATAACACTTTAATTGCAAACAATAGTAGTGAAGAAATCAAGCTTAAACATAATACTATTTTTGGAAGAGAAATTACCTCAAATGCAAAACTCGCAAAAATGAATATGATTCTGCATGGGGATGGGCATAGTGGAATTTGCCAGATAGACACACTTCAAAACCCTATTGAATCTGAATATGATGTGGTTATAACCAACATGCCATTTTCTCAAAAAACTTCTTATTCTCACTTATATGAGAATAAGTTAGCTAAAAACGATGGTGATGGAGTATGTGTTCTACATTGCTTTAAAGCAACAAAAAAAGGAGGGCGAATGGCATTAGTAGTACCTGAAGGCTTTCTTTTTAAAGCCGCTTTAGCTCCAGTAAGGAAGTATTTATTTGAAAACGCCCAACTAAAAGCAGTAGTTTCACTTCCAAAAGAAGTTTTTCTGCCATATGCAAAAGTTAAAACCAATATACTCTACTTTACCAACTGTCATAATGGTAGAACAAATTCTGACGTTTTTTACTACAATGTGACAAATGATGGCCTAAGTTTAGATTCTTTCCGTAGAAAAATTGACGAAAATGATTTAAAAAATTTAGATTTTGCTGATTTAAATAAGAGCGACTTTGATAAATATTATAATGAATTAGGTTTCTTAAAAGTTAATCCAGAATTAATCAGAAGCAATGATTATATTTATAATTATGCTCACTATAGTAATTCACATATAAAATCAAAATTCCCAACTATAAAACTAAAAGAACTCCTATCCTTGTCTGGCAAAGTCAAAGTGGGAGAGGATACAAATATACCTATTATGAGTATCACTATGGAACATGGCTTAATTGATCAGCATGAGAAATTTAAAAAACGAGTCGCAAGTTCTGATATTTCTGGGTATAAAAAGGTTTTTAAAAATGAACTTGTAATGGGGTTCCCTATAGATGAAGGTGTTCTAGGATTTCAAAAATATTACGATGCTGCTGCCGTAAGCCCAGCATACAAAATCTTTAGATTAAAACGAGAAGTTAATGTAGAATATTTGGATTTGATTTTGAGATCTAATTCTCTAAGAAAAATATACAAAAGTAAAATGCAAGGCAGTGTAGAGAGACGACGCAGTATTCCTGATGAAATGTTTTTGAATATTGAGATCCCGAATCCTCCTGAAGAGGTTAAAGATCAAATAGTAAAACAACATAAACTAATAAAGGAAATTGAGAATAGTCTCAAGGAAAATCAAAAAAAATTGCGTCTAAAGACAGAAGCATTATGGGAACTTCCTCAAAATTACAACTAATCCCCCCTTCGAACCCACCACGGTGGGTTTTCTTTTGTCTATTAAATCTAAAATTTAAAATAAATTCAATCTTAGGTTTAAATATCTATTGCATCAAAATTAAATCTAAGGTTTAATAATTTTCACCAGATAACAAAAAAGCACACCGCCCTCCCCAGGTCCGATGTGCTTTGCTATATGCGAGATCAATTATGAACGTAAAAGCTCCTCCTTTCAACTCATTTGCATTTGTCAGCATGGCTGCTCTTGCAATCTCTGGTGGTTCTTTAGTTGCTTGCCAATTGCAACCAGCTTTCCAAACAAAAGAAGCCCCTTCTCTATTTACCCCTAAGACTCAACCAAGTACTTACGGGGTTTTAACCGCAAAAATCACAGGTAAACATTCTGGCGTTGCCGTAATCAAATTAGATAGTTTCCGTTTAAACGTTAGCTTTGATTTTGAAGCCCATCCAGACAGTTACGGCGTTCCGGGTTCTGAATTCACTGCTGTTGAAATTACTCAACTCACAGTAAATGAAATTACTGATGTTAATGGTAAGTCATATAACGATTTCACCGAATTTGAAGACATCCGAAACATCAATGGCCTTCTAAAAGGCTTCATCGAACGTAACAAGTTGTTGGAGGCTTAAAGATGACTAATTTCAAAAAACACCCTGACGGCTACAAGTCATTTTTAGGCCGTGATGATAAGGGCCTCTACTCTGTCCGCATTGGCTGGCAAGTGTACGCATCTAATGCTAATGGCTCAGTTCTTTACAAGGTGAAGGACTCAGTTAAGACACCTTTGGACGTTGAAAAGTTCCAAACTGACTATCCAAAAGTTTGGAATGAACTCACACAAGAAATCGACTTCCAACGCAGAAAGCAGCTCGCAATAAAGCTACGTGAAACAAACATCCCTACACGTGACCGCAAAGCTTATAAAACTAAGCGCGGCTTCACTGGCTCAAGATAAGGATAATAAAATGGCTCTACCGATTATTACTGCTGACCAAACTTTATTGGTTCAAGCAATTATTGTGTACCTATACGCGGATCCGGGTTTAGGTAAATCATCGATGGGCTTTACTGCGGAAAAAGCAATTTCTTTTGACTTTGACCGTGGTGCTCACCGTACTGGTGAATTACGTCGAGGTGCGGTTGTACAGGTTCAACAATGGAGTGATGTTGCAAACCTTACTCCGCAGGACTTAGCACCATATAAAACCGTAGTCATTGATACCGTGGGTGCAATGCTTGAATGCATTAAAACCCATCTATTGCTAACTGCTAATAACCGTCAAAAAGATGGCTCTTTAAAGTTAAAGGCTCAAGGTTTAGCGAACCAAACTTTTAAGCAATACATCAATACTTTGATCAGTTTAGGTAAAGATGTTGTTTTCATTGCACACGCATCAGAAGATCAAAACGGTGATCAAATTATTTACCGACCAGATCTAGGTGGTAAAAACCGTAACGAGCTTTACCGTATTGCAGATGTCATGGGTTATCTAACAACTGTTACTACTGGTGAAGGTAAAAATGCCCGCGTTATTAATTTCAAACCTTCGCCTACACATCATGCGAAAAACTCAGGTGCTTTAGGCGGTGAAACCGGTGAAGTATGGGTGCCTGATCTTAAAGCACATCCTACTTTCTTGGCTGACCTGATTACTCAAGCTAAAGATCACATTAACACCTTAACGCCTGCACAACTTGCAGCAGCTAAAGCCCAAGAAGAGCTAGAAAACTGGAAACAAAGCTGTGAAGAAGCTGAGCATGCAGGTGACCTTAATCAATTAACTGAGTCGCTTGATAAAGAACACATGTATTACCAGAACATGCGCCAAACAATGTTAATGAGAGCTAAAGCATTGAATTGCACGTTTGATAAGCAACGTGGCACTTGGATTAGTCCACCAGAATTTAACGGTATCTCAGATCAACAAAGAGATGAACTTCAAAACTTCATAGCTGAACGCGGCCTAGACGTGAAAACAGTTTGTGAACACTTCGGCATAGATGCCCTTATCCAAATTGAAGAGGCAAAACTACCAGCAGTTAAACAAGACATTGAAACATTAGCTAAAACGGGGATGACAGCATGAAAATACTAAATAAAGTTGAAGCTAAACTTGCTTGGGCCAACGGTGAATTACTTTTAGTAAATAATACTGAGCGTAATGGCTGGGAGCCATTTAACCCTTATGACTTTGGCTTTGATGTTTTTGATAAATTCGAATTTCAATTAAAGCCTAGAACTATTTTTATTGGCGAATTTGAGGTACCTGAACCATTAAAAGAAGCGCCTGCTAAAGGTTCTACTTGCTCTTACCCAAGTCCAACTGTTGAATTAGGTGTGCAGCAGTTTAAGTGGAATGGTTCAAAAGGACAATTACGCATGCTTCAGCATGGCCAAGTCCACTCAAGTTTTGATAATGCTTTTGCTCATTGCTGCGCGATTATTAAAGTCAGTGGTGGTGAGTTTGCTGAAGATATGCTCAAACTTCTGAACAAGCCAACTGATGAAGTTGAAGAAGAAAAGCCTTTAGAAAATGAAGTTGAGAAATCACCTCAGGTTAATACTGAAAAAACAGTAATTGAAGAGCCTACTAAAGATTTAAAAGAGGATCTCGATAGTGCAATTGTTGTTACTGAGGGGCCTTATGTTTCATCATCCGAGGATCTATTAGTTCCAGAAACTAACGAGCCTAAAGTAGATCCAGAATATCAGCAAACCCTAGATACTCTTCTACAGCGTGTAAAAGAGTCAAAAACACCTGCAGAAGTAAATGCGGTTTATCGTTATACCCGCAAATGGGATGACGAACAAATGAAGCCTATCCTTCTCGCCACTCACAAACGTCTTGAAGAGCTAGAAAAAGAACAGGCATCTGCGAATGAGCCACCCTCTTTAATGGTTCAGATCCAGAACGCACCAGACCTTACAACGCTAGATGCTTTGGAAATAGACGTGGCTGCACGAGACCCGCAGATTCAACCGAAGCTAATGGGGTATGTGAGAAAACGCCGCTATGAATTAGAGAATCCTACACCTACCCAACCTGAAGCTGATCCTGATTATCTATTAGTGGACGGTTACTAGAATGAAAGACCAATTCAAGAAAGTGAATAACAAGCACTTACTTGGTTTTACTAATTACTTGCACTTGCTGGGCTTTGTAATAGTCCAGCAAGGGTTAAACCAAGCAATGCTTTTAACGAAACATTATGCCGTACCAGTAGCTTGGCGCCGCATAACAATAGACTACAACAACCGGTTAAATAAACCCGCTCAGCAGCTTTATAAAGAGTTTGTTGAGTGGACTAAAGAAGAATATTTGAGGGCTCAAAAATGGAAGTAAGAATTAAGTCTGTAAATGGCCCCAGCCCTTTACCAGCAAATTTACAAATGGATGTTGTTTATAAAGCTGTTCGCATAGATGCCAATCGAATGAAAGTAACTTGTGATGATGGTCAAGTGATTACAACAAGCATTTCAAAATCTGGTTATTTGGGCGATTGGGGTGAATGGGAAATTTTAAGTGAGGATTCTCAACAATGAGCAAAGTTATTGGTGAAGTTAATTTGAGCCCTAGCAGTATTGAAGGTACTCCGGATCAGGTAGCTGTTCATATTTTTGAAAAAATCATTTGTCCAAGTACTGAAGAGCTTCTCAAAAACAATCCGGAAGCTGCAAAAGTTTTTGCATATCACATTTTTGGTTTAGCACTGTCTCAACTAGCAGAGTTTCATTCAACCAAAAGTCTAGATAAAGCTGTAACCGTTACTCTTCACAACCTTTTGCGTCAATTGAAGAAAGAACGTAATGAATTGAAAAATTAAGGAGGTTCAAATGTCTTGGTATTCTTTACGACAACTCGCTAAGGAACTTGGTATGGCTCCAAATACATTTAAAAAATATTATTTGGAGAAATTCCCGCCAGATCGAGAGTCAAAAACTTATAAGGGATGGACTTCTCAATCTGTAGCAAAAATTAAAACTGCAATTCAAGGCGCTAAATAAGCGCCTATATTTAAATCGTATTTTTAAATTCACTTAACTCTTTTATCCATTTTTTTGATATCAAGATTATTTCAACTAGGGAATCAATTAAGTGTTCAGGATAAAATATTCTTTGCTCTTCAAAATATTCTGTGAATTCACGAATATTTCCATGCATTAGATCATTTCTTAGCTTAATTAGATTGATCTTTTCATCATTTGTTATTTTTTTATGAAAATCTTGTTCATTACTAAAAGCTAGTGCTGAAATAGGTAAACCTTTATTTTTAGCATCAATAATCATCTCTTTATTCATAATTTTATTTACATACAATCTATCTTCTTCACCATCACTCATCAAATGAAGTGTCGATCTTAAAGAAGACTCTATTCCACATATTAGGCTTAATAAAGCAGGAAGAAAATGTCCATTTATATAGGCTTCAAGACCTTCGATAAAGTACCAGTGAAATTCTGCACCAGAGTTTTTTTGAATAAATTCATTTTTATATCTCAATTTCAAGCATTGAAAATCAGCCATTCGTGAATAATATTCTTCAATATTTAAAAAATTGTCTGGATCTAGGTTATAAATTGAACTATTTATAATATCTTCATATACATATGGATTACCCAGTAGCTTTATAAATTCAACTTCATCTTTACATCCAATAATTGTGTAATCAGCTTCTTTATTCATTAGTCTTTTAACCATCCTTCCACTTCATTTGCATACCAGGTCATAAGTTCCACACGCTCATCCCAATATTCAGCACGGTTATATATTTTACTTGTCTTATCCGCTTTGGTTGATTTGTTCACGTGTGCAATTTGATAATCGATAACCTCACCACGGAACAATTTGCTTTCATTAGCATGGGTCGAGAACAATGAACGAAAACCATGGGTAACCATTTTATCTGTGTAACCCATTCTTTTAATCATTGTAAGAACTGATTCAGATGTCATATTTTCATAAGGTTTTCCACGTTTTTTAAATATGTACCCGTCATCTGTTTTGACGCTCTCGAGCTCCCTAAACAAGGCATAAATTTGTGGTACCAGTGGGACCATTAATTCTTTTCTTTTTTTCATCCTCTCTGCAGGAATTATCCAGACTTTATTTTCAAAATCTATCTCTCCAGTATCCCACCTAGCTTTTAACAATTCTGTTATTCGGGTTCCGGTATAACAAACTAAAAGCATGGCCATTTTTACTATTGAGCTAGAATGACTCGCTTTCATGCGTTTAAAGAATTCTGGCATTTCACTCACAGGTAAACAAGGATGGCTGTCAGATTCATATTCAGGTATTACATCCTCTACTAATGTACATGGATTACGATCTGTATAATCTGAGGCAATTGCAAAATCAAATACTTGCTTTCCAAGTCTTAATGCTCGGCTTGCTGTTTCTAAAGTACCCTTTGCAACAATTTCTTTAATTTTCTTCGAGATGTGCTTTCTTTCAACTTCATTAATTGGAAGATTTTTAAAATCCTCGGTTAGATATGCAAGTCGATATTCGACTGTGTCATAGTATTTTTTGCTGGTCCATTGTGATTTCATGATACTCAACCATTCCTCAACCACCTTATGGACTGGTGGAGAATTGGCGACCTTGCCCTGATATTCTAATTTTAATTGTCTTGCTAGTTGGCGTGCTTCTTTACATCCCATAATAGGATATTCACCCAACATCTTTTGATTTTGCTTTCCATTTTGGCGATAAGACAAAACCCATTTCTTTTTTCCATTAGGAAAAACGGAAATGTTTAATCCTTCCCCATCTGCTACTGAATATCTAGATTCTTTAGGTTTTAATGACTTTACTTGGGCATCCGATAGCATAGTGTTATACCGTATAACAGTTGTATAACAGCTTATAGTGATAAAGTTTGATTATCAATGATTAAGCTGAATCAAGAATGATTAAATCAAAGGCATTAAAAAAGCCCTAAATCATTAAGATTTAAGGCTTTTTGATCAACTCTAATCATATGTGATTAACTTTGATCTTAGTATTTGGTGGGATGGCGTCAATTGAACAAATTTGCCAAATAACTGTTTTATATAATTTAATATTTATAAAAAAATCCCAGTGTACACCACAGTGTACAAATTATCTATTGCTAGGCTATTTTACTGAGTTTAGTTGTCATGCTGGGTGACGAACTCAGGAGTTAAAAACACTCCCCTCACGCGCCCGCGCATTTTCTTGATTATTGTCTGACGGTATAGCGGTTTGCTGTGTTTTTTCGCTCCCATCATTTAATTGAAGCGGAATAGAGTATTTAAAGCTGCCCCTCTATTTGGTGGCTCAGGGGTCCCGAAAATTTGGGAGATTGAACTAAGTATCTTTAAGCTACTCACTAACTATCTTTGAGCTGGTCAGTAGAATTTTAGATTTTAAATCCGCATTTCAAATTCTGTCGATCAATCGAGTAAGGTTTTATTGGAATCTATGGCAAATGGATAGGAATAGCCATAAGTCACCAATCACCCCAAGATTACCCCATGTTTATATTTTCTGAACCTCACAAAACCTGACATTTAGAACGCCGTAGCTGTAAGCAATAGTAAGCAATAGTAAGCACCTTTAACATTATTTTAACTTTTGAAAATCGACTTATAATTAGGTAAACCCCTTATATATAAGCCTTTTCAGTGATTTTTTAACTTTAACAACTTTAACTTTTTGCTTTAACTTTTTCTGAAAGGGAAATTTTTTTATAAATGAGGTTGGGAGTGGTCTCCGCTTTGGGCCATCCCCAAGCTTATCACCCCCCACTGGTTAGCTGTCATTGGTAGATTAAACCTCAAAAAACCTGACCTTTGAACTTGATAAAACTTGAAATTAGAACCTGATAAAACCTGAAATCTGTTTTACGTAGTTATACAAGATAGGTATTCGTTAGAAACGGCGTAAACCTTGCTGTCTTAGTTTTGAGCATGGTTTTGATGGTCTTTTTAATGTGGTGCTGTAAAACAAGAAATAAGGTCAAAATTCTTTACGGTTCTTTACAAGCCATGGGTATTAGCTTAACGGAATCAAACACCCATCAAGAAACTGTAAGCTTTGATACATATAGCTTTGAAGCTGTTTTAATGGTCTTTCTACTGGTGTCCTATCAAGGATAGCTGAATAAACGTTGTAAAGAATAATTTAAGGCCGTTTTGTTTTACGTAGTTTTACGAAATCAATTTCATTAAATTCCTGTATGCCTTGCTATGACTGGCATAGATGGCATTTTTCATAAATACGCCGTAAAGCAAAAATTAATTAGATGAAATAAGCCATTCACGTTGATGGAATAGAAAACTATCCATGTTTTTAGGCATGTTTTTTAATTGATTACTGGGGAATATTGCATGACCCTAGAACGACAAAACCGCTTTACTTGTTGGACGTAGTTGGACAAAACAAGGTTCTAGTTGAATCGCTATACTCCCTATATAGCTTAGATTTGAGTTGGTTTTTTAAGGGCTTTTTAGTATGCCTTGTCCAACAAGATTTAAGGCTATTTTGTGATACGTAATGCTATAGATTAAGAGATATAGAAATCTCCCTATTAGATTTCAAATCTATAAGGGTGAATTTCCGATTCAACAACCTAAATTTGTTATACGTAGTTATACGGATTTACCTTGACGTACCTTGACGAAATATCACTTTTAAAACTTTACTAAAATTGACTTTGATTCATTATTGATAAGGCTTTTAGCTGAATAGGCAGGCTGTTTTAAATATCGGTCTGTCAAGGTAAATTGCTTGTATCTTGTATAACAAGATTTAATCTCTTTTTTCCTATCTTGCTGTACGTAGCTGTACGGATTTACTTGGACGTACTTGGACAAAAAGCTACTTTCAATAATCCACATAAAAGAGCTGTGATGCTTTATTTGTAAGGCTCTCAATGGGTTTTCAATGTGGTTTGAAACATAGAGCCGTCCAAGTAAATTACACCAGTGTTGTACAACAAAATACACGGCGTTTTTCACTCTACGTTGATGGAATGGTGGAAATGACAAATAACTTGATGGGATTTAGAATATGACCAAGTTTTTGCTATACGTAGCTATACGAAATGCACTTTTTTAGGTTGACGTATGTTGACAGAATGGGGATTTATCAAAAAGGGCTAAAGCCTTTCTATACATAGGTTTGAGTGGTATTTATTGCCTAATTTCTATCGTATGCCGTCAACCTAAATTCAAGGTGCCTGAAACTTAATTATTCAATAGCCTTTAATCAGACACTATTAATCGAAGATAGGTAAACTCCCTTTAAAAAAAGGGAATTCAAAAAGTGCTATTTCTCTTATTTCTTGTGCCAAAGCATCATCGCCATCGCTATGATTCCCAACATTTAAGTAATAATTTTTCCCATTGCAATGATGGTAAATAATCCACTCACCAGTTAACTTTCCATCATTAATTCTATCTATATATTGCTTCCCAGAACACAAGTATCCTAAGGCTTCAATTCTTTTATCCTGAGGAATTTCAGAGTTATTGAATATATCGCAAAATTCTTTAAAAAAAGTATTATTGAATATCTTCTGCTGCTTATTATTCAATCCCATCTGCTGCTTAATATTCATTGCCATAGATTTAAGCCCGACCTGCTCATAATGCTTATGCCATAACCCTTCTAGGGGCTGTTTAATGAATTTCGTTGCAGGCTTCATTCGTTTATAATGTTTACTTGGTTTTTCTAATTCCCTAATTTCATTAATAATACTATCTAGGTGAGCTCCACACATAAATGCATATAACATTTTTATGATAAAAACAGTTGTGAATCTTGATTCTGTAATTATTTCTAAATTGCTCATTAATAGCCAATTGAAAAAAAAATGAACCTCTTGCGGCAGGTTTTCATTATTAGTTTTTAAATTTTCATAAATTTTTTCTATTTTGCCCATAGATACCTTCTAAGTGATTTTCTTAATTTGCTATTTGTTGATTTTGTTTGGAGGGTTAATTTTCTCTTTTACTAATAGCTCTAGCATAAGCACTATTAATCTCATCCGCAGAATAACGGCGATTCAAGATATCTTGCTGGATACTTGTTGGTAGGCTCAATACATCCGCCCTTTTCCCATCAATCATGTTCTGATTTGCTTTACGGATAGGGGCAAGGCTCACACTTCTAAAAAATGCTTTCATTATTGATACTCAAAGAACATCAATTGATTAGATGGATTTGCGACATCAAAATATTGATCTACACGCTCGTCTTTAAACTCATATTTACTCCAAACAAGCCCCGCATAGAAGTCTATGAATTGAAGTTCTTTCGTTACTCGGCTATCGAATGGTTTAACATTCAAAGTTTCATTTAGAACATCATCTAATTGCGAACGCTCTGCAATCATCTGTTTTAAATATATTTCTAAATTCCAGCCTACATTGACTTTTTCACATCGAGAATCAGGAATGAAGTCTATATGCTTATGATTGCATAAATGGTTTAAGAGCATATTTTTAACCATATAGTTATATAGGGCATTAGGGTCATTTCTTAATTTTGTTTTTACCCGTTTTTTGTTTACGGTTATGGATAGCAATTTTATATCTGGGTGGTTTGAATGCAATTTGATAATTTGTTGAACAAATTGTTCTTTTTCTTTTGAGCTAAGATCATATGATTTTAATTCATTATTGAGAGGGCGTTTTCTAGCTTTATAAAATCCAGTCACAATTCGATTAAGATGCTGTGTCTTATCTCTTGGGCAAATCACACATGCTATTGTGAGAGTTCTACTTGACCCACCTTTCCCGTATGGGGCTGTAAAAGTCCAACCTAAATCACCGCTTTCATCTAAATAGATGGCAATCATATAATCCCCAGAAAGACAAAAAGCCCACGAATGGGCTTTAAGATACGGCGTGTAACCTAGTATTGGCGAACTTACAGAACGCTTACGATCATAACGGCATTTATCGCAATTGCTCTAGGCTGATTATTTATAACATCTCCGTTACTACAAGCATATTATTAATCATATGGGGCTTATTTGCAATTGGATGATACAAAAATATGCACTGATATAGACTAATACGGACTTATACGGACTAATCAAAGCAACTGCAACACATCTGCCCTAATCTCTGTTACTTACCAATCTGGTGCTTAAGTACAATATTAATATCCAAATACAATTTTTCTCGTGAGAATTTCTCTAATCCGGAGCTAACCAAGCATTCAATGGACCCACATACTTGTTGATTCCATATGCAAATGATTCTTGTTGATAAGGTGCTCCTTGATAGAGAATATAATCATTTGTTACTTCCAACTCTTTATAAACTTTATTATCTGTAGCACAACTATACAATAGAGCTATACCAATTTCTTTACCAAGCTTTGATGCTCTTACTGTTATATATCCACCAGATTTAACAGGTTGCCCAAAAGAATGACATTGCCATCCATTATCTCTAAGTCTTTTAACTATTTCATCATTCATTTTAGTTGATAAAGTTGCAGAGCGACCTAACCAACCATCATCTGAAGCAGTTGGGTTGAAAGGTAAGCACCCATCGATTTGTAATTGCTGCAAAAGAGTATTTTTGATGACTTGTAAATTTAAGCAAGCAAAAACATCGTTACGAAAAGATTCTGATCTTATATCTGGAGTTGGTGGGAAAATTGATAACTTAGACTCTTTCATGGCAAAACATTCAATAAATGCCAATGCTTGAATTAGACCCATGGCGCGAAAAAAATTAGACTGATTTTGCCAAATTTCAGATTTAGCATGAGCAAAAAAATGTCGATTAAATCCTGAAGTATTTTGGTAGTTTTCGGTATTCTCATAAAAACTATTTTTAAGCCAATTACCTATTAGTTCAATAATTCTAATACGCACATTCATTACTTTCAGCACATCATCTTGAACATACTCTTCGGGAATCCAATCTGCACCTAATATATGATCATGTTTTATATTGTGTTTAGCACGTTTTATGCATCGATCAACTTTAGTTTTTAAATCAAGATTCTCAAAGGAATCCTCAATGATAGTATTTAAAATATCTTCGATCATCGGAATTAAGGATGCTATAGAAGCTACTCTCATTCCGCTATAAAAAGCTAAAATTGATTCTTTAATTAATGGTACATGCTTTGATATAGCTATTGAGTCTGAAAAAGTTTGTACAGTGATGGGAATAATGTTGGAGAAATTATATACAGTCGGGAAAAACTCTTGAAAACGTTTTTGTAACTCCTCTTTAGGCAAAAACTCGTGGTAACCAATTTTCAAATTAGCTACTTTAAAGCCTTCACCTATTTGTTCTCGATTCATAAAGACTGGTGGGAACCAGTCTACTTTAGCCCAGAATTCTTCTTGTTTTTGGAATGGTATAATATTGTTCTGATAAATTTGAATTTCTGATAGTTTCTGTCGAGGTAATAAAGCCGTTACATTGTTTACAATTGAAATCTTAATTGCTGGAATGCTTTGGTTAAAACCAAAAGTACATTCTTCAATCTCAATAATCTCTATCCCCCTTTTTATACAACATATACGCATCTCATCAAGGGTAACCGTTGACATTCTATTTTGATTGTTAAATTTACACCAAATTCCCTTAACTTTTCTTAATTGCTGTTCTGACATAACTAACCTTGATATAAAAGTTGAGTTTATTAATTTAAGCTAAACCTACTAATTGAATTTAAGAATAGCACTTCAACTTTACCCCCTTAACTTTCATTTGTAAGAAATTAGCCTGCCCCTTCCCTTAATATAAACCTTACGGCCTTTGGCAACACTCTTTAAACGATTGTTGATACAGATTTATGCTATTAGCCTCTTTACGCTCACCTGTGGTCTTGTCTTTCCAAAACTCAGTAGTTGCAACGCTGAATGTCGTAACGCTGCCACCGTTGGAAAATTGTTTAGTTTCAGGGTTAAGACCTAACACACCCATGACAGTAACTTTCTTTACGTTTGGCATTGTTCAATCTCTTAATATGCTTATACTTGTATATGTGTAATTTTAGGTGGACATGGTGGATAAAGTGGACATTCACTTCTATATGCATGATTTTAAATAATTAAATCTGTCCACCCATAGGAAAAACAACATATAAAAAAAGTGGACATTAAAATCATAGTAGGTGGACAAGATATATTTACCTTGAATCATGTCCACCTTATGTCCACCTATTAAAATATGTATATTTATATAAAGTGGACATAATAATATCTATATATAGCAATACATTAACTATAAATATTTTCTTTATGTCCACTATGTCCACATCGTCCACCCTATAAAATCTATTTTCAGATTTCACTATCTGAGTTCTGCATGGCCTCAGTGCTAAAGTGCATCATTCTCGGCCGTGTGCCGTCAGGTAGATTGACGCTAGACTTTTTCACATATAGTTTCTTGCCTCCCTCGATAAACTCTTTAATCCAGCCATGTTTGATTAAGACTTTTTTAACATTCGCCTCGTTCATGCCTATGCACATTTCCTTTTTAAACATGGTCGGCGATACAAGATAGACTTTATCATCAGGATCGTAATACCCAACGCGGTTATGAGTGCGCGGACGGATTACTTCGCCGTCTGCCTGTCTGATTACAGTTAAGTCTTCAAAACGGCTCGTTCCGTTGGATTCAAAAAAGGCTTTGATATGTTCAAGAATCTTTGTTTCTTCCATATTCTCGCCACCGCCTAGACTATTTAGCCAAGTATTAAAGCATTGCGCTACGGCTTCAAATGCGCGTCCTTGCTGCCACTCTGTAATGCCTGCCAGCGTTGCCAGCTCTCCAGCCACCGCCACCAATGCAAAACGGCGTAAAACGCGGTTAGCTTGTCCGTTCTTTGCTTGGGTGTGCTGCTCAATAAAGCTGTCTAGTAATTTCTGGGCCTGCTGCATTACTACATCTTTATCACTGGTCAGATACTCAAGCCATTTGATGCCTGCATATCCGTAATGCTTCGCAGCAAGCTCATTAATGCGGTTGCCCAAGTCGCTTGAATTGCTGCCATAGTTGACACATTCAAATACGCCGTATCCTTTGCCTGCATCACTAGGGATATGGGCGAACCTAAGCAATAAACCTGCATCTAGCTCGATACCGCCACGCCGTAAATGTTCCTCGAGGGTGACTTCGCCAGTGGACGTATACATCAAGTTGAATTGCTTAGAATCCCTATTTTTGCCTGTCTTGCTGCTTCGTGATTTACCTTGCCCACCAGTAAGCATATAAACAATATCCGACACGGCCTTAGGGGGCGCCTGTCGCAATTCATCAAGATTTAGAAAGCTATCGTTTCTTAATTCGGCTTCGTTCTCCAGGGCATTGTCTGTGGTGCGCCATTGTTTCGATACTTCTCTAGGATTGCCCCACACGCTACACGCTGCTTTTGTAATGGTACTTTTTCCATCGGTAGATGAGCCATAGATATGAAAGCCACCACTCTCTAAGTTTAATGGCGCAACCAATTGTCCCGAAAATGCACAAGAAAACGCCAGTACACCCAGTGCATGGGGCTCTATCAAGCGGCTTAGTTCTTGCCATCCTGCAAGGCTGCCATGCACGGCGTAGGGGTTTTTCATTTCACTATTAAATAAAAGTTCTTCTCCGCTAGAATCGCCATATGTTTTGCTTGGCGTAACGTATGAATGACCATGCCATCCGGTACGGTCAACACATCGAAAACGCTTTTCTATTGGATAGTCCTGAATGTAGTTAATAAATACATTCTTCTTATTTGGTTGTCGTGGTGGCATTAATCCATGATTGGCAATGATCTTTAATGCTTCTTGTGCTTCACCCATGAAATGCTCATAGGGAATGAGTAACGTATGCTGAACATTGTCTTTATCATTAAACTGAATTACACGCTTCCAGTTATTATTATTCAAGCTTCTGGCTTCACCTAATATAATTGCTGAATCAGATATTCTGGTTCTAGTACGTTTAATACCGCCTTCTCCATCATCATGTTCCTTCACTAGATATAAGCCATCCATAAGGATATTTAAATATTCGCCTTCCTTGATCTTAAATGGTTTAGCTAAGTGTCCTTTTGCCAGGCTCTTGGCTTGATCTATCGCCACCTTAATCATGCTGTCTAGCTCATCTTGAAGCATAGCAATGTTTGGAGGTTCAGGAATAAATGCCATTTTGACATCCATACCACTGTAACGCCGTTGTATAGCATCTTGCTGATGGACTGGGGCTATCACACATAGATCAGCATGTGCTTGCATCAATGTCTTGAGGGTATAAGCATTAATCTTATCTGATTGATACGGTGCATAGATTGGATACGCTGTTTTAAATGCAAGATGAATGTCATCCGTCACAATCAAAGGTAATTCATTCAACTTTGACCGGTTGAAATACAAACCGCCATGGCCGAAAACAATATCCTTAAAACCTTTAATAGTTGGGTTAGTGAATACTGCACCTGTAGGCTGTAAATGCTCGTTGTATAGATCAAATACGGCTAAACCATATAGGGCATTATCATCAGCTTCTCCATATTGGGTGGCTTTCTCAATCACTGAACGGCGGATTTCTACAGGACAACCACCCACCATTTCAGCCATTGCACCGTGTAGTGGATTATTGTTAAATAATGGGACTGTATGTTCTTCAAGTGCTTCAATTATTGAATGACTTGCACCATTGCCCACTTCCTCCAGTGGGCTTTGTTGTGTTTGCGGGGTAATATTTGAAATGCTGCCCTCAAACATATCAGGCTTGGTATCCCAAGCGGGTTTAATGTTCATTGTCCCCCCTCCTTACCCATGCCATTCTTTTTTATATTTCTCTGCCTGCTCTGCATGATAGCTGTGACGTTTTTCGGCAATATACTGGTACATATCAATGACATTTTCCAAAGCATAAAAGCCCAAAACATCCTTACCACCAAGTTCGGCTTTTATTTCTTTTAAACGATTTTTAATATCTGAAATTGCTACTTCCATCCAGTTCATATCAAATTCAGCTAATGATTGAATGTCCCATAAATCGCCTGCATCATAAGTTTTAGGCGTGTTTTTAGCGTTTTGGTTATTCATAGTAATTACACTCCCCATACTTTTTTAAGCATTAAAGAAATGCGTTTAACCAATCCCTGCTTTTGTGCAAATTCTGCTGACTGGATACGCTGGCGTGTAATTTGATGGATATTTTTAGGCATGATTAATGCGCTCCTTCGTTTTTTAAAAGAGCTTTGCCATTCACGACCAAATGAGGGTGGCAAAGCTGAAAAGGGTTGGTCGACAGGGAACAAAGGAAACCTGCACACCCGAAGGTGTCCCTCTCCAGCTTCGCCATAGAGATATGCGAACGCATAGAGATATTACGCACAAAAAAAGCCCGATAAGCGGACTGTGCGCCTTTGTTACATTTATAGCCGACCAAAGCTAACTTTGAGATTTTGCTCAAAGCCCGATTAATATAACCATACTTGGGCATGTTGGCAATATCGAATAATTCATTTTTCATTATTGGCCCTTACTGCACACGGTTGATATGAATATTTGAATCAATCAAAACGCCGTCATTTGATAATCCGACTTGCTGGCGGTTATCCATCATCTGCAATAAACACTGTTCTGCTTCTTCAAAGCTAATGCCGAAATGCTTTGCAATGTCCTCTAACTGGTACATGGGTTCGCCGTCATCCGTATAACCGCTTGGGGGTGGCAATAGATTTAATTCCTTTGCCTTTTGGTGCATTTCCGCTTTGATATGCTCAGGCGTGTAGTGCATTGTCAAAATGAGGGCCTGCTCAGTGATGGGGTGATGTTCCCCATACTGGGCCAGCATTGCTTTGTAATGGTCAAAGGCTTTGAAAAATTCAGGGTTTACATACTTATTCATGGTGTAACCCATCAAAAGCAATCTGTAAATTTGCTTTGCATGTTTGGATACGCTTGGCGTTTAAATGCTTTTCATATTTACGGCGGTGCATACCTAAACTATGAAATGTACCTTTATCCTTAGATACTTTCTCTTGCATACATAAACGGTTCAATTCTTCATAAGCTGACTGTCTAGCAGAATATGAACCGGTTTTTCTAATTGACGGCAATACCTCAGCAAATACCCAATTTTGGAAATTCAACGCTTCGGTTTTATTAGATCGAAAGATGATGCGATATAAATTCGGCTCATTAATAAATTTGAGTTTTTGAATACCGCCATTTGTAGGGGTGTGGTAATCCGCCACACCCTTTGAATCTAATGCACCATTTCGCTTAGGGGTTTCGTTTTTAACGTCCCCCCTTTGAATCTGTAATAAATCAGATGATCTTGAAATGTCCAAAGCCTTACATACATCGGTTAAACAAAACCACGGTTCTTGATTATCATCTAGGACAATACGAACGGATCTGGATTTAAAATCGAAATGGGTTACGGCGTTCATGCTGTCACCTCTTTTAATTCGTATCGGGCATGAGTGCCTTTGCTGTTTAGGTTTGGCTCTTGGTGGGTCACAATGTTATGACCTAATAGGCGTAAACGCTGAATAACAGCACTTAGGCGGTAACAATCGCATAACTCTATGGCTTCAGCTTGGCTTAGGGTCTTGCCTTGTTTGAGATAATCTAGGATGACAGTTTGATGGTTCATGGTTATGCCTCCATAGCTGCAAGGCTTTGTTTTTGGTTGTTATGCCACTCTACAAGCTCGGCATAGTCGAAATAGACTGGAGCCTGTTTGGTAGTACCTATTTTTATTGCTTTCGGGAAAGTTTCATCTGTACGCTGAATGTGACGCAATGATTCACGGCTTATGTCCAATAGTTCACAAGCGGTTTTGAATTGAACGCGGATAGGTTTAATAGTCATAAAAAAGCCCATATACAAAAGAATATGGGTTTAGTATGGGTTTTATTTTGTTATTAAAAAATATAAATTAATCGCCTAAATATATGAATTTAAACAATTAAAATATTAATTAGTCGGACAAAAATATTATTTTTCTTCGCAAATTATCACTATAGCTAAAAAAGTATTATTTTAATAAGATGTAATTATTACTTTGATAAAAGAAAATATTATTTTTGTTCTTGAGAAAGTATTTTTTTCATAGCTGTGCTGGCCTCATCTTTGGCCGTAGTTCTAACTTTTATCAGATTTGAAAAGTGTATAGCGTTGGTCGGTGTATTTTGTACACCGTAGTGCTGTCCATATTCCTCAAGGCAATCGGCAACTCTTTTCTGTTTTGTACCCTCAAATCTGCCAACTGTATTTAAATCATGATGTATTCTTAGAAGCAAGGCGTATGCTGGGATATAGTTCGGATTACTTGGATTTAAGAGATAGGTATTATTAATATCCTTTTCTTGCTGGATAGGTAGCTCTAGTGCAGGACTTTGACCAATCATACTTATTAAATAGGCGCATTGCTTTTTATAAAAATTATCATCATATTCATGGCAGTTTTTGGCAATATAAGCACGGCTATTATTAATCAAGGCATCGCCAATATCTAAGCCAAGCTCCTTCAAGCTCATTAATATTACATACCTAGAAAAGCCTACGTAATCACTAAAAGGGTCGCAATCTTCGCCACTAGCAATAAGCGACAACGCTTCAATTGGGCAGTTATAAAAATCATTATCGCTATGTTCGTATTCGACAAGTGTATATTCATTTTTAAGGACTAGCTTTTTGGCTGCATTCAAAATTTGTTTATTGTTTATAAGCCATTGCGCGGACTTTTCTAAGGTAGTTTTTTCAAGGTCGGCAAAAATCTCTAGCAACTCATTAACTGAAATAAATTGCTTTGGAATATTATCCAAATCTTCATTAGCACCAATCAAAACCGCCTCCCAAGCATCCCCCAAAATAGCTAGGTAAACAAGTTGGGGACTTGCTTGTCGGCTGGCCTGCCTATACCTAGTAATCTAAATATAAACGATATTTACCTATATTTGTGCATTTATTGGCTAATAGTTCGCCATATATTGTCATTTAGCCTTTTTAAACTGAATAATCCTTTGATCTGCAATTTCTTCTAAATGATTCGCATACCATTGCAGCATGATTTTTCTATCATCTAAATATTGAGCCTTGTTATATACGCCTGCCACGCCATCCTTTACGTGTGCCAGTGCTGCTTCAATATGACGTTCATCAAAACCACGATTGTTTAACAAGGTGCTGGCAATGTGCCTAAATCCGTGCGGTGTTTGTCTACCTTCATACCCCATACGGCGCAAGGCCATAATAAAAACTGTGTCCGACTTTGGCTTGCTCTTGTCTGATCTGCTCGGAAATAAATACTCAGAATTGGTTTCGTAAGTTTTTAACTCATTTAGTATGGCAATAGCTTGCCTAGGTAAAGGCACTACATGCTCACGGCGTTTCTTCATGCGCTCGGCTGGTATATTCCATATCCCTTGATTCAAGTCGAACTCCTGCCACTTGGCTTCCCTTAGCTCGGTAGGTCGACAGAACAACATGGCCAAAAGCTGCAAGCCTATCCGAACGTCCATAGTTGGGTAGCTATTAATGGCCCTCAATAGTGCTGGTAACTCCTGTTCACTCACATGTGACATATTTTGTTTTACGCCCTGCTGTAGGAACTTTTGCAGCCCCTCTAATGGGTTGTAATCAATACGGCCTGTCACTTTTGCAAAATCGTATATATCACGACACATGGCCCGAACTCGGTTTACCTGTTCATATATTCCTTGATGTTGCTGAATACCTTTTAAATGATTCATCCATTCAATCGGCTTAATGCTGGTGTACAAGCGTTTACCAAAAATGGGAAATATATGTTTTTCCAATGCACCCTTGTTTCGGGTCATGGTGTCCTTTACCCAAGTATTTGCTTTGGTATCCAGCCATTCACGGGCCAATACTTCAAAGGTGGCATTATTTTGCTCAAGCTCTTGGCGTTTACGTTCTTGCTTGGTAATGATTGGATTATCACCTTGTGATATATCCTTGATTATCTCTCTAGCCTTCTTCCTTGCGCCTGCTCCTGATAATTCAGGATAAGTACCGATACCCAGCCATGACCATTTACCATCTGCTTTTTTATATCTGAATAGCCATGCTTTTTTACCATCAGGCTTTACACGGAAATATAAGCCTTCGCCGTCCAGCTCCCGATATTCTTTTGATTCCGGTTCAAGGTTAGCTAGTACGGTATCTGATAACGGTCTACGTTTGATTTCTGTTCTTTTCATGGCTTGTACACCAGCGAGTTCAACAAAATGTGCAATGTACAAGGCAGTGTACAC